AGTCGTTGCGGGGGTTTTCTGATGGTGTTTTTCATCAGTTTTCTTACATCAGTTTACATCAGTCATCAAAAAACGTCATCAACACGCCGGGATGCCAGTGTTTCCAACGAAACAGCCTCTCGGTGGGAGCGTGCTGTAAAAGGGAGACCATGACCAAGCCGAGGAGCGTGCTATAACGTCTCAAAACGTGGACTAGACGCTCAAAACATGACCAAACCCGTGAGCGTGTGAAAACCCGGAAACTATATAACCAAGAAACCCATCTTCATGACCAAGGAGTGAAACATCATGACCAAGCCGTAAAACACGCCCTAAAAACATGACCATGCAAAAACCGGAAACTATATGACCAAGAAAATAATTCCCATAACCAAGGAACACGATTTCCATAACCAAGAACCATAACTATATGACCAAGGAACAAGTTCATGACCAAGGCGTTAAAAACGCAGAAAAACTAGACCGGGATAAGCAAAAACGGCCCTACCACAACGAAAAGCAGTAGGGCCTCTTCGCTTAGGCTCATGCTCTCAGCATCGCGCGAACCTCATCTGTCGGGATAGCGAGCAAGCGTGAGATGGTCGAAATCGTATAACCTGCTTTCTCATACGCAAACACGCTCTTCTTGATGCTAGGCGCGTTCGGGGCAAGAATCAGTATCGAGCTAACAGTGTCATAGCGATATACGCCATCCAATATGCTTTGCTCATCGGTAATGTGATCGAGCTTTATGACTGCGCCACTTGGGGACAGTAAGCAGCCTTGAATCTGCTTCCACTTATATCGCCTATCTGTATCAATCTCGCTCAAAATATCTGCGATCTGATCGAGCAGTGTTTGCTTGCCGTCTCGGCCTCGCAAATATAGGTGCTCATAGAGAGATGTCGGGGTGTTGTACAGTGTTTTTTCCTTAAGCACTGTTCGCGTATCACTCCACATGAGAGGCAAGCAATTATCTCCGGCGAGCAATGTGTAGCGGTAGTAAGTAGAGAAAGCCTCAATAAGACATTCATGCATATCTAGTTGTTCCTCTGCGCTACCCGCGTCATAGGTTGCGACATTGGAGTAGTCCGGGGTTATGCACATTCTCCAGACAGCACGGTTGTTCCCTTTAAGGTAGAAGCTGAAAGTCCAACTGGTAAACCCGTAGGAGTCATCGCGCTTTGCGTGGAAGCGGAGAGGGTAATCAAGGTAGACGGGTATTACGCACCTTTCATAGCAGAATCCCGTAATAGAACCCGTGTACCGGCAACGATAACGGTGAAACACGTGGATTTTATGTTCTGCGACGACGCTAGTAATTTCAGGTGCGCCACTCAGCAGCATTATGGTCATACCGTTTTTCTTCTCCTGTTCTTGTGGTTCGGCTTGGTTAGTAGCGCGGCTGTTCTTTGAGCGCGTTTTCAACCTCGGTTTCGTCTAGGCCGAGGATGAAAGCGATATCGGTCTTGGAGTAGCCGAGTGCTTTGTACTTGTGGATGATCGAGACTGTTCCGCGTTCGTTTGGGTCAACTGGCGCGGAGTATTTCAGGATTGGCAGCGTGTGAATGAGCGCGTAGTCGATGTCGATGGAACCGGCTGGCGGGTTGTTGTATGCGCGGCTCCCGTGGGGGATGGCTTGTGCTTTGCCTTGGTAGATGCGCACGAGGCTCAGGCAGTAGCGTTCTTTCTCTAGGTCACTCTTCGTGCCGCTCATGAGGTTATGGATAGTGAGCAGGCATGTGACGACCTGATGGTGTAGTCCCATGTTGGCTCGTAGAGTGCGGTGCAATGACTTCCCGTAGCGCACAAGGCACGCCTGCGCGAGCTTACCGTCAAGAACGCGGTAAGTGTCCTTGTAGGGCAGTCCCCTGTAGTAGTGATGCTTACGCGGGTCGTCGGCCCACTGTAGATACGTTTCTCCCGCGCGTTCTACGAGCAGGCGCACTAGGTGTTCTTCTGAGCCTGTTGTAAGCCGTCCATCTTGCAGGTCTTTGAGGAGAATGTGGTGTTCGTTGTCGTAGACGCGGATGATGTATGCGGGGATGACGGTGCCGATCTCAACGTATTGAACGGTGAACGGTACGGGAGAGTCTATGAACTCCCCGTCGCTACGGCAGCTTATCGAGTCGATAGTGCCTTGTAGGACGATCTCTTTATCAGCTCTTGCATTGAGCATGTTAGCGGCGATGGTGGCTTCCGCGTCTACGTGGTGGCCTGAGAAGTGTACTAACTGGAACGAAATGCTCATTGGTGGTGTCCCGTCCTGTTTGGTGTGATGTGTTTAAGGAATGCGTGTTGGTGGCGCGGTTTTTAAGGGTTTGTCTTGATATTGGTGCGCCCTACGGGTTTGTGTTGTACCTAAATAGTAGCAGTATGGCCCAAGTGTGTCACGTAGGGTTTGGGCGCGCGATAGGCCGCTCGCGGGGGTCTCCCCCTATAGATGCGCGCGCAACAAGCGGTGGTTTAATAAACATATGGAAACTCCCCGCTCACAAAGACGTAAGCGGGGAGTTCCCTTAACTGATTCTCAGCTAAAGCCGACTAGGCGTTAGCTCAGTCCTCTTCGTTGCGACGACGCTTCATGAGAAGAACGCCACCAGCAGCGGAGGCACCCGCAACAGCGAGCACGCCACCGGTAATAGCACCAGTGTGTGCGAGCTTACCGCCCTTGGGGGCAGGAGCAGCGGGAGCAGTGGTCGAGGGGGTGACCTTCGGGTGAACGGTCTGGCCCTCGTCGTTGATATCAGCGTGGACAGCGATGCGCTTGTTGTCAGAGAACATGTTCTCGAACACAACAGTGTCGTGGCCCTTCAGGGTCTCACCAGTGGTCTCGAAAACAACGTTCTCGCAGCCCTTAGCTTCCTTAGCGGTGAAAGTGGTCGAGGAGGAGATGTCCTCACCCTTCTCGTTGCGGAAAGCCTCACCAGTGGTCTTGTCCATCAGAGTGCCGGTCAGGGTGTATTCCTTACCGGGCTTCAGGTTCTCGTAGCACACGCGGTCAGTGATCGACACGGGGCCGGTGGGGTTGATTTCCTTGTCGCCGTCCTTGGTGTCGGTGGCGGTGGTTCCGATGGTCGGGGTCTCTTCGGGGGTATCGACCGTGTACTGTTCGGTCACGTCCTCAACGCTAGAGGTGTAAGCCTCAACGCGGCTGTCGCCCTCAAACGAGGTGACGAACACGTAAGTACCGGAAGCGCCTTCCTTCAGCTTGAAGCCGTTGGTGCCAATCGACGGGTAGAAACCGTTCTTGGCGGGGACGGTGGTCGAGGAAATGACTTCGGCCTTGTCCTTGTTGGCTTCCTTAACCTCGGTGCCCTTGGGGAAGAACAGGAGGTCCTGCTTCAGGGTTGCGCCGTCCTTATCGAACTCAGCGTTGCCGGTGAACTCACCGTGGTTGGTGGGTAGGCCGTCAACCCACATGTCGTCCACCATGTAGGTGCCGCCCTGAGTGGTGCGGATAGACGCAGCAGTGTTGATCTTGGACTTGTGACGGAAGCTGTTCGTCTCGTTGGCGGCAGCGTAACCGTCAGTCCAGTCCTCGTGGATGTACTTCGAGTAGTCGCCCTGATTGTTCTTGGTGACCTTCCAAACCCAAGTGACGAAACCGGGCTTGAGTTCTTCGGTGGGGGTGACGGTGGCGGTCTGGGTGCCTTCACCGTCGAACGTCAGGGTTGCGGTACCAATGGCCTTAGCGTCGGCGGGAACCTCGTTAGCGGCGGTGGGAGCGTTCTCGCCAGTGTAGTAGGCAGTGCCTTCGTACTTGACGGGTACGTTCTTACCGTCGATCTTGAGCCACTTTCCGTCACCGTAATCCTTCTTAGCGGAAGCGGTCAGGGTGTCGGAAATGTTCTTGCCGTCGGTGTACTTGGATTCACCGACGTTCGAGGTGCCTTCGGGCTGGAAGTCAAAGACGGCGTTCCACTTCGGGCCGGGCTTCTCAACCTCTTCAGGGTCGCCAGCAACAGCGTTACGGTCACCGTAAGTCAGGGTTTCCTGCACGCCCCAGCCGACAACGTACTTCGTGAAAGTACGACGAATGCCGGAGGTGTAGTAAATCTTGTAGCTGACCTCGCCGTTACCGGTGGCCTTCCAGTGAAGAGTTTCGGGAGTAGTGGTGCTGACACCGTTCCACGTGTTCGTACCGGTTTCCGTAAAGACTGCGGGGCCGCTCAGTTCGACGCGAATCGGGATATTCGCAACGGCCTCGCCGCGCTCATTGAATCCCTGAATGTCCTTGATGACACCTTCACGGTCATTGTCACCAGTGTGCGAGCCTTCACTGTAACCACTGGTCGCGATAGAGCGAGCCTCAGCAGCGTACTGGACTGCACGGTTGTACACGTCCATACGCTGAGCCTTCACCTGATTCACGTAGTGATTCACGGACTCCTGAATGTCGCGTCCGGCCTGATTCTGCTCAAAGTTCGTGTGAACAAGAAGCGAAACAGCGGCCTGATTCACGGACTCTTTGTCCTTCGCGTGCTGACTGAACACGAAAGCCATTTGCTGAGTGTTCAAGTGCAGCTCTTCGGGGCCGAGCATACGAGACTCAGACAGAGTGGACTTCGTTACCACGTCAGCGGGCGTGGGGTTCGGGAGCCACATCTGCACACAGTAAACGGGGTATTCCTGATCGGCGTTCGAGGGGGCCTGATAGCCGCCCATCCACGACTGGTGGCCGTCACCGATGTTGATGTACAGGCCACCGCCGACGGGGGCAGCGTTCGCGGCCTGCTGTGCTGATGGAATGGAGCTTGCTGCACCAAAAGCGGTACTGGCAGCAATCGCGCAAGCACCGAGGAACCAAAGTCCTCGACGGAAGCGGCTCGACTGAGCGGGCCGCGCATGGGTAGGTGATGTAGTCAAAACATCATTCCTTTCGTGTTGTGTTTGTTTGCAAACAATCCGGCAAGGCATGTAAACCGTTTTGCCCTGCCGGGGGCTTGGTAGAAATGCCTGAGCATTTCTAAGACTTTAGTTTACGCGCGCCACGTGTAGTGGCCTCGTGTAGTGATTTTTTCAACAGGTTTGTCACTGGCCGATTCTTCTTCCTTTTCCTCTTCTTCTTCGGGGAAAAACCCAAGGCGGTCAGCGATGGCACCCGCGTACAGGCAGACCATTACGAAGAAGAAGATTGTGACACCAAACGAGTATCCGTCTGCCGGGTATCCTGCTTCGGCTTTGTACATGAGGAACGACAAGACCAAGAATGGGGTGAGGAAAGCGAGTTCGTGGCGTTCGATGAAGTTCTTGACGTGCGTCCATGCGCGTTTGATTGTTGCGGGCATTTGTCTATGCCTCCCTTTACGGTTGTACGCGCCCATGTGGGCGCTCCTGTTTTGTACAAGGCAACAATAACACATGCTGTACATAAATAGTCGCACTATGGCATGGCGCGTGTCACTTTCTTGGGAGACGGGATTCGATAAAAGCAAAAACCTCGCCCGCCCCACTAGGAGCCGTCTCAAACCGCTGGACCACCTCGAAATGAGAACCGTCCAGTCTTTTGCGAGTGCCGGAAGCGAGATAGGCGAACGGTGGAAGCAAAATCGCGTATTCCTCACGAACCAAGGGGCGCTTCTTCTTCCTCCCCCCGGTCTTAGGCCACACGAGATAGCGGACAAGTGCCTTAACAGGCTCCTCTCTAACCGCTTTCACAGCCTTCATACGAGCTTGCTCTTCCGCCCATTCTGGGTATCTGGAAGCAAGTAAGGCTTGTTCTTGAGTAATAGAACCTGTCTGCCTGAGCGCATAGAAGTCCGTCACGTTGTAGTGGCGGCTCGTGTGATGCCACGCGACGGGCTGTAGGTACATTTCTTTTAAGAATGCAGCGGGATACCGGTCGAGGTTTAGTGCGGCGACAAGCTCACGGCCTAAGCCGTTCAGGATGTCGTCTTTACGCCACTTACTGATCGGCCTTTCACCGTTCTCGTAAGCGATAGCCGCGTTAACACTCATCGACCGGTTGGATAGGTATCCTCTCCCGCGCATCACGGTTCCTTCGTTCAGTAGCGGCGGATTGCTGCGCCACCATCTTCACATTCAGCGCAGATCAGGTAACCGTAAGTCATGTACGTTTCATACGCGGCAACGCCGGTCGTCTTGAACGTGTGCCGGTTACGGCAGTACCACAACCATGCTTTCTGGGGGTCTGCCTGCTCGAACGCGACATTAGGCTCAGCCCACCAGTTCCTAAAACCAGAATCATCTATGGGGCGGTTGTATGCCATGATCGTTTTCCTTTCGTTACAACGCTGCTTATGCGTCTACGGTTAAACCGCTGCGAATATTTGCACGTTCCCATAATTCAGGGGAAGCAAGGGACTGGACTTCAAGTGGGGCGAGAACCCCGTCGCGACAGATCGACGCGAGGAGACGCATAGTGTCCGAACGTGTCTTACCGCCCAAGCGCCCCGCCTCACGTAGTAGTGAGCGCACTTGCTTACGTAAAACACTATTCCCCGAACGCAGGAGCAGGAGTTTGCTGTCAATGTATGGACGGAACATGGGCTTGCTGGACTCGATGATGAGCGTGAAATAAAAATCCCCGTACTTCACCATCGGATACCGGCCACTACCCGCTTCGACGTTCAGCCCGCGATTGCACAGCATGGACACGAGTCCGTTACGGAGCCTCACGCTTGCAATACCACTGCCCCCACCTTGGAGAACCATGTCGTCGCTAACCGACGGGTCCCCGTACTTGTTAGCGAGAAGAATGGGCGCTAGTTCGCTCGCGCAATAACTGTGCATCGTCACCCCGTTATACAAGTGCATGGGGGTTGCGGGAATCTGATGCGGGATAGAAGCCGCTGTTGCTTGCAGATCGCCTATAGAAATACCGATACTCATTGTGGTCCTTAAAACGCTGACATGTTGTTGCTAGTCAACACTCACAAACCACATGGGAGAACCCGTTAAAAGCCCTTCCGACTGACTGTTCTTCAACAGGACCACTTTCGGGGCTGGCGAGGTGGACACGCTCTGCCACGCGGCAGCAAACGCCGTCCCACCGTCTACCGGAGTGGAATAGGACGCGACGTACAGCGTCGAGGGCACCACCTCGAACATCGTTGCGGCTTGCTTACTGGGAGTGTCATGCCAGCCGACGACGAGAGCCGCGCTATCCCATCCGTCGGGGAGATTACGGACAACGGGGTTTCCCGCGTCGTCGCTCTTGCGGAACAACTGTTCCCAGATCGCATATGAGCCGTTCGCTGTTTGCATGTTGATCGCGTTATCCGCGTCCACGCGCTTAGCGTCACCAACATGAGCGACGTACAAGACGCTTGATGCGCCGTCTGAGAGGAAGTAGTAGCCAGCCTCTAGCGTCGAGGTTGTGCAGCCGCCCGGAGTGGTGTTGAGGTCTTTGCTGTAGGCGACGGCGTACATTTCCGTGCCATCGAGGGTCTTATATGCGGACGCTAGATCGCTCTTAATGGGCTGGGTGAGGTTCAAGCAGCCGTCGTCATACGCGACGTTAGACGTATCCCACGACGCGCCACCGGGCAGAGCGGGGAACAGTGTCCAGTTCGTTGTGCCAGTGTTAACGGGTCGCGCCACTCCCGCGTTTGCTACGCCTTTTTCTGACCGTTCAGTGTTTTCTTGAAGCTGCTTCTGGGCCTCTTGGAAAGCGTCTTTCTCAGGGTTGAAACGCCCCGACGCGAACAGCCAAATCCCCACTACCGCTAGGACAGTGAGCACGATAGCGATAGGTGCGAGAATGACGGCTACGCGCGCGCCCTTGTCTTTGCCCTCATCGGTTGAATAGTCGATGTTATCGACGGCTTGTGAGGCTCGCTTAAACGGTGAACGAATCATTTTTTCTTAGTCCTTTAAGGGGAGACGGTGGCCCGTGCTACATAAACAGTGTTACGAGCCGCCGCGCTCCGTGCGATGGGCGGGATATTCAGATTGCGTTGCGCTTCCTGAACGCGATGGTCAAACCGCCTGCCAGCATCACAACGCTTGCTTCAATGAGCGGCGCGGCCATAGAACCTGTATGCGCGAGGCTTGCTTGGGTTTCGGGTGTCTTAGGTGTAACAGGAGTTGACTGCGGAGGAGTGGTGGGAGTGTTGTTCTCGACGGGTGCTGGTGGCAGCGTTGAGGACTCGCTCGGTGACGGGGCTGGCGTTGTTACGCTCGGTTTGGGGGACGGCGTTGTTACGCTCGGTTCAGGAGACGGCGTGACAACACTAGGTGTAGGCGTTACGCTCGGCGTGGGCTTAGGGGTCTCAGGGATTTCAACGACCTCGTTTTCAGCGGCCCAGCCGTCAGAAACAGCATCGTTAATGAGGTACTTACCCCATTCTTCAGGCTGGTTGTTCTTTTCAACAGTCCAAACCCAAGTGACGTAGCCTCCGTCAAGATTGGACGGCTTGTTGATGGTCGCGGTCTTAGTTCCGGGTGCGGCGAAGTCAAGGGTTGTTTCCCCGATGAGCTGCGCGTCTGCCGGAACGTCGTTGCCTTTAACGGGCTTGTCTGCCGTTCGGTAAGCGCGGCCATGAACCGTTATTTGAGCTTTCTCGCCATTCACAACGAGCCACGAGGCGCTTTCGTCTCGCTCCTGCCCTGCTGCGCCGATAGTCACATTGTCGCTAAGCGTTGGGCCGTCAACGTTCCTGTCTGCATGACTAGAGACAGTCATATCCCATTCGCAGTGTGCGGCGAGAACATGCTGGGGGCGAGAATCTGCTTTATAGCCGACTTGAAGCATTCCGGGCACGGGGTACGAACCGGGGACGTGCTTCTTAATGACATCGAACCATTCGTTCAGATTGTCTTGCGTGCGTCCGTCAGGGGTCGCAACCTTGGGATACGTGTTTCCAACTGTGAGCGGGTCGAGGAACGTGCTCCAACCGGGGCTTTGGCGCGTCGTATTAACCCACTGCCAGTTTAGGGTTTGGGGCAGAGCGTCCATGACGGGGTTACCTTGCTCGTCTGTCGTCCAGCTCGCGGATGGAACGGCGATCATGTAGCCCTCTCGCATGACAAGGCAGTGATCGCTGAACTCTCCGGTACCGCCTGCTGCCGCGTCAGAGGCTTGCTTTGCGCGGAAGTCGATCACCGTTGAGGGGTCTACGCCTGTAGCGCTTTCGTAAGTGTTGTGAATGCCGATGATTCCCCCAACAAGGAGTGCTGTTGACGCGGCTGTTACGCCTACGGCGAGGAGGGTTCCTTTTACTTGTTCGTTTGGCATGATGGGGTGCCTTTCGGTTTGTGTTTTGGTCTGGAATAAGGGGGATTGTTGTTTGGATACGTGTATATGTTACACCATAGAGTCCCTATTTAGGAAATCATTTCGCGTGTTTGTGTGGCGAACACTACGAAAACAGACTTGCAATGTACCTAAATAGGTATTACAGTGGGTGTCATCAAGCAAACCTGTCACACAGAAAGAAACACTTCCCATGAACACTGAAACCGTTAACACCGCCGCTGAGGAAACCAATCCCCCCAAGCCCAACGCAAAGGCGCTCGTAGCGCTCGTTGCCGCAGCATCCGTTGTTATCGCAGGTATCGCTGGCGGCTCTTACGCCTACGTCAATAACCGTCACGTAGTCTCCGGCGTTGAGAAGGTTCAGGCTGAACTCGTTGAAGCCGAGACCGCGTTCGGTACTGCCCGCACGTCCGCACAGTCCTCTATCACTCTGGCCGACGAATACGGTCTTACTTCCGAGAACGTGACCGCGCTCAAGGCTATTTACGCCGATTCGGACGCGACTGTTACCGCTCTGGCCGAGGCTCCCAACAACGCGAAGGCCAGTAACGAGAAGATCGACTCCTTGAAGAAGGTTCTCGATCAGGCTAAGACCTCCACCAACAAGCTCAACGCTGCTATGGCTCCCATTGCTGGCGAGCTTGATGACCTGACCATCAAGAAGCTTGATGAGGCCGTCAACAAGGCAGACCAAGCACTTAACGACGCGAAGAATCTCATGGGTGAAACCGATGGGAAGGTCAAGGACAATGCGACCCGCGACGGATTGCAGTCCACCATCGACGACACTGCTAAGACCCTTGATGAAGCACGCGAAGCTGTGAAGAATCGTTCACACGTGGGCGATGACCGTAAGTGGAACGTTGATGAGGAAAAGAATCTCACTGACGCTGTGAATGCTTTGGGTGAGAAGTCGAATCAGGTTCGTGATTCGCATGGTCAGTGGGAGTCTGAGCAGGCTGCTCAGGCCGCTGCTGCCGCTTCCTCTTCCAATGCTGGTGGTTCTTCCTACAGCAACGGTGGCGGTTCGTACTCTCGCTCCGCAGGTTCTTCCGCTGGCCGCTCGTACAGCAACGGTGGCGGTTCCGCCTCGCAGTCATCCGGTTCTGCTGGCGGCTCTCAGGCTGGCTCTTCTTCGTCTGGTCAGTCCTACTGGGTTGAAACCCAGAGCGAGGACACGAGCTTGGGATGGACTTGTTCTGGAAGTCTCGGAAGCGACCCCGCTCGCTGCTGGGGTAACGACGGCAAGGAAATGCACCGTGGCGCAAACGGTGTCTGGCACTGACCTCATCTCTCAACCAAAAACACAACCACTCCAATAGAAAGCAGGCCAACTATGGCTACTCTGAACACGTTCACTATCGTCGGTGGTCTCACCGCTGACCCCGAGGTTCGTTTCAACACGAACGGTAAGGCTATGGCAACGTTCACGATTGCGAGCAGTGAGCGCAGTTATGACCGCGAGCGCAACGAGTGGGTGGAAAAGTCCACGCTGTACATGCGTTGCGTCTTGTGGGGCAAGGCCGCTGAGAACGTCGCTGAAACGCTCCGTAAGGGTGACCGCGTGATCGCGACCGGCACGCTCGTTGCCTCTTCCTACACTGACCGTGACGGCAATAAGCGAACCTCCACGGAAATGCGTGTCGAAGAAGTTGGCCCGTCCCTGTTGTTCAAGACCTACAAGGCCACGGAAACGGGCGCTCCGCGCCAGTACGACGCTCCCCCGGCTTCCGTAGACTACTCGGACGAATACAACCCCCAGCCCCCGTTCTAATGCCTACCGCAAGCGAGATCATTGCCGCCGCTCGTAGCGCAGCCACGCTACCCGCCTGCGAGCGGCGCGCAATGTGCATCAACCGGAAAGAACAACAGCGGCAAGAACTCGCGAGGAGAAACAGGCTACGCACGGAACGGGAAAACCTCATTCCCCCCACGTACTGTTACCTGCCGTTCAAGGACGGCATGAAGGTCGTTAGCCCTCCTGAGACTAGACCAACGCCCGTAGCGGCTGTTCTCGTGTCGTCAAAACAGAATCCAGAAAACCTGTATATCGCGGCAATGGTCGGTCCCGTCCCCAAGGGGCGTATCCTCACGTGGCTCGGAAGAGACCACGCATACATGATCGGGACCACCCTGTGCGTGTATGCGCGTGGAAACGACCCAACAACAAGGCAAGCCGTCAAACACGTGAGAATCGCACACGCGGGAGATTGGATTATCAAAGCCCAAGACGGGCTGAGGGTTCTTTCCCCGCGTAAGTTCGCGGCCTACTACCAGATCATTGCCCTCAACGGGGAACACAACCTAGAAGAAGCGAGGTGAAACCGTGGCCCGAACACCACTACAGAACTCCTACAAAAGCCTAGCCTTATGGACCGAGACCCTACTGCGAGTCAAAGAACAACGCGGCTGCACAAACAAGGATATTGCTCAAGCCCTCGGCATCGGCACCACTCGCCTAGCGAACATCAACAGCGGGAACCGTGCTCCCACAATGCCCGAGTTCCTAACGCTCCTCTCCCTAGCCGACACTGGCAGGAAAGTGAGCACAGTGAGAATCAAAGAACTGGTGGACGCACAAAACGATACTGCCGTATAGTTCTTTCTAAGGAAGCCTCTAGACGGCGGTTTTAGGGGCTCTTTTTGGAGGGTTTTCCCGGCTCTGGTGACTTTGACAGGTTCCATCCAGAGCCGGGAAACATTTTTATCAAATCAGTAGTCCCAGCATTCCATCCCGTCGTAACGGTTCGGGCCTTCCGCTGGGACAGTTTTCCAGACGTTAAACCCGACTTGCTGTGTGAGGCGACGTTCTTGGGTTCGCCCGCTGCGTGCCTGTACTTCGATGACCATGCCGCGCCTTGCTGGGCCGTCAGTTTTTACTCCAAACGTGCCGTCGGATAGTTTCACCCAACGCCCCCGCGTCTCCATCGAGTACCCGTAGTACGGCATGGCTGGTTCCTTCCTCGCTAGAAACTAGGACTAGAACATGTACAACCGTTGCAAGCTAGTTTGTTCCAGCTTGCAGGGTGGTCTTGCGACCGCCCGCTCCAAGTCTTACGGCACTGTCGTGCCCGCTTGGTTCGCACTTCACCGGGTCTAGCGTTGCGCAACCATGATGGTTGCCCCGTCTTACTGTCCCTCCATGCGCGTTTACGGTCTCCGGGGCACTCCCGGCGACCATGATATTGATAGCCGCGTTCAGATCACGGTCAATGGTTAGCCCGCAATGTTCGCACCTGTAGACGCGCTCGGCGAGGGAGAGCTTGGCTTTCACGCTCCCACAGTTCGAGCAGGTTTTGCTACTGGGGCACCAGCGGTCCACGAAGTGTAGTCGTGCGCCGGTCTTTGCGGTCTTGTATTCCAGTTGGTGACGCAACTCGTAGAAGGATGCGTCCTGAACGGCTTTAGCGAGATGATGGTTTTTCATCATGCCCGCCACGTTTAGGTCCTCGATACAGATATCCGAATAGGCCCGGGCGAGCCGGGTGGTGAGCTTGTTCAGCGCGTCGCTACGGCGGTTCGCAACGCGGGCGTGGATGCGGGCAACACGCTCACGGGCCTTAGCGCGTCGCTTCGAGCCTTTAGTTTTACGGCTTAATGCTTTTTGTGCGCGCTTCAACCGCTGTTCGTCGGCTTGAAGATGGTGAGGGTTGGGGATAACAGTGCCGTCTGAGAGCGTGGCGAGCGTCTTAACACCCAAGTCAATACCAACTGCCCCGCCCTTCGGAGCTTGCTTCACGGTTGGTTCGTCGCGTTCAACGGTCAAAGCGGCATACCAACACCCCCCGCGACGGGAGATAGTCATATTCAGCACTCTCGCCCCATTCACGCGCACTGTGACGTTCTCCATACAATGCACGCGACCAATACGCGGCAACCAGAGCGCTTTCGCGTCGCCTTTAATGAGACCACCTTCGCTGGGGCCGCTGGTCGAGTACGAGAACCGGGGCGTTTCCCGGTCTTTCACCTTAAACTTCGGGAACCCAACCCGAGCGCCCTTCCGCTTTCCTCTGCGGCTTTTCGACCAGTTAGACAAGGCTTCCGTTAACCATCTAAGCCCGCTACGGTAGGCTTCCTTCGAGTTCTCACGCCACCAGATCACACCATCCTCATCCACGGCCAGAGTGTCCCTGTTTTCAACCCACCAGTGTTGCAGCGAAAACAGTGACCACTCAGGCTTCTCCCCGGCTTCAATAGCGGCTTTAACATGGGCGAGGCCAGCGTTATACGCGAACCGTGCTGCTCCCGCGTGCGACAACAACAGTCGCTCCTGCGCGGGAGTCGGGTCCAACGCGACCTTAACAGCCTCAAACATTACGCATAGCCTTCAATGCGGCTTTCGCCTTGCGTCTCGCCGCTTGCCGCCCGTACATTCGAGCGTAGAACGAGGTCAATACCTCAGTCACGTCAGCCTCTAGGTCGTCGTCCAACTCTGAGTCGCCCACGACGATCAACCGCCGTCCCTGAGCCGACAATGCGGCCTCAACCAGCCCAGCGTTCACGGAAGCCAAACGGTCACGGTGCTCCACGATAATCGTGCCAACAGTGGGGTCAGCGAGAACCTTGTTCAGCTTGCGGCGGTTGTCGTTCATGCCTGAACCGACCTCCGCCACTGTTTTAATGTCCGACGCGCCGAGGTTGATAGCGAACGCTTTCAGCCGGTCTGCTTGACGTTGCAGGTCAGCTTTCTGGTCGGAAGATGAGACGCGCGCGTAACAAACGGTGCGCGTGCCAGCCGTGGGGACGGGCGGAACCTCGTATTTCGGGTCGTGGACCAGCCACAGGCCCCCAACTCTCTCCGTGGGGACGGGCATACGGCCCTCACGACACCACTTCCATACTGTCTGCTCGTGCAAGCCTTCAAGAGCAGCCCATTCTTTCGCACGCATAAACAAAGCCTATCGCGCAAAACCAAATCATGGCAAACTAAAACTGCATCAGATATAGTCCGTTTGCTTGCATGGAGTCAGCGATTTCGGGCGGAATAACGCCCGTCTGGTAGGAGTAAGCGAACATGCACTGTCTGAGGACAGACAGGTACGTGTCTCGGTATGCTCCCTCGAACATGCTGTCAGCCGCAGTGAGCGTCGCGCTTACAGCCGCACGGTGGGCAACCCATGAGGCGTTGACGGTTTCCCTGATCTTACGCCGGTTTTCGTCGGTCTTTTCCTCGTATTCTTGGGGGATGCGAATGAACCCGTAGCGGCTGTATGGCGGGTTGACGGCTAGTGGTTCACCGAACAGGTCACAGGTGCGGCCTTGCCTCGGGAAACCACCTTCTTTCGTTGTTTCCATGCGGATACGTCGCGCAATGTTCTCGTAGTCTTTTCGATTTGGCGCGTGCTCGTCTACGGTGGCGAGGAGGCTTGCTGCGACGCGGCGGATGGGCACGGCTCCGGTCCACGGGCCGACAACGTTCCACGCGGCTGTTTCTCCGTGCTTGTCGTATAGGGCGAACTGCGTGTAGACGATGCCGTTTTCTTTCTTGGCTGTGGCGGCTTGGAGAAACGCCCTAAATGAGCGGATTGTTTTCGACCTGAACTCGTATCGCTCGGCCTGTGGTGTTTCCTCAAAGCGCGCGATTTCAAGGTTCGCGGGGTAAATCAGCATGGCTTGTTTTTCTCCGTTCCGGTGTTTTAAGCGTGAATACTGCCTGTTGGTTGCAGTTGTTTAGGTACCGTTTAGAACGTTTCTGACGCAAGCGTCATGGAGGATAGTCCGGTGACTTTTTGGTTTTCCAGTGACCTACATTTGGGTAGCCCGCAGCTCACCAAGCAGCGCGGCTTCCGTAAGGACACTGCGGCGCATGACGATGCGATCATGAGCGGCCTCTTAGGGAAAATCCGTCAAGGTGATGAAGTGTTCATTGTTGGTGACGTGACCAGTGGAGGTGCGCGTAGCGTTGAACATGCCGTTGAACTGTTGGTCCCGTTGAAGAACCGCGTGGGATATCGGCGTATGCATTTGATACGCGGGAACCACGAGGCGAACACATCGCGCGAAAACGCCTTGTATTGCACGGTGTTTTCAACGCTCACACCGATGTTGAACTTTTTCGCTGACGTTGACGGTTTCGGCCCCGTGGAGGTCGATGTCTGCCACTATCCGCCTCTCCAATTCGTTGATGCGTGTAACCGGACGCGCTGCCACGTGCGCGACGGGGAAGCGATGACCGCGCCTCTCCCCCGGTTCCGGTGGTCTCGCCCTCTAGTGAAATCCGCCGGAGCGTGGACGCGCGTCTACCTGTACGGGCATACGCACGCGAAAACACCATTCCTCGGAGGTGATGAGGGCGTTGCCGTGAACGTCGGCGTGGACGTGTGGGGCTTGAAACCCGTCTCTTTAGAAGAGATTCTGACTGTGACGAAAAAGAAAGCACCTAAATAGGAAATAGATTTTGCGTTTTGTGGCGGTTTTAGTACGATTATGAGCGTACAAACACCGCCGATAGGCACCAAACCGAAAGACAAACCCATCATGACTCAACGCATTTTCATCCCCGCACCCGTTATTGACGACACTGCCGCAGGCAAGGCCCCACGCTACGCGCGCCTCATCACCGAATACTGCGGGTGGGACGAGAAGTACGCTCAAGCAGCAGAAGAACTCACCCGCCAGCTTGCCGACATGCACCCGCGCATGTTCATCGACAACGCTGACAAGGTGTCTAACTCGTACATCAAGCAGTTCCGTATTTCCCGCTCACAGGTCGCTCACCAGTCGTTCTCTATGCGTCGCGCGCTCGCGGGCCGTAAGGACCGTAAGCAGTATCTCCCGCTTGCCGCCGCTGAACTCGCGTTGCTTGCCGTCAACAAGGACGGTGCTGTGCGCTCGTTGGAGGAGATTGAGGAACTGGCTTCACAGAGTTCGCTTGTTCGAGAGATTTTGACTCGCGATCAGGCCGCTATTGACCGCATTCTCGGCGCAGATTCATTCACCCGCGTCGTTGATTATGCACAAAAGGCTCTAAATACGCGGGCCTGAGACCTCTAAAAGCCCACTAGGGGCGCATAGTCATTCATTTGCTTGGGTGAGTGCGTCCCTAGTTTGTTTCCACGACGGTGCGGACGCGATATACCCTAAAACGCTCCCCCGGACACTGGGGTGAGCGGCTAGGAACTCTTCAAGATTACGGGCTGCGCTCTTCACGATGGGGGCAGCGTCGATCATGGCCTTGAGGTTGATGCCGTCCTCAACGTATTTCAGTGTGAGAGCGTCGAGGTCTTTAACGGCTTCCTCGAACGGGATGTCACTGTCAATATCGACGGTTTCTTGGTAGGCGCGGTATGCGAGGAACCCATCGTCGAGTGTCCCAGCTAGGGAGCCGTCTTTTACGCCTTCAATGGTGCTAGACGTTGCCTCTAACAGTGGGATGTTCCGGTACTGGTGGGTTTGTTCGCGCCTCTTGTCGTTAGCTGCTGCGGCTGCGCTCGTCGCATACAGGTTGTAGCGTGAAGCGTCCTTATCAGGGTCGTTTTGTACGGCTCGAATAATTTCCAACGTGGGTACGTCGTAGCGTCTAGCGACTTCCTTAATGGACGCGAACGTTTGCCACAGGCCCGCCGGGTCAGCGAGCCTCATTCTACTGAAGTACCGCACGATCTTAGCGGGGCGTTGACGGCCACATGGGCGGCGTGAACTGGTCACGCTTGGGCTTGTCGTACTCTTTCACGACCGTCGGCTTGCCGGATTGCGTGTAGGGCGCGTGGCGGGGCTTGCGTTTGCGTTGGCGCTTGATGTGGAACATGGCTTGGTCTTTCTGGCTGATGGTCATTTGGTTGGTTCTTAGAGTTCGTTAGAGAAGTCCTCAAGGAGCATGTCAACGAGGGGCTTCGTTTCGGGAGCGGGGCTTTCGTGTTCTGCGAGCAGTTTGAGTGAACGCATTTTTGAGCGCCCATTCAGCATCTCGACCTTGACTTTACGGTTAGGGATAACGTTTACCGCGCTGCCCATGAGGGTTTTGATTTCCTCACGGTAACGACGGTTCACGTATCCGTCGTTCAGGATTGAGTAGATCGTTTCCGTGTAGACCTCGAACGTAAGCGTAGCGTCAGTATTCGTGATCTTCGGCGCTAAAGCCGGGAGTGCTTCTGCGAGGCGCGTGAGGATAACTGAGGTTGCGTTTGCGTCTTTCGCTAGGGGTGTTTCTTTTTCCCAAAGCACGGTTTCGTTGTCCGCTTTCAACATGATTGTGCATGTCCGGCCTCCTACTCTGGCGAACAGTGGGGAGACGTATGCAACCACCGTGTAATCCTTATGGGTCTCGTTGCTGGTCATTTCTGGCTGCTTTCGATGAGGTGCTTCGTATCTTCGAGGGTGGTCTTGTATTCGAGGAGGCTTTCGTAGATTCTTCCCGCTCGGGAACTGTATGTGTCGTCTGGGATGGCGAGCTTGTTCTTGATGTATCCCACGCCGCCCGTGAGAACACCCTCGTAGGCTTCTTCTAACGTCTGCTCGGGGGTGAATAAGGCTCGGGCTTCACTGCGTCCCACATGCGGGAGGAACGCGGCTGTGACGTAGTTTGGGAGCGTGAGGTGGGGGCTTGTGATGATGAGGTCTGGGAGTTTCTGGCGGCTCATGGGGTCAAGGAGACGGAGCGGGTTCTTCACGTTCAGAGAGCGCACGTGAGAATTAACGTCGTCCCATGAGAGGGTTTCTACCCCGCAGTATCGGGTGAGCTTGTAGGCTCGTTCAACGATTTTTGCCGTGCAGTAAGGGTTGGTGCATTCGAGGCGCGTATAGTCCACTCTGATTTGCGTAGCCCACCCACAATCGGGGCAAACGGCGGGGAGCTTGCGGGCTGCTGCGTTTACCTCTGGCAGTGGGATTGTGGCGTTTTGTAGGGACGATACGGACGGCATGTGTTCTCCTCTGTTGTTAGACAAAAGAATACCATAGGGTACCCAAATAGTAGCAGTATGGCCTATAAGACGTTCGTAACTAGATTGTGAATCCCAGCAACCAAAATACCCGTCGTCAACAGGGCGGACGCAAGCAAAATCAACACCATCACCCCGATAGCCTTGGGGATAGGGAGCCACTTGCGTGCGCGGTCGGGGCTTCCGAGAGCTTCATCCGCGTGTCCGCCCGGCGGGACAGCGTAGCCGCCGAACGTCAAGAACGTGAACGCCCCTACCCCGGAGAAAACAAGGTCGATAGCGTATGCGCCTGCAAGAAGGACATCCCACACGATGAGGAGCAAGCCGACAACGGAGATAGCCAGTGAGAACGTGCTGTCGAGGCTCGCCGCGTCCTCTAGCTGCTTTTGTTCCTTGATCTGCACAATGTTGTCGCGTTCGGTTTGGCTGAGCTTGTCGAAACTGGCACTAGCAAGCTGAACGCCCGCGAGTTCTTCCATGTCTTGAGAGGACATGCGCTTGGTTTCGCCCTGCGTGCGCGGAGGCATACCGGGGAGGTCAAAATCGGACAGCATTCCAGTGTTGACGACGTTCGAGTCCCCGCTGTTGGAGGCAAGGTTCGTGGAGGCTTCGTCGATGTGCGGGAGGTCTTGGAGTTTCTTCCCATCTTTACGGGAGAACTTCAAGATCGGGCCGATACCACCGGGGTAGCGCGTGCGGTCAAGGGTGGTGACTTTCGCGCCGGAGTCAATGGTATGGACCGTGTTGCCTTCAACGTAGTCGCCTGTAATCCAGTGGCGGGACGTGCTTCCAGCCATTTGGACCATGATGACCACGAAATACCCTTCGTTCATGGCGTTACGCACGTCATCTTCACTGAACTGGTTGCTTCCACGCCCGGCACCATTCGTGTCCCCGTCAATACCGGCGAGAGTGAGTTCACCGTTGGTAATGTTCTCCACGCCCTGCTTAAAGCCTTGAGAGTTGTTCTGGTAGAGCCAGCCCTGCCCGTCGAACGGTGAGTCCTTGTCTGCGTCTTGGAGTTTCTTCGCTTCAGAACGCATATCGAGGACCGTGTATCCGCGTGCTTTCACTCCCGCACGGACTTCCATTGCGGTGAACGCGAAATTACCACACCCAGCCGCACCAAGATCGTATGAGTCTTGCTGCGACATTCCCTTGTTTTCTTTGGGGTTGTAGTTGAAGTCAGAGTCCGCGCAATACTGACACCACGTGGAGGGCTTGTCTTTCTGGTTATGCGGAGACGAGGACTCGTCATAAGCGTATGACGGCCCCGAAAACGCGAGCGCAAGCACCGACACCATGAGCAGTACGACGACTGCGAGGTATCGCCTCGACAATCCCTTAAAACGTGTGGCAGACAATTGCAGCGAACTCATCCTTCTTCCTCATCGAGCCGTGTAAATACCGATATGCTCACGCCCGTCACGCTCAACCTCAGTTTGGAGGAACCGTTGAGTGAACGAGGGCAGGTGATACCAGAACTGCTCTTCGCCGCCCCACAGGTAGTGGACACCGGGGTCAGCGATACGCATAGAGTCAGTGTTCGGGTCATAGGACGTGACAACCATGATGTGAGAGAACGTGCTGTTCGGGTGACCGTTGTAGTGCGGCCCGCCTCGGCGTTCTTGCGCGTCAACAACAGTGGGTATCCCCTTACGGAAAGAGTTCTTCACGGCTTCACGGACTTGATCGACCGTAGGCGTGTGAATCGTCGTATATGCGTCGTATCCCAGCCACTTGTTCATGCCGTACTCGAAACGACGGTCATGGAAGCTCGTGTACCCGTATCCGACGGTGTTCATGTAATCGCGGCTTGCGAGCGCGTTAATGCTCAAAGGAACGCCCTGCGCGGAGCGGTGAGCGCCGATAGCGTTAAGAACCATCCACCCGCTCGTCGGGCCACAGAAATAGTTGTTCGGCTGCCCGGCCCACGCAACGTTGAAGTCGTGGGCTTTTTCTAGGACACCGTGCTCAAAGTTCTGCTTATGACGGTTACCGTCCCAATAAGGCTCAGAAGTCGGGTACCCCAAGTGACCGTGCTCGTACCCGTGGTTACCGTATTCACCGAGCAATTCGCCTGTGACAGCGTGAGAGCCGGTACGCGGCGACCAGTACGCTGTTCCACCTTGGAAACGCTGGTACACGCCGCCACCCGCCGTAGCGGTCTCATCTCCCAGCGGGTATCCGAGTTCTCCGCGTTCCCAGTTGTAGTAGCGGTAAGTTCCCATGATCGCGTCGTGGACGAAATAAGAGTCCGAACCGGGATGCCAGTAAGCGGTTCCACCTTGGAAAATCTGGAAAACACCGCCGTTAGCGGACGGGGTTTCGTTACTGGTCGGGTAGCCGAAACGTCCCCATTCGTATCCTGCGCGCCCGTATGCTCCCAGCATCGCACCATGCACGTAATAAGAGCCGGTACGCGGCGACCAATAGGCCGTGCCGCCTTGGAACGTCTGATACACGCCACCATTAGCCGTGGCGGTTTCTTCGCCTGTCGGGTAGCCCATCTGGCCGCGTTCCCAGCCTTGAGCTTCCCACATGTTGCGGATACCCCCGGTCACTCGGTGTGCGCCGGTAGATGGGTGGAAGTAGATCGAGCCACCAGTGAAGTGCTGGTATGCGCCACCGTTGGCCGCGTCCTTCATCTCGTCATTCAGCGGCCAACCCAACGCGCGGCCTTCTGCTTCTGCACTCTGGTAACGTTCGAGGATTTTGCCCCAAATAGGGTGCGCGCCTCCCCTGCTACTCCAACTGATCTGACCGTTCTCATAGGTCTGTACCGCGCCGGGGACACCTGCAATCGTCCGGTTTACTTCATCGGACGTGGGGAACCCGAGAGGCCCGTTCTCCCACTTGTAGGAGCCGTAGGCCCCGTGGATTCCACCGCGTGAAGCATGAGCACCATACTGGGCGGTCCAGTAGATTTGACCACCACGATAGAACTGAATGAACGCGCCGTCGCGCAATGGGACCAGCCCGGAGGTAGCCGCACCGAGGACACCGTTCTCGCCGCCCATTTCTTGCCAATGCTGGCGGATGAAGTCGGCTGCGGCAGGCGTAGTGGGGGTAGGTGTTGGCGTGGGTGCCACTGTGGTAGGCGCGGCGGTCGGGGTTGGTGAGACTGTGGGCGTTGCTTCACTAGGTGTTGTTGCGCTGGGCGTTGCGCTCACTGAGGGGGTGGGTGACGACGTAGGGGTCGTCTCAGTGGCGGTCACAGACGGGGACGGCGTGGGTGTCCCGGTTGTGTCAGCGAACGCGGTCGGTGCGACACCTACAGCGAACAGCACCGCAAGGGCACACGATGAAGTGATAAGCGAAGAACGCATTAGTATTTTCTCTCCTGTTGGTTAATGGGATTAGCCGCGAGTTTGTTGCCTGCTTTATAACGCTATAGCCCGAGCCTAGCGGCTCGTTTTTTCATGCGCTGTAAGGCTTTCGCGGTACGGATAATAGCCGCCTCACGGTCGAACTCAAACACGGGAAGCGCGGGTTGGTCTTTCATGTATTCGATTGCACGCCGCACGATGTACATGTTCTGCGCGTGAACACCGAGGTCGAACATGAAGTTGCTTCCTGTCGCGGGATACTCGTCGAGGATATTCCGCAACGTGGTTTCCGTGCCATCTTCTAGCTTGATCGCCGCACTAGGGGTCTTTATGTACCCTAAGTCGTTTTCGAGGGAAGCCCACTGTCCGCTACGGGTTTTGAGCATCCACATGTAGCCGCCCGCCTCGAACTGCTTAGGGAGCGTGGCCCCGCGTTCTGCCGCGTATTTCCAGAGTCCTTCGTGGAGGCGTGTCTGGTCTGGCGAGTAGAGGCCGCATAGGACTTTCAAGGTGGGTTGAGCGTTGATCTTTTCGTCCTCGCCCGGTTTCCCTAGTGTCACGAGGACGCTTCCGTTTTCTTCGTCCGCGTAGATGAGTGCGCGGGGTGTTTGGAACACCATGAGAGTTTGCCTGTCTGCGCTCTCGGGCTTGAATGGCGCGCCTTCTTCCATCACGGTCTCATACATGGACACAAGGTCAGTTTCAGACAGGGCGCGCGCCCCGTTCGACTCGATGATGAGACGAGCGAGGCGCGTCACGTTCACGCGGGACAGCAGGAACGCCCCTGAGAGCGCCGGACCGCCGACCGTGGGTGCTGGGAGTGCGATCCAGAAGAACTCCCCTACAAGGGGCATGTAGGCTGCGATCAGCCCACGTTGAACACCCTCAGCGTCGGGGAATGTTGCCCCGTAGCCGCGAGCGCCCATGAATGACGCTTCATTCCACCTCATGCTGCGCTACCTGTCAGTGCTTCAACGGTTTTCACGTCGCGTTCTGCGATTGCCTGAGCCACCCAGAACGGGTTGCGGGCAGGCTTGTACTTGCGGAGGCGCTTACCGGTTTCAGCTTCGGCGCGTAGGAGAATCTTCGCGTAGTGCAAGCAGATAGCGTCGGTGCGCCTCTGAGCTGCGGGAACGGTCTTGAACTGTTCCTTATCCATGTAGATACGCCCACCAACGCCAGCGAAGATATGAACGGCTGCGTGGCAGCGGTTACATAGGGTCACAAAGTTACTGGCAGTGTCAGCGCCACCAAGGTACACGGCGGTGATGTGGTGACATTCCAACAGTCCGAGGTGAATGTTGTCCTTGTAGCCTTCACCGAACCCACATGCCTGACACTTCGCGCCGTCGCGCATGAGGATAGCTGCGCGGGTTTCGGGCGGGAGCGGCTGACGGTTCTTGGGGTCTTGGATAACGTCTTTACCGAGGCCGGGGAACCGGTCGTCAAGGTCGTCGCCTTGGCTGAAAGGCTTGTTGAAGATCGGGACGACTTCGCCTTCGTCGAGGAAGTCCTCGTCTTTCAGGCCACTGAGTTCGTCTTGGAGGAGCGTGTTCTCCAAGTTTTCGCGGTCCTCGTCGGTTAGTCCGGCAAAAAGGTTCGCTTCGGTGTTGAGTTCGTCGCGGACGCTGAGGAGTTCTTCACCCATGCCGAGGAGCTTTTGGACTTCCTCATCGGGCAATGGGGCTTGTTCCTCGTCGTTTGCGAGGTCTTTCGCTTCTTCAACGTCGTTGACGCTGCGAGTGTCGTCGATTGCACGCGGGTTTTGCTCGTCTCGGCGCGCTTTCTGCAAGCTGTTGTAGCTCTTGAGGAGCGAGCGCTTCCCGCTGGTGAACTCGTCAATGATTTCGGGGTATTCGCATTCCATTACGTCGCGTAGGCGCATACTGTCACCCAAGTCAATGCCAAGGAGCCAGTCGAGGGCTGTGGCTTCGACCGTGTAGGAGCGGTCTACGGTTTGGAGCATCTTCCAGATTTCGGGCCACGTGTGCTTTTGGTGGCGGTTGAGGACGAGATGGAAGAAAATTGCTAGTTCGCTGGACTGCTGGGGGTCGCGGAAGCGGATGATCGTCGCGGGGACATCTTCAAGGTTGTAGGTCAAGGCTGCGGACATGCGTCGGAAGCCGTCGAGGAGCTTGTAGCGTGCTCCCGCGTATCCGGCTGCGTCTGCTTCTGCTGCGGTCGTGAACCCGTGAGCGTCGAGGTACTTCTGGTATTCCTCGGTGAGGGTCACGACAATGGGGTTGAGGATGCCGAGGTCTTTGACGATATTGTTCAGGCCCCTGCGGGTTTCCTTACGGTATTCGCGTAACGGGAGGAGCGCGTCGATCTGGTTAATGTTGACGGTTTCCCCGTAGGTGATCGTGTAGTCGCCGGGAGTAATGTTCGCGATATTGGAGGCGCTTTCAAGGAGGCTTGTCACGTTCTCGCTCTTACGCGGAGTGGCTTCAGTGGTGAGAGCTACGGTTTCGGAGGCTTCGGCCAGAGCTTCCGGTTTTACGGTGATGCTAGAGGATTCTTCTTCGTCCTCGTCCTCATCTTCGTCCCAGTGGACGATGATCGGCTCATCGCCTTCTTCTGGTTCCTCTTCCCCGTCTACCGCGCGTGCGGGGGTGTTGGCTTCGTCGGCCATGAAAGGAGGCTCGGTGACGACGCTAGAGGGATCGTCTACTTCGTCTGCGCGGATAACGTCGTAACTACCGTCCTCGTTGCGCACGATAGCGAACTCTTCGGGGATGTTTGTGCTCCCATAGGCGCTATAGAGGGCCTTGAGAGCTTCATCGTCTGCGAAGTGAGTGCCAACATTCAAGATGGTGGTCACAAAGTCTGGGGTGTTTTCCGGGTCCATGTTTAGCTTCCTATGGTGTACATAAATTATGAGAGTATGGCAATTATATCAATCGGGTATGCGGTTTCGCCTTGATGAGGCACAATCTCATCGTCTTCCTGTCGCCACTCGACCGGCCCATCGCCCATCTTCACTGCAACAACTGGCGTGGGAGCCTGCGGGACATTAAGCGCGACTTCACAGCAATACGGGGCTTCAACGTCGTCAAGCACGATGCTTCCCTCAGCGTCACCAGCCAATGACACCCATTGTGTTTGCGGGTTCCTACCGAGGGTGGTGCGCACGACATCGACGTAGCCGCGCTCGCGGATAGCCTCGGTGATTGGCTTACACGCCTCGTCCCACTCGCGGCTAGGGACGAGGACGGTTTCTTTCACGTCTGGGCGCGTGGTTTCAATAAACACGGGGTCACAGTCCCTTCACGCTTGCCTCGTAGGCTGCGCGGGTTTGGAGAATGCCGAGGAGGGCGTTCTTGGAGGGGGCGAGTTGTGCTTGGGATAGGAGCTTGGCTTCGTTGCGTGCGGCCTCACTGGGCGTATAGGCTTGCCCGCCTGACACGAACACGTAGTCCCCGTATTCGCCGCTCACGTTCTGCATGAGTTCCCGCAAAGACAAGCTGAAAGCGGGGTATCCTTCGTCGTTCATGGTGATAACGCCGCTCTCGTTGACGCTGTAGTAGCCGAACCGTAAAGACTCGGGCTTACGGGAAAGCAGGTAACGCCACTTATCCAGCATCTTCATGCGAGCGTCCTGCACGTCGCCCATTACGCGCGCCGCATAGTCGGGGACGAACGGGGAAAGTTTCGCTACCAATGCTTCACCTAGTGCGGTCAGGAGGAACCCTGCGTTCACTGGGAACACTGCGATCAACGCTTCCCCGGCTGTAACGGGCTTCAACCCTTCGTCGCCTACCGCGTAATACACGGGTCCCTTGGGAGCGCCTTCCGCGTCCAGTTGAGGGCCGAAAACCTCTTCATATTCATCTTCGGGGAGGCAATACGCGGGGGTGCCAAGCGAAAGCGAGGGAAGCAATAGGGAGATGAGCGTGGCAAACAGTGGGCCGTAGGCTTTTTCGGAAGCGTCCGTGATGCGGATTGCTTCGTCTACTTGTTCTTGTGAAAGACCTTCAGGGATGTTCATGGGTTTTTATCCTTCCGTGGTTATGCGAGGAAATAGCTTAGAAGTGAGGTGATTGCGTCTTGTAGGGCCGCTGTTAGGAGAAGCGCGGCCATGATGAGCGTCGCAACGGCTATACCTATTGCGCCCTTCAAGGTCACGTACTTGTCGCTTGTTGCTTCTTCCGGGGTGGGCGCGTATTCGAGGTTCCCAAGCATGACAAGCCGGTAGGCGTGCAACTGTGGGGAAACAAGACTGACAGCTAAGCCAGCGAACTGCATGACTGCCCAGACGATCAGGAGGATACCGAACACTGAACAGGCCACTGCGACAGTCCTATCGAGCGCGGACTGGGACTCAAGTTCCCGTTGGGCGAGAATGTCATACAGGTTGTCTTTCTGCTGCTGGGACAACTGAGAACCTTCAGCCAGTGAGACGGCTTGCCCTTCCGTGATGCTCGGTTTCTTGGGCATACCCGGTAGTTCCCAGTCGTCCTTAATTCCCCCGCCGCCCTTATCTGTACCGGCAGACGCGGACGATGAAGAAACAGAGCCGCCGTTGACTTTCTTGAGGATTGTCGCCGTGTAGGAGACGCGCTTCATGAACCCGGCTTCCGCGCCGCCGGGCGCTTCCCAGTTCGTCATCCAAATCCACGTCGCGAAATACCAGTTGTCGGTTTTCTTGAATGCGTCTACGTTGTCGAACTTATCTTCCCCAGAGGGGACGGCTGCGCCCTTCACTCCGTACTTGTCAGCGTCGGTGAGCGCGTACTGGGCCATTGACGGGTAAATACTCGCGGTGGTTTTCCAACCAACCCACTCCAAGCGCCCGTCCTCAATGGCAGCTTCCATCGTCTTATCGGCTTTCAAGCCGCTACAGGAGTTCACGCCGTTCTTTGCGAGTAGCGAGGTGCGCCTTGAACCGAGAGCCTGATACAAGCCACACGCGCCACTAGAGGGGTTTTGCGCGTCCAAACTGAACCCTGACTCGCGCCAGAAGTTCCCTGCGATAGCCGCTGCCGCTTCCTTACTGAACCCTTGGGCTTGCGCGGCTGATACGACATCCTGCGCGATCTTCTTATGCTCGTCGTCAAGACTGTTCCAGTTCGCCTCAATAGCCTCATCGGAAACAGTGGGATTAGCGGGTAGAGCGTATGCGCCACGAACGCCGCCTAGCCCTAGCAGCATGACAATGAGGCAAACTACTAGGGCCAAGCGCGCGATGAGCGCATGACGGGCTTGATTGACTGTAATCATTTGTTGCCTAACGGAACGCCACTCCGGTGATCGTGATTCCACGCTTAGCGGCTGCGTCTTTCAGCGCTAAAGTTGCGACCTCTCGGCTCCCGTATAGGAGGGTGAGCATGTTCAATGCGTCAATACCGCTGTGGAGGTCCATTGTCACTGACGCGAACTTTTTGCGCGCAGGGATGTCGGCATGTGTTTTGTGGAATCGTTCGGCAACTTTGTTGATCTCTTCATCAGTCACGTAGTGAGCGATAAAGCCGTCGAGAGGAAGTTCCATTTCGCGCCCCTTGCTGTCAATGAAATACAGCCACGTCTTAGGGGTGAACGCAAGCTCGGCGGGTTGCCATAGTCCCACGATGGGTAGGGCCGCGTCGTATTCCTTGGAGATACCGAGAACGCGGTTGATTTTGTAGTCTACGACCTCGGTTTCGTATTCACCGTTGGGTTTGCCGGTTTTAGTTTCACCCGCGAACCCGAGCGCACAAGAAAGTTCGATCAGCGCGTCGTTTAGATAGTCTCCGATGCGTTCCTGAAGTTCTTCGTCGTAGCGGTGTCCGTATGTTCGGTCCTCGCATTCTGGGCCAAAAACCCTAACCATTTCGTCCTCATCAACATTAGAGAGGAACACGTCAGAAGCGACATCAATATCCTCGTCACAAGCGAGGAAAACCGCGTCTCCATCAATCGACACTAAAGCGGGGTAAGGGCAGTGTTCTTGCACGTCCTCCATTACTCGCCCATCGGAGCCGATTGTGCAGCCTTCTAAGGTCATGCCCTTCAGTAAGCCCAGTTTCTCTATGGAAAGATTCATTTCCTCGGTGAGCTTTTCACGCGCTGTTGGATTGCCTTTAAGGACAGCACAAGCGTTAAGCGCGCTCACCCCGTCCGTAAAGTGTAGGAAATGCACCGTGGAGCAGAAGTCTCTGCGACAGGACGGGTCCTTAATTTCTCGCTCGTCAATACACTGCTCGATGCTCTGAATTAGGCGATCTTCGTACAAGCGGTCGTTGATTAAGTCTGCGAGCTTGATTCCCGTAAGGTGCAGTCCCCTGCGTGTCTTGTAGCCAACTTCTTCGTCCCACTTATACGGGGCGTGCAGCGTTTCAACATAGGAAGCGTGTCCAAGCAGAGGGATGAACCTGCCGGGCATATCAAGGTCTTTGATGGCGGTAACCAAGTCGCTAGGACTACCGGAGTCGATCATGTCCGCGAGCCAGCCTACAAAGTCCCGCGTGATAGCTTTCTTGATCTCGTCGTCACAGAACTTCTCGTCCGTACCGTAGACTTCCTGCGCATAATTGCCTAACTCCGCTACTCGCGCGAGCTTTTCTTCTGAGAACTGTAGGTTGTCAAATACGCCGTCCTCTAAGTCTTTACGGCTTGCGACATAGAACCCTTCATGGTTGATGACAACAAGGACGGGGAACACGCTGGCAGCCATGAGCACGCCTCCTTAATCGGTTTCTTTTGGCTGGTAGTAAATGCCAAAGTTTTCGTCGATGACGGTGGTAAAAGTGCCTGCATAGTAGCCGCCGGGAACCGTGCGTAACAGTCGGCAAATGTCGTAGTCGAATCCCGGTGTGAACGGCGGGTACGTGTATGCGGGGACCTCGTGGCCGTCAATGTAGGCGATCTGGCCTTGGATAACGCACTCGTCCCCGCGAGTGCCCAACAGGAAGCCGTGCTGGAATGTTTCAGGCTGGTCTCGCATGTGTTCTGCGAGGGTATCGCGGGCGATCATGGTGAGTTCTTGTACTTCGTCCACCCCGTCCGCTAGGAGCCTTCGGGGAATGGAGAGACGGCCTGCGAGATACGTGTACGTGTTGGTGTCCTTGTACCACTCGTAGGTGAGGACGTTCCCGGAGAGCGTGTAGCGGGGTGCGAGCCATTCATATGACTTGTCGGCCATGCGGAGGTGCATGAGTTCCGTGTCGTCGAGGAGACGATAAGGCGTGTTCTCGTACAGGTAACTGTCCACTAGGAGGCGCGTTGCGACAGCGAGACTACGGGGCATGATGAGCGCGTACTCATTCACCGTATCGCAATACATTTTCATCGGAACGGGGCCGACGAGAGCTTGACTGCCGCCGAACATTTCCCGGTTGAGCCGGTCACGGGCTTCCAATGATCGGTTGTTTCCGAGGAGGAGCGCGCACGTGGCCGCAACGCACCACAGGAGTGCTCGCTGTTTCTTGTTCTCGTAGTCAAAGTTGGTTTCTTCTCCCTCGGGAACGTGTACACCGTGATCGTCAAGGACACGGGCGATGCGCTCACACGAGTACTCGTCGTTAAACACATCTTCGAGAGCGAAGCGGACGGGAGCGTCGTCCACGTAGACCTGCCATGACGGCTGGTATGCGAGGAAGCGCGCACGGAAACGAAACGCGCTGATATGGCGGGTGACTGCCAGAGTGTCCTCGGGTGAGAGGTCGTAGGGGTTGATGTAGGGGATATTCCCGTCCTCGTGGAGGTCGTAGAGGCTTTCTGCGATCAAGAGAGCGTCCGCGAGGTCGTACCCGTCCTCGGTGCGTTCAATGACTTCTGCGATGAACGGGATAGCTGCCTGTGAGCCGGGGGCGACGAACATGTGTCCATCGGTGTCGATCAGGATGAGAGGGGTCATTTCGGGTCTGGTCTTTTCTGGTTGGTTTGGTTGGTGCCTGTTGGTTTGGAGCTATTTACTGGTCGGGCTTTTCGTGGTCACGTGTACTTCCGCTGGGGAGAGGATGTGCGTGGTGCCGGTGGGGGTGACTTTAGAGCGGTCTGCTTCCCGGTTGTGTCGGCATTCGCTGGTTGTTTCCCCACAGTAAGTGGCTGCGTATGGGAGGAACCCAACGTAGGTTTTCCCGTCGATCTTGAGCCTTGTAGGGGTTGCTTGTGCGATGTCGGGGTCTGGGGAAGCGTCTCCGTTTGGCACGTAGGAGAAGATGACTTTGGGCGTGAGGACTTGGGCTGCGTCCTCGACGGGGACGAACACTCCCCCTGCCCACGAGTCGTAGATGCTGAACAGGGCGTATGCGGGCTTGTTGCCGTTGTCGAACGTGACGGGGACGAGGCAGGTTTCAGCGAAACATGTTGCGGTTGCTTCTGGGTCGATCACGCCGTCGTTGTATGGGCCAAGCCCGTTGCCGGGGGCGATGAGTGAGGGGCGGGAGTTTTCGGGGCGGTCTTTGACTTTCCCGGTCCATGAGACGGCCCCGAGTTTCAGGTCGCCTTGGACGCACGACCAGTACAACTGGGGGTCTCCGGTTTCGTACATGCGCTTACAGGTGTCGGGGTTTTCCTCGTAGTCGCTTGCGTTGTAGGTGATGCGCGGAGCGGGCGTGGTTGAGGTGGGGGCGCTGGGTGTTGGCATGGTTTTCGCTGGCTTGTAGACGGTTTTCCCGAGGATGAAGAAACCCATGAGTAGTGCGATGAGGATTGCGCACACGATGTAGACCTTGCGGCTCTGGCTTCCAGCTTTAGTGGCCTTGCGTGTTTCAGCTTGTACCGTGGCGCGCTTGGGGGGCTGTTGGGGTTCTTCTTCCCCGGACCACGGGTCGTATTCGATTTCCATAAGTACCTCGGTTCTAGCGGATGAGTGCCGTATGCAAGATTGCGCTCAGGAGTGCGAATCCCATGAGGAACGCGACGGTCGTCATGAATCCCCAGATTTTCTCTCCGATTTGCCTGCCGGTCAGTGTCCGATACTCCCCCAGCTTAGGGATGCGACTCCATCCCCTGCGGGTAGCGAAATAGGTGAGAGCGAAAATGATGATGAGTAGGGAAATGTAAGACACGAACGGCTGGTGGAAGAGGCTCACGGGGCTGACGAGCACGTTCTCAGAAGCAGAGTATGCGGGTGCCCCGGCGTGCGAGGAGACGTGAGCGGTGATAGCGCCGTCTGGGAGCGGGTTGGGGATTTGCGTTGTCGCGTCTGTTGGCGGGTGGAGGGCGAGTTGAGCGTCGTTGCGTGTCATCTGCCGGTTTAGTCGCGTGAGGGACGCGGATAGGTTACCGCCGATCACGTATGCGGCAATGATGAGCGTGAACCTGATGAGGCGCGCTCCGAAGGAAGCGAAACGCCTTGTGAGTGGATTACGCGGGTTTGCCATAGTGCCCTTTCCTTTTTTGTTGCCGTTTTTTAATGGCTTGTCCTTGGTTTGTGTAGGCGGTTGTTTGTGTTTGGTTGGTGGTTTCACCATATCACACGTGTAGCGAAAATGATACATGTGTGCGCTTAGCTTTACGTATGCGCGTTTTTCTTATACACTTTTAGGCATGGACATCACGGATTACACGTCAAGCGACTTCCGACGAGCAGTCGGACACCGACTCAAAGTGCGCCTCTTTGACAAGGGAATAAGTGTTGCTGATGCAGCGAACGCTATCGGCTTATCGCGCACAACCATGTCTCGGAAACTCAATCCGGCACGCAATGTGACATTCACGGTCGATGAGTACGCGCGACTATGCGAGCTGATTGATTCCTCTGCCGACGACATCTTCCAAGAAGCAAAACAGTCTCTCTCCAACTAACCAAACCAAAGCCAACAGCCAGAAAACGTAAACCATGAGCAGTAAAGAACTAGCGTCCAGACAAGATGACGCACAAAACGTGGTTGTTCTCGACGTAACCGAGGGCGACATGGAGGCCGCTTCCCCGAAGCGGGAACGCTGTTTGTATGACGACGCGGATTTTCGCGCGTTCTGGACGATCTACCCTCGGCATGAGAACAAGAAGGGCGCATTCCGGTCATGGAAGAAGGCCCTAGAAGCCGGTTTGCGGGCCGAAGATATCCTGCGTGAAGCAACAGACTATCGGGAGCTTGTAGCCGCCGAGAATCGCGATCTGCGGTACGTGAAGCACCCGACCACATTCTTGAACCAGCTTGACGCTGACAGTATCGGGGACGCGCGTAAAAGCATGAGCGACGCGGCCCAGTTTGAGCGCGAAAAAGAATACATGGCTTCCACTCAACGCCAGCGCGGCATGAGCATGAGCCAATACAGTGCGGAAGAAGAAGCTAAGGCCGTGCGCCGCCAGTTGGAAAACTACCCGGTTCTAACCGGGCAAGACATTGACTCAGCCGCACGCGATCTTGGGTTCATGCTCGAAGATATCCCCCAGCACGCGGACATGATTAGCGGGCTGGACAAGATTAAGACCACCCTTGAAGAAGTCGTCCCGAAGATGACTAGCCTCGTGGAAGCCTACAACGCTTACGTGGCCTCCAAGACGATGGAAGAACTCGCCCGCACCTCCCACGCCCTACAGGCAGTGTGCGCGCAGACAACAAGCGTGATCTTCCATAATGCGTGCCGCTACGGGTGGTACAAGACGTTCCACAACGTTCACGCAATCCCCAAGGCGATCATCATGCAAGCCGCGCGCGGCGGCATGAACCTAGAGGACGCGCGCCGTCAAGCAGCGTTAGCGGCCTTGGATGACGTGAAGCTCCTGAGCGGCAAAATCAATCACAGCGCGGTAGCAAGCGTCCTCACTGAAGCTCTCTCCCACGTGGAGACGGGAAGTGACGTAGACGCGGCGATCAACAATACTTTGAGCTACTTGCGTCCCCAGCAGGAATACTCCCCACAGGAACAAGCGGTTTTCGCGAAAGAAATCTACACGAAAGTCCGCCCCGCACCTGAGATGCTTGAACTCGACAAACAGCAAACCAAACTCCTTGTAGAAAGCCGGTGACCAGACATGTATGTCACTCCTGAAACGATGCGCGAATGCCTCACGAAACTGTCCGAAACCGGCCTTATCCGCCCGCTCCCCGAAGCGCCTAAGAAACTGGAAGCACTCACCCAAGCGTGGCGTGAGGGCATTATCCCGAACGCTACGGACGCGAACATGAGGGCCGCTGTTTCCTACCTCATGCAAGAAGAAGAAACCGGCGGCTCCTACGTGACTGTTGCCCGGTTCAATAAGGCTTTGCGCGTGGTTCGCCAGCGCGCGGCCTCAGCTCGAAGCCAGATCATTAAGGGCTTGGAAGAAAGCGACACGGGTGTGCTCGCTGAACTCACCATGAACGACACCGCCGATGAGGCCCTTGAGGAAAGCAACCAGTACGCGGGCTTGTTGTATCGCCGTGCGGCTCACATGGCAGCAGCCGGTGGCGCGTCAAAGCGCGGCATCGAACGTGCGGGCGCTATCGCTGTTCAGCGTTTCAATGAGGGCGGTGCGCTCAAGAGCTTGTATGAGCACTTCCAAGACCTGAGCGAGGCGATCTCAGGTGGCACGTTCTTGTCTCCCGTTGAGGCCGCTGCCGTGTTCTCGACCGACAGTGAGTCGAGTAGTGTTGCCGCTTACTCGCCCGACCGTATCCAGCAGCTCATTCACGGGCGCACTCAAACACCGGCAACCGCTAACAGTGGGGCACGTAAGGAACAAGTGTCAGCCGAAGCGAAAGCACGTATCCATCAAGCTAACCGAGAGATCGTCGAGTCAATTAAGCGACGCGGCATTGAAGCGAGGGAAGCGAAACGGGAAGCGGAACGCGCACAGCAAGAAGCCGAGCGTCGTCACGCGGATGAAACTCTCGCACAGTTGAAAGAACTTATTGCAGCGGGACAGATTGAGCTTTAACCGTAAAAGCGCGCAAGCCTGAACTATTTACCGATACAACATCAGCAAACACCAGTAGGAAAAACGAACAGAATGATTACTATTAGTTACCCGTCCGGCTCTATCAGTGGGGACACTGTTTTTGACATTGAGGAACGTATCTCGCGCATGTCTGACAGTGAGCAAGGCACCCCCGTGTGGCAGTGGGATGAGGCTCGTGGGGTCTGGCAGCGTTTCGACGGCGCGACCACTGACCTGTATGGGCCAGATGAATACCCGCTGCGTATCAAGGACCTCATTCGGTTCCTCGCCTATGTCCTCGATGATGACACGATCAGTGTCCGAGACATCAAGGTTGAAGTCAGTCTTGAGGACGATGAACGCCCCTTCCCGTGGGAAGTACTCGCCTATCGGGAAAGCATTGGTTTAGGGCGCGCGCAGCTCGCTCGCGCGCTCAAAGCACGCGGCCCGAAGCTCGTGGAAGCGTGGGAAACTGGGGCGACTAAGCCCGGCCCGTGGGTGGGTGACGGGATTGAAGAAATCGCCCGTAAGCATGAGAAGGCGGCTCGTGACCTACAGGCCGCTATCTACGCGACCGATGGGGATACTGTCGCCGTCGTATGTCCCCTCGCTGATAGTTTCCCGCAGGACAGCGCGTGGGGCGCGTATGAGTGGTTGAACTTGTGTGCCCGCGTGATCGGTGGCCCTAAGCGAGGTGTTCGTATCGTCCGAAGCCCTGAGCAAGCAGAAGAGCGTGGGTGGCCGCTCGTAAATGTTGCCCACATCTTGAACCGTGACTACTCCAAGCCAAACAACAAGCCTGAAAACTAGCCAGAAAGAAGAATCACCATGACATTCACTGTCTACACTAAAAGCAACTGCCAACAGTGCGTCGCAACTAAGCGGCTACTTGACCGCCGTGGCGTGCCCTATACGACCGTTGACCTTGATGCTGACGCAAGCCAGATCGAGGTCGTGAAAGCCCTCGGGTTCACGTCAGCTCCGGTTGTTACCGTGACTGACGGGACTCGAACGATTGATTCTTGGGGCGGTTATAGGCCCGACAAGATCAAAGAACTCGCTTCCATCAACTAAAACACTCTCACAGAAAGAACACTCAACATGTCCATCATTTCGATTGTCTCAATCGTGTTCGCGATTGTTTTTACCCTATTGGCCGCGTTCCTCATCTTCTACTACGTGCGCATGACTAAGCAGCGTGACGAGGGTGGCCGTATGGGCTTCACTCAGACCAAGGGAACTGTCTCCGCTGAGACAGATGAAAACGGCGACCTAACGTGGGGCGACTAGAAGCTCTCTAAAAACACTAAACGGGGCGCTCAGAGCAATTTTGTGTTCTGAGCGCCCCGTTTTCGATAAAAAAGAGCGTTTTTTCGCCGCTAAGAGCGATATGACCACAGTCTGTCTTTTGTGAGGACTTTTCCGGCCCATACGGTTGCAAGTTCCCCGTCAATGTGAATTGGTGTCTCGCGGTGGGCTTTCAGGTTGATTCGGCACATGTGAATGGTGTTGTTCACGGGCATGTCGCGGACGGGGAACCGGTCTCGGTCGCTGGGGACAGCTTGGTCAGCATGTACTTCCTGAACCCATAGGGTTCTCTCAGTGCATCGAATCACCTGCCAGAACCTAATTATTCTTACGTCGAGAGGCATGGGGCGTTCGGTTACGAAGATCGTGCCGATAGGGTAGAGCTTTGACTCGTTTTGCGCTTCTCCTTGCTCGACTATGCAAGTGGCGATGTTCCTGACATCTTTTTCCTTCAGTACTAGCAGGCGTGCAATGTGTTCGGGTTCCATTCCGAGCGCGATAGCCGCAATTATGTTGTCGTTCCGATCTAGGCCGCTGATGACATACCCCGGCGTGTGTAAGAGCATCCGGTAGTAAATGGGGAAACCCTTTTTCAGCATTTTGTCCGTGAAGTCAACGAAACCTTCCGCTTCTTCAACTTCCCCTGTCGAGTAGTTGTAGATGCCAGTGACTTCATAGTGTGGGCCGTGTGCTTTCAGCACGTGATCTGCCCACTTTGTGATTGCGCGTAGCGCCTCATACTTATCTAAGTTGCTAGGGAAGCTCTCTTTGTATGGCCCCACGTGAGACACGTAAGCGCTGACTTTGCTGAACAATGTTTTTGGAACCTGCGAGTCTCCCCTACTGGCGTTAACTGCGTATCCCGTGACAGTGTCTAGGTCAACGCCGTTTCGTGCGGGTACAACAAAGCGTGCTTTTTCTTTCCCATTGAGGAGATAGGAAACCCGTGCGAGTGGAATATGAGTGCCTTTAAGGTGCTCAATCTTGAACTCATACGGCAGAAGGTCGCTTGCGCCGTGGAAATTGAGTTTTCCGCTTTTCCCTTCTTCTTCCCACTCGACAACAGCGATTACCCCGGCATACCCGAGGAGGGCGACGGTTTCTTTCTTCTGACTCATTGGACTACTGCCTTTCTCGTGCTAAATGGTTGTGTTTGGCTAGGAGTAATCGTCGAATGCTTACGCACAGGCCGACATGAGCTACTAAGCGCCCTCTGTAAAGACTTTCCCAGCCCAGATGGTTGCGATATCCCCGTCGATGCGGATGGGTGCCCCGGGTGCGGCCTTCAGGTTGATGCGACACTCGTAGATAGCGTCATTCTTCATAGTGCCGCGTACAGGGAGATATTGTCCCGTCTGGCGGTCTCCTGCGGCTTGTAGCTCTTGCATCCAGAGGGTCCTTTTCGTGCAGCGGACCACTTGCCAGTACCTAACAAGAACCTGATCGGATGCCATAGGGCGCGCGGTCATGAAGATCGTCCCAATGGGATAGAGCTTTGACTCGTTTCGTGGGTCTAGCCATATTCTGCGCGCGGGGGCGCTGAATGCCCTAGCCTGCCCTTCTGAAATTGCCAATAGCCACGCGATATCTTTGATTTCCGCTCCGAGTGCGGCGGCTGCGAAAGCGTTGCTCCCCACGCTCACATGGGGTATGAAGCGCCCCGGTGTGTTCAAGAGTGATGGGAAGTGAACGGGGAACCCTTTTTCTTCCATCGTTTTGGTGAAAGTAATGTCGCTGCCTAGAATCTCTAGGATTTCTTTCGTGTCGTAATCGTAGATTCCGGTTATTTCACATCGCGGGCCGCGCGCCTGTAGGACATGCGCTGCCCACTCTGCAATTTTGCGCACCAAATCAGAGGCTCCTGCAAGACGACAGGCGAACTGTGCGTAGTGCCCATTGTGGGTATATGTGATGGCCTTGTAATAAAGCATTTGCTCGTAGGTGCTGGGGAATTGCGACTTACCTTCAAGGCACCAGTCGGCGTAGAACGCGACCATGTTTGCATTGACGACTCTGCCTTCTTCCAAGTCCTCAATGAAGCGGGCTTTTTCTTTCCCATTGAGGAAATAAATAAACCGCGTGAGCGAGATGCTACTGCCTTTAAGATGATCGACCTTAAAGGTCAACGGCGGGAACTTATCTGAGAACTTACCTGTGCCGTGGAACGTTAGCCTCCCGCTCTCACCTTCTTTCTCCCACTCAACATCAGCGGTCACACCGACATACCCGTGGAGAGGAACGGTTTCTTTCTTCTGGCTCATTGTCTTGTTTCCTTTCGGTTGTTAGATGGTTGCTGTTGGTTAGAAATAGTCGCCGGATGCTTGCTCTGGTGTTCCGTCCCAGACGTATGCGCGCGCGTTCTGGATGCGGATAGGGGTGTTTCGTCCGAACCGGAGGTTAATGCGGCACTGGTACACGGTGTCGTCAACTGGTTCTGGGGGCATGACGGGTACTAGCTCCTTGTATGCCGGAGTGTTAACTGTTGGCGTGACGCGGATTTGTTGAACCCAGAGGGTTTTCTCGGTACTGCGAACAACCTGCCAGAAAGCGACAGTTGTCCTCTCATAGCTCCACGAGGTCACAAGGATTGTGCCGGTGGGATAGAGCTTCGACTCGCCACTCTCCCCCGTCGTGCGGGTTTTCTTTCCTGCGCGTCGGCTCTCCTTGATGATGTCTTTCACTTCTTCCTTGGGGAGTGCGAGTAGGAAAGAAATGAAGTTAATGCTCATGTCGCGCGCGTGACAGTAGAGCACGGTGTCGTGTGCGTCTAGGTCGTCGATGAGGCCGGGGGTTTTTAAGAACTGCTGGTAGGTGATGGATGCGCGTAGATTACGTTGGTTCACCAACGGCTGTTGTGGCATTTCGTCAAGCCTTGCTACCTCCGCAGCGAGATAGTCACACATTGCCGCTTCATCATGCCTAACACCGTATTCTTCATAGACTTGGAACGCCCAACGCGCAATGTCGTCTGCAAGCGTCCTGAGCCTCTTGAACTCAGGGTGCCCATTGAACGGGCCGTTCTTAATGAGAGATACAGTCTTGTAGAAGAAAATCTTCTTCAGCCCAATCATGCGCTGAACAGAGCGCATTCTGTCCGGTGTTACTTCAATGCCTGCCATGATGCTCTGCGCGTTTAATGGTGCGCCTGACTTTGGCCTGACATAGCGTGCAACACCAGTGCCGCCACGGTAGTAGATGATGCGAGTGATCGGTTGGTGGGTTCCTTTAAGTTCCTCCACCTCAACACTGATCGGCTCATATCGTGCGTCACTGAAAACAAGGACTCCACGTTCGTCTTTCTTCTCCCACTCAAGTCTGACAGTGACGTTCGGACTGGTCGGAACCTGAGCGATATCTGGGTTGCGTGCCATTATGCGGTTTTCCTTTCGGCTAGTTGCAGGTGCTTAAAGGTGTTGAGTACCTGCTGGTTGGTGAGGCTGGCTTGTTGGTCAATGGAGGCGAGTTGTTTGCTTGTGGCTATCACGTCGCGCGTGAGGTGGTGGGTGGCGGTGTAGCGTTTCGTGAAGCCACTGTGTGCGTGGACGTGTTGGAAGATGCTTTCGGCTACGTGCCACGTGTAGGGGTTGAGCGCGTTTTTGTGTGCGATGAGGAAGTAGAGGGCGCTGATTTTCTCGTAGCAGTCGTACATGTCGTAGCCGCCGCAGTGGGCCGCTGCGTAAGTGCCTGATGGTGTGGACGTGTCTTGTGGGGTGCGTGCTACGGGTTTACCGAGGTCAATGTAGGCGGCTGCGTGAGCTAATGCGGGGTTTTTTGTGTATGGGCTGGTTGATGCGATTTGTATGGCGCGCTCGCGGTGTTTAGCGATTGTTTCCACGTGGTAGGGGTTGCGGTGAGGCAGGTCGATGTTGAGCGTCATTTCGGGAATGTACTCGTCGAACGCGGGGCATTGCAGTTCCACTGCGTCCGCGTCTACTCCGAGGCGCGGAATATCCAAATGTAGGTACATGTAGCGGATAGCTTCTTCAGGTACCCGAGCGTCCCCCATACGTAAAGCGTTCTGGGCGAGAATCTGAGCGAGAGGCTTATGAATGATGAGCGCGATGACGGGAACATTAGGGTGACGTTTCTTCACGTCCTGATACAGATCGGCGCGTAAGAGTCGCCTAATGTTCGTCGCGTCAAAGAACACGTCTTGTCCCATGTCCAGCAGCGTGTGAATGTAACTGTAAGCAGCCTTGAATACTTGCGGGTTATGTTTGTTGCCTTCTGTGAGGGAACCGTATCGTTCGATGCGGATAGCGTCTGTAGACACGGTGTTACCGGCGCTAATCCCCGTTGCGAGGCTTGTTTTACCGACTCCCGCTGGGCCGATGAGGATGTAAAGCGCTGGCATGAGAAACCCTGCCTTTCTAAGGGCGGTGTAAAAATCCGGTTGTATGGCTTATATGTCAATGCTTCGGCAGGGCCAGTAAGGAGGTTTAACACGAGTGTCTTTCGTAAACCTTAGCGGGAGCAGACGATCAGTCCATCGTTGAGGAAACGTAGGCTCAGGACGCTGGCGCGAACGATGCTGTCCCACTCGCGGACGGTGAGTACGCGACTGCCTGCCACTAGGGGGCGTTCTGACACGTCTTGCGGGAGCGCTAAAAGCACTGCGCTGGCTGCTTCGGGCATGTCCGCTGGGTAGCGTGGCGTGGTGGCGTTCCCGTCGCTGGGGCGAGTCCCGTAGCCGACGTAGAGACCAAGGTCGTTTTTCAACGGTGGTTGGCCTTGGGGGGACGTGAGGTTGCGGAGAATAATGTTCGCGCGTTGCCTACTGATTTCTAGTTCTGGCGCGATATTGACGACGGCCCTACCGCTTTCGCTTTGGACGATTGAGAACAAGCCGGATAGCTGTTTCTGGTTGTCTGGCTCAGCGAGTGCCCACAGTTCAACAAGAACCGCTGGCCCCCACGCTTGGACGCGCACTTTCAGCCCGTCCCATAGGAAGCCGTCTTTAATGGCTTTGCGGAGGACGCTTGCTGTGATCTTGGCTCGTAGTCCGGTGTCGGCTCGTACTTGGTCGAGTGTTACTTTCTGGCGTTTGAGTGTGGCCGTGGTGGCTTTACCGAGGTCGAATGCGTCTGAGAGCTGCATGACTGCTCCTTCACTAGGTGCTAATGCTTAAAAACGTCTCGTTTTAATGCTTTTCCCCTGTTATTTCGCGCGTTTCATGCTGTTACCGGTAACTATATTGGCCGCTTTTTGGAGGCTTAAAAGAATGTTTTTCCATCCTCGGAACGTGATCTTGTCTCCCGACATGAAAGATAACGTGTGGGGGACGTATCAGGGGGACATTGTCGTGTCCTACCAGAGGCCCGGAAACCCTAAGTTGAGTCTTGGGGTTTTAACGCTGCGTCAAGTGGGCGCGTCCACGATTCAAGTGACCGCAACGGGTAAAACTAAGGGCTTCCACCCGCAAGCGTCGTTCGCGTGGAATATTTACGTCGCTGACCGTAAGCCGGATTTGCGTATGGTCGCGTGCCTCATGTTCCCGCTTGTCGCCCCGTGGCGGTACACGCGGGAGGACTTGAGTCTTATTACGGGCCGTGCGCGCGATTTCATGCGCCGAGCAGACCAGAGGGAAAACGGTATGCCCTTGGACATCGTGTTCGACCTTTTGGGCGGGATGCTGCACTACTATCGGCCCGGCGAACTGGACGTGTTCGCGCAGACCGCGCCGGGGACGTTCATGGCTCGCACTGACCTGATTCATTCTTCTGGTGGGAACCGGAAGCGGCTTGTGAACATGGTGTATGCCGCGTGGCGGGCACACGAGAACGGGTGCGCCGCATCCTTGAACTACCGTGGCATAGACGCTTCACGCGCCTACAACGAAACGTACAGCGTGGACTACGACTTCCAGATGAGTCAGTACAACCTTGATCGTGTTGACCGCATTCCAAGTGATCTTTAATCGCGTTTGCGTGCGGTTAAGAACCGTTTAATGCAAGACCAGAAACCTAGAAAAGAAAGGCTGTAACCAATGCTCTACTACCCCGACCGCGTGTCCCTGAAGGGCCGAGACGTGTTCTACAACTTCCGGGCCGAGGGAAAGAAGAAGGTTGCCCGGTTTGAGACCGACGCTGACATGGGACGTATTCGCGTGAAGCTCCCCAATGGGACTGCGTTGTGTGAGTACACGACAGACTCATTGTTTGCCGACAAGGAAGCCTTGCGGTTCACTGTCGCCCAGCTCCTTACCGCCGCCACGTTCACCGTGGAGGATGCGACTATCGCGGCCCGTAATATCCGCCGCCACATGAAGGTCGTTGCCGAGAACGAAGGGCTTCATAGGCCGGTTATTTTCACGCTGTTCGGCAAGGAAATCACCCAGCATGAAGCGATAGAAAAGTATGGGTTCGGGCATTTCGTGATGGACTCGAACTTGATGCTCATGGACGAGGAACGCTCTCGCATGTTCACTCGTCACCTCGTGTTCTGCATGTGGGCGGCGTTTAAGGAAGCTGCCGAGGTGGTAGAGGCTGTTCCTGCTGGCGTTGACCGTAACACCTTGTACACGACGTTCAGGAATAGCTATAGCGAACGCTGCTCGACGCTCATGAGCGCACCGATGAACGCGAACGGCCTGCCCGCGTCGGTCCAGCTCTGAAAAGTGGGGACAGGTCATGATTTATAACCCGGAGAATATTCGGCTACGTGAGGTGGATTCACATTCCGGTCGCCGCTTCAAGGTCAGCTATTACTTCCGTAGTCTCGACGTGCGCAACGGTGGTAATCCGGTTCGTCCGCTGGGTGAGCTTGAGGTTGAACTGTTTCCTATGCGTGCGGGGCGAGTGAGCGCGCAGGTGGGTAAGTCTCCCCTGTTGGTGCGGTATTTCGACGAGGGTGATCTCGCGTTCCCGACCGTTGATCGCACTATTGCCCGTCATGCTGCGTTGATGATGTCGTCTGTTCCGAACTGGATGGGCTTTAATGCTGATGACGTGAAGCGTGTGGCGACTCGTATTCGCCGCACTATGGCGCGCATGGTTGAGCAAGGCCGCGTGCCTGACAGCGGCGTTATCTTGTTCGACTTCTTTGGTGAGGCGATCAGTGTTGGCGAGGTGCCCCGCCTCGATTATGAGGACTCGTTTACGCTTATCCCGGTTCACGTGAGGTTGCTTGACTGGTCGCCGGAAGAAGTTCGCACTCTGTTGCGGCAGTTGGTTGCCGCGTCGTGTTCTGCGTACCGAACCGCGTGCCTGCTAAGTGCGATGGAAGGGCCGACTGCAACGCCTCGGCAAACGTTTATTACTCGCTACAGTCGCGCACATGCTGATGCTCTTGCCATGTGTCGCGGCGAGAAACCAAAAGACCCGGCTCTTCTTGAGCTATGACAAGGAAAGGACTTCCCAATGCTTCTCGTCGTTAAGTTCCGTAATCAGATTCACCGGCTTAACCCGGCCTTGCAGGTGGATATGAAGAACATCCGTATTAACGGTGTTGCGCGCGGTTGCTACGGCTACATCACTGACCCGGCTACCGGCCTCGTTATCGAGGTGGACACGGAAGAGTCTTGCTGTGTAAGAGAGCGTGGTAAGCCGGGAATGATTTATCGCGGCGTATGGAAGAACGGTGAAGGTCGCTTCGTTACTGGCGTGAACCAGTGGTCGAACGAGGACACGATAGCGAGAGAGATTGTACAGGCGTTTAGGGAGCCTGAACGTTCTGGCTTATGGAGACGTGTTCGATGAACCCTAGAAGAAAGACGGCTGTCGCAATCTGAAACAACTAGGTTGCGGCAGCTATTTCACATCAACTGCACAAGTCTCAACCAGAGAGGACGATAATCATGCTGCTATTACCTGAAAGGCTCACGTTGAAGCCTGTGTCTAGGCCGCGCCCTTATGGTGATCGGCGTTTTTGGAATGTGTTCTACAAGGAGCCGGACTGGGAGAAGCCGCGTTTTGTGGGGGTTCTAGAGGTTTCTAGTAGTCCTAGACGGCAAACGTACTCGGTTCAAGCGGGGACAAGTGTGAACAAGCTGAAGTGGAAGATAGAGGGAGATCGCGCGGCGATTGAACCCGATATTTCTCTCACTTTCCCTGAACAGTTCAAGCCTGCTAATGCGACGGCCATGACGTATTACGCGGGTGTTTTGTTGAACTGCACAATCATGTGGGGGTTGACTGAGGAAGATGTGAACCGTATTGCGATGCGGTGCCGTCGCACTATCCGTAGGATTCGGGAAACGCTCGGCGTGGAGAACGGTTTCTCACTGTCACTGTATGGGAGTGCTGATGTGCGTGAACCGCAGGTGTACGCAACGCATAAGCAAGATTCTGCGTATGCGGGGAGTATCAGCATTCCTGATGCGCCGCCTAGTGACTCTCGGGACACTGCGGTAGTGCGTACTGCCGTGCATACCGCGTGGTGGGCATACAAGATGGCGGCGAGTTCGTCTTTTGCTCTGTCTGACGATATTAACGACCCTACTGAGGCTTTCCTGCGAGAGTTTATGAAGGCCCGTAGGTTCGTGGAAACACAGTCGCGTAAAGAAGGTTCTTTGCCTGCTTTTTCGTCCGCTGGGTTCTGTCGTTCCGATGAGGTGGATGCGGCGACTTCGCGTGAAAACGGGCGTGTTCTTAACTCGTGGTTCGCGTATGATGACACTCGCTCAGAGTTCGACCTCATTGAGGGCGATCCGGTTACGTCCGGGGAGATCGCGGAAATGATGTATGACGCTGCCTGCGCGGAACACTCTCGGACGGGCATTGTTGCCCCGTGGAAGGCGTTTGAGAAGGTTGCTGTGCGTCTTGTCGCCGGAGGCAGTATCCCCGGCTATCAGGGCATGATTCTCACGGACGATTCGATTAGGTCGATAGCTAACCGGTATCCCCGTAACGATGAGGAATACGCCTTTGTTTCCTTGTTCAAGGAATCGCACTTGTCGGATAAGAACCTTTCTCTTGGCGCGGCCCATGATGACTATGACGGGCGCTACCGGAAGGTTGCGGCTATCGCGTGGCTTCTCGCCCGAGAGGGACGAAGCGCGCTAAGGAGTTTTGAGTCCTAACGGTAAAAGCAGTGGCCCACCAAGGAAACCAAGGTGGGCCACTGCTTTTTGCGTGTCAGTATCCGTAGTATTGGCTGACGGGATGTCCGTCCCACGGGAACATTGCGTCTCCGGTTGGTGACTTTACGTAGTGGAATGTTTTCTCTCGGAGAATGCGTGCCATGTGTGGTTTTGCGTTTGGGTTGTAGGTGTCCGCAATCGGAACAAGGTCTTTCCTTAGTGCTGCCGAGTCGTAGGCGACTACCTGCGCGCGGATTTGCAGGTACCACACGGTTCGCTCCGTGCAGCGCACCACTTGGTAGAACAGAACAACACCGCTACCGTATCTTCCGAGGTCAACGAATACTGTTCCAACGGGGAAAAGCGTGGATTCTTTTGAGACTGCCATGATTGTGTTTCCTACTCGTCGAGTGGCTGGTTGAGGATGCGGGAGATTTTACTGGGGCTGACTCCCATGAAGAACCCGATCATTTCCTGCGTGTAGCCTTCCACGGCCCACAAGAACACGCTCCTGTCGAATGAACAGCCGTCAAACAGTGCTGGGGTGTCGCAAATGTCCTTGTAGGTGAATAACCGGACTTGCGGCGGTAGGGGCTTGTTCTTGCTGACGGTCAGTACTCTGCCGCTGCTGTCAACGTCGTACTCGAACGTGTTCAGGTCGATGATGAACTTAAGTTTGTTCGCGTCCTCTACTGTCATCGCGTGGTCATGCACGTATTGGCAAATCTCAAGACACCAATCACCGAGACTACGGTAGGCTCTTTTCGCTTCTGCCGGGTCAGCCGTATGGGACTGGTGTGCGCCGATAGCCTCGCGAACCTTGTAGTAGAAACCGATCTCGTAGGCGAGAGTTTTATTAGGCTGCTTGGGTGCGCACCGGACTCTATGACGTTCGATTCGTAGGCCGCGTAGCACGTCTACCACTGACAGGGGTTGTCCGGGTAGCGACCGCGAGATGAGCCGGTATCCGAGGAGCGGTTTATCGTCGGTGGTCATATATGCCGCCTCGAAGATTTGGCCTCTCTTGTCGATGGGCTTGAGGACGAAAGCGATGTCACTGAAAGCGCCGTCTGAGAAGATAATTTTTCCGTTGCGTTCGTCTTTCGACATCTGCATGTGTACTTTCACGCCCGGCCAGAGCGGGAGTGGGTAAGGCTTATCGGTCACGGTGTCTCCTTACACGGTTGTTTGGAGTTGGTCTTAACGGTATAACCGCTGGTCGAGTGGCCTGCCTGTGGTTTAAGCGTGTTGTTTTTCTGCTGCTCGTAGCCTCATGTATGTGTCCATGATGGTCTTGTCTACGATTTTCGATCTGCTGTCGATGCTTGCGAAAGCGCCTGCCGTTTCCAACAGTTCGGTGTCGAGGTGGTGGCGTTTGATGTACCTGTCGGTGAAGCCTCGGTGTGCTTGCATGTGGTGCAATATTGCTTCCGCGACGAACAAGGCGTGTGCGTCAAGGCAGTCCTTGTGGGCGATCATCCAGTAGACGGCGCTCACGTTCTCATGGCCCGCGTACTGGTCGTGACTGCCGTAAATGGATGCGATATACGCTGATGATGGTCTGGATAGGTCTTGTGGTGTGCGTGCGACGCTCTTGCCGAGGTCGTGGAACGCCGCGATATCCACCAAAGCTGGCCGGTCGGCCTGTTTACGCGCGTTATGCACTGTGAGAGCAACATGTTCCGCAATGGACTCCACGTGATACGGGCTGTTGTGTGGGGTGAGATACGACTGGTTGACTTCCGGCAGGTATGCCGAGAAGTCGGGAGATTGTACGGTGAACGTGTCGCAATCAACGCCCATGCGCGGGATTTGCACGCTCAGGTACTCGCCTCGAACATGGGACGCGCTCACACCGTTAGAACGCTTGATAGCCTCAGCGAGCGGCACATGCACCAACACGATAACCACCCGCACGCCGGGGAACCGGGATTTCACCTCCCGGTATAAGTGCGCGCGAGACATGCGAGAACAGTTAGGCGCTATGAAAACCGCGTCCAAACCGCGCTCTAACAATGCAAATAGTTTCTTAAACGCGCGCCGCGTCACCGCGTCTTTATGCTGACGTTCAACCACCGGGGAGCCATACGCTTCACGGTGAATAGCACTCAGTGAGACAACACTGAAATCCAGAAAACATGAAGCCGCATCTTGTGTCTTACCCACCCCAGTAGGCCCGGCGTAGACAAATAAAGTCCCATACATAACTGCTAAACGCCTCAAATTAAAGCGTTTTGGGCACAAAAAAGCCCCGAGGCTTGATTGAGTTTCGTTTCTTTCTTCCCTCTACTGTGGCTGGGTTACTGCGTTATCGTTTCGCTTCTTTGCGCTTCCACGCTGCACTTACAGGTTGTAATGCTTGCACGTTTGTGCAGTCCTGAGCGGGAAGCAACCAACAGCGGAAGCTGGAACTCTTAATAGAAACTCAAGAACACGAAAACTTCAGTTAACTGCTCACTGTTCTACAGCGTTACTCAGCTCTTTTCTTTGAGCGGCAGTGGGCAGAGAAGTGCCTCTAATCATCTCAGCTAAAAACAGCGGTTAAAACTCGCTGTAAAGCTAAGACTCTTAGAGGCACTACGAATCAACCCGAACTTTTCTCGTCACGTATAGCGTCGTCGTAGGGGCCGGGGCATTACTCCCAACCGGTGGCGGCATATTCTGCAAACTCCGGTAATCTCACTGGTTTGTTAGACACACCCAACCGCTTTGTATCTGTGTGAGCGGTTGAATCGAGCCGTGGCACCCCTTCGCCCCCGCACATCACCATACGGGGATAGGCTCGCTGTTTTGCAGATCGTTAAAAAATCCCGCAAAACCGGGGACGCACCGAGTGTCAGTCGGTGGGGAGGTCGTGAGATTCCTGTACTCCTGGCCCCCCAGTAGACAACCAGCTTTCGCAGGCTTCCAAAGGCTTCGCACTGTTAAGGGAATGTGCTATATTGGCTCTAGTTTCTTGGTGCTGCTAATCCTAGCAGCTTTCAGGTCCGTGACAGTTGGCTTTTTGGGTCGCTACTGTTGCGGGCCTGATTTTTTTCGCCTATTTACAGTCTTTACTCAGTAAAGTGATTTGCGTTACGGCGTGTTGCTTGTATGCTTACGTGTGAGAACAAGAAACGCGGTGGCGATGATCGTGTTTTACGTCCTCTGTATTCAGGTCGCACGACGGCATGAGCATGAGGTTTCCTCATTTTCCTTGTGTTTGTGTCGTTTTAAGGCTCGCGCGGTGCCCCCTCCACTTCTGGTGGGCCGCGCGGGCCTCGTGCTTTTTAGGCGTGTTCCTGACAGAACGTGGTGGTGGCTGTAGGCTTAGTTATGTGAGTGCTGGCGGTTGTGTTGCTTCCAGTTAATTCACAGCGAATAAATACGGCGTGAGCCGCGCGGTCTTAGCCTCGATGGGCCGCGCGGTTCACGCTTTTTTATGCCCTCTCCCCCATGTTTTCGAGTGTTGTAGGTTAGCAACTTTCTTTGCCCCTAGTGCGGGCGCGAGTAGAGAGGGGACACTAAGCATGGTGTCTTTTGATGACGTGTTGAAGGCGTTGGGTGGTCATTGGGTCACTGACGGTGAGGGCACGGATTACGGTTCGTGGACTCCGAACACGGTGAAGAGCCTGATTATTTCCCATGACGGCGTGTATGTAGAAAAGCATGGGGCGAATAAGGGCGCGTTGACTCCCGCTAACCCGAAGAACGCTGATTCGCGTCGTTCTCCGCTGCGCGCGTTGTCGTATAAGCAGTTCGGCGCGCTGGAAGTGATTATTGCGCCGGAAAGCATGTTTGAGGGCGTGGACTTGTCGCGGTTTTTCACTGAGGGCACTCGTATTGGCGCGATTTACCGTATTCCCGATGAGAGCATGATGGGGATTGAACTGCTTGCGGGCGCATTGCGTCGTGAGCGTGAGGCTTATGCGGAAGCTCAAGGGGGTGGCGTGGATGCTCGCCCGCTCCTGTTGGACGCTCCCGTCCCCTTACAGTTCGCTGTTGACTTGTCTCAAATGGGCCAGTACGTGCAAGTGAAGCCCTATGACATGGTGATGAACAGTTTCCAGCTCTCGCCTCAGACATATTCTGCGGACATGATCGGCGGGACGCTAGAAACGTTCCTGTCGGGGTTGTGTACGCGCCCGCGTATGACCGACGAAGAAGGCCCCGTCGAGACGGTTGACGCTTTCCGCGCGCCAGAAGAAGAAAATGATGGGCTGGCTGCGCGTCTTGCTGAGTTCGAGGCTTCCCCACTGCGCATGAGCCTGTTGCGACTGTTGAAGGCCGCTGCCCAGCGTGGCGGCGTTTACCTTGACGCTATTGCCGCGCTCACGTGGGACCTCTCCCCCCTTGACGCTCAGCCCGAATGGTTCCCTGTTGTTGCAAGCAGCAGTGTTCTCGGGCAGCTCACGAAAGAACAGTTCCACGGCGTGATGTGCGACTGTGAGAACGAAGCCCTGTCTGCCGCGCTGTATCTCCATGCCCTACCGAAAGAGCAGCGCGAAAAACTCGGGTTCGACACTATTTCTAAGAGCATCACGATTCAAGAAGTGATTGACGCTCTCAACGGGGAACGTGAGCCTGACAAGAGTGTGCCCGATGAAGCACTGTCGTTCTTTAACGGCGTGATTTTCGCCCGCGTCGAGTTGATCGCGGAAGAATACACGCGAATCTTCTCCTCCGGCTATGAGGTCATTAAGCCTTTCGGTATTCTCGCCCCCGAAAACACGGGCGCGGATGGGAAGGACTCTAAGGGCCGCGTGTTGGCGATCAACGACGAGGGCCGGGCGTTCATGCGCCTACCGGACTCGGTGACGATGGAAACATGGAAGGTCATTAAGGGCCTCGTCCCCCAGTTGGAAGCCATGCCCACGAGGGACATTAACGAAATCGCTGAGATCGTCGTCAACGGGAAAGACTCTAGTGGCGCGGTGTATGCGAAAGACACCGAGTTCTACTTCCCCTACAAGATGCTCGAATACGCTTTCGGGCGCGGTTTTGACCCCGCGTCACCTGACACGTACCCGCGCCTCGCTGCGGCTTCCAAGTGGGAAACCTACCTCGAACAAGAAGTGAAACCCAGCTTGGAAACGATGCTTCAAGCTGTCGTGAAGAAACTCCTACAGCGGGCCGCAAGCAACGGAGAGGATTACACGTCTAAGAGCGTAAAGAACAGTGTTTCAGGCGCGTTAGAACGTATCTACAATGCGATGACAACGTGTTTCCTCGTGTCCTCGTTCGAGGTCAATAGCCGAGCAACCCTCACCAAGCTCAAACTGCGTTCCCTCACACACCACGAGGAACTAGGCGACGACATCGCTAAAGAATCCGTGGAACGCGCTTACGGTGTGGCTGCGGGTAACAAGAGCCGGTCATATGCGCCGGTTCGTAGCAGCCTCATGTGGGAACACCGTTATGACGTGGATACGATTCTCGCTAACGCCGCCCCGATTTTCGCGTACAAGATTCTTGAAGCGAAGATGAGCCAAGGCGCGAACCTGCGAGCTGAAACCGTCGCTATTTTCGGCCTCGGACTGGATGAGACCATCGTTGACACGTCCAAAGCGCTGTCCGCGTTCGCGAAGAGCGGCCTGCATGTTGTTCTGGCGGGTTCTCGTTCCGGTAAGGGCCTCATGACTCAGGCGTATCTCGCTGCAATGCTCATTGCCGGTAAGGCCCTTGGTCTTGCTGACAATAAGCCAGACATGGCTTCCCTCCTGCTAGAGATCAACCCGAATGCGTTCGTCATTAACGGCCCCGATTTTGGTAGTGAGAAGGGCACTGACCTGTTTGGGCATTTCGGTGCCGATCAAGTAGAAAAACTGGGCCGCATGGCTCACGTCCCGTCCTACTTGAGGCCCCTTGGCTTCCAAGGGGAAAGCTACCCCGGTCTACTGGGTACGGTCGCTTACATCCGGTACATGATTCTCGCTATGGGTATCCTCCTTGCCCGCACGAACGGTGAGGATGTTGCCGAACAGTTGGGCGGCAAGAAGGGCGTGTCGTTCGTTTTCGATGAGATCAGTAACGTCGGCTTGTCGATGAGCCGGTTCTTTGTGCAGCTCGCTAAGTACGCGCGCCCCGCTGACTACGTGAACTCCTACGACACGTGGGAAGCATCCGGGTTTGATGAGAAGAAGAAACCCAAGGACTCAATCACCGAGGTTCACTTGTGGGCCTCAATGTTCAGTGAGTGTATCCGCATGAGCGCGGACAAGATCACGACGATTGGTAACGCGAACTATAAGAACCGCGAGCAGGCCGTGAGCGATATCTTCCTCATTGGTCAACATGAGGTGGCTCCTACTCCTGTTTCAACATTCGTGCCCCCGTTGAACCGTACTCAGGGCGTGACCGTGAAGCTGGGGAACATGGACAATTTCGTGTTCTCGTTCGCCTCGTCCCTGACTGCTGCCGATGCGTTTATCGGCTACAACAAGGAACGCCCCCAGTACCTCAATCAGGGTTCCCCGAACGGGTTCATGCATGACAAGCTCTCTGAGACGGTGCGCGCGTTCGCTTACGTGCAAGACTTCAACGGGCCGAACATTGAGCGCGCTCTCGTGAAGGGTGACGAGCAGTTAGCTAAAACTGCGCTCCCGTTCCGTCCCGGCCTCCTGTATGCGGAAGCAGAAGAGGACGGCTACTGCTGGCCGTTCTCCGTGGAATACATGAAGCGCGCGGGCGTGGACGTTGATTCTGTCCGTAAGGACGTGTCCCTCGACGATGGGCGACTTGACCCGGCCTTGGGGTTCATTGGCTACCTTGAACGCGCGGGAGTGTCACGCGCTGAGGCCGCTGCAACCCTACAGAAGCTCTCTGATGCGGCGAACCTCGTCGTGAAGGAAGCCGGTTATCCGGGGACGTGGCAAGAGTGGCTTGTGGACTTGCGTCCGAAGTACATGTACTCCTCTGCTGAGTTCTATGCGGCGTTTAACCGTTCGGAAAACCCAGTGAACGCTGAACGTGAACTGTTTGCCCGCGTGTATCCCAATGAGTTCCCCGAAGAGGACGCTGCGGACCCGTTGCGCATGGAAGAAGAGGACGCTTGGGATGACTCGGCGTTCGCGTCACTGACTGATACTGCGCCCGCCGGGAAGGCGGAAACCGTCGGCGGATGGGGTGAAGAGCCTAAGCCTACTGCGGCTCCTGTCATGCCGGTTGTGAGCGCTCCGGCTCCCATCATGCCTGACATTCCCGATGACGCTCCCGTGCCGGTGAATGCTCGCATGAACGACGTGACGGCACCCGCTCCCGGATGGGACTACTCCACCAGTCCTGTCACACCGAACCAGTACGGCGGGTTCTCGTTCAACAAGGGCACGCCTCGCACTATCCACGCGCAAGAACTCACCCCTGATGGTGTTCAGGACGCGATCTATCAGGATATGCGACAGTGGGTTGGCGACTGGGGCCGAGTGAAGCGTCTGGGAGTGGCCGGTGGCCTCGTTATCCTCAACGGTGTCGCCTACCAGACTAAGGTCGCTGAGGAATGGGATATTGAGGCTATCCCCGAGTATCTGCGGGAGGCAGTACGGTCAAGCAACATCGCTCCTATCGCGAACTGGCGGATGATTCGCGAGATGCACAACCTGCGTCGCATGTCGTTTGACTCATGGCAGTTCTACATGTCGTATGTGTGCCCTGACCTCGGGTTTGAGGGCCGTAAGAGCATCGGGCAAATGTTCGCTGCTTTCCCCACTCTCCAACACATCACGATTGCCGGGGAAGAGTTCGACCGCTCCACGTGGAATGAAGAACATGGCGTTCCTACGGGTATGCGCCGCTACGACGACACGCAAGCAGCCATGTACGCCGCCACCCGCTACCTGTCGCGCGGTCGTAAGCGCACGTGGACGTGGACTACTGACACGTGGAAGCGCAACGATATCGGGTTCCTCGGTAAGACGTGGCGTAGCGCGTTTGGGTTCACCGCGAGCGCATTGTTTGGTGTGGGCCAATTGCTTGGTGGTGGGGGTAAGCGTGCGATGAGCGCGGTTGCTCGCGGCATGAACGACGCTCGCTAGTGGCCTAGTTCACACCAAAGTAGCTTGCCTTACGAACTGCCATACTCCTACAATTTAGGTACACATCATTCAGGTGTGCGCAGTTCACAACAACATAACTCAATACGCCCCCTCCCTGCTGTCAATACTGACTCTGCTTTCCTTTAGGGGAGGGGGCACCCCAAGGAGCGGTGCCTGAGTGGCCGAAAGGGCTTCACTGCTAATGAAGTGAACGGGAAACAACTCGTTCCGTGGGTTCGACTCCCACTCGCTCCGCTGGTGGCGTTAGAAGCGCTGAACTGGGTTACTACATGATGGATATGTTTTTTTCACCTAGTTCGTCTTTCCTCTAACGCCACCTCTTTTTTCTAAATAAACACGCCAATAATGGAGGCAATTATGTCGCGCATGAATACGCGAACCGCTCGCCCTAAAAACACTGCAACCACGCCGGTCGCTACCACAGACCGCGTTGCTCTCACTCATGAAGGTGCCTTGGGTTATACCCGCACCCCTAAGAGCGAACTGTTTCTCGCTGCCGTCACCTCACTGAATGAGGACACGTTCTACGAAACCGCTAACGAACGCACTGAGCGTATTCAGCGCCTCGCACGCGAAGAAGAAGTATTGAACTCTCCTGAATGGGTTCTCGGGCTTGTGGGTTGGCTCCGTAAAGATGTTGGCCTACGTTCTGTCCCCATGATCGTCGCAATGAGTGTCGTTAAGGCTCGCCTTGAAGCTGGGCTTTCCGGCTACAATCGCGAGATCGTTAGGGCTTCCATTGGCCGTTTGGACGAAACCGGCGATTTCCTTGCCGGGTGGCTGAGCAACTACGGTCGAAACGTCCCCTCGTGTGTGCGTCGAGGCGTGTCCGACGCTCTCAAGGCGCTCTTGAATGAGCGCTCGTACTTGAAGTGGAACGGGCGCATGAACTCAGGCACCGTCAAGCTGCGTGACGTTATCAACCTCGTACACCTCTCCCCCCGTAATGAGGCACAGTCTCGCCTTGTTCGCCTCGTCCTCGATGAGTCATACGGAAAAGCTAACTCTGCTGAGGGATTGGAGACTATTCGTGCGCGTCGAGCGTTCCTGTCTCTACCTGTTGAGAAGCAGATCGAGGCCCTAACTGGCCCCGATAGCGAGAAGGTCATTAAGGAAGCAGCTTTGAGTATTGAAGTTGTTTCTAGTGCTTTGCGTAAGGTTCCCGCGAGCGTGTGGGAGTCTCTTGTTCCTTTTATGGGCTACACGGCGCTGCGCATGAGCTTGCGTCGTATCGCAGAAACAGAGGACGTTTCCGACAGTTTGCTAGACACCGTGTCAAAGCGTATTGGAGACCGTGAAGAAGCACGCGCCTCGCGTACTCTCCCCGTCGCGTTCTACTCTGCCTACAAGAAGACGCCGTTAGAGTTCGCTCCTGCTTTGCAGCGGGCAGCTAACGCCTCTTTGTCGGCGGTTCCCGCACTCAAGGGCCGTACTCTCGTTCTCCTTGATACGTCCGGTTCAATGCACGCCGTCTTGTCTGAGCGCTCTAGTTTGACTCGTCAGGACGCTGCTAACGTGTTTGCGGCTGCGCTCGCTATCCGAGGCGAAAACGTTCGCGTCGTCGCTTTCGCAGAAAACGCAAAGGATATTCGAGTAGATACTCGCGACCTTTTGCGCGCAACGGAAGCCATGCCCAGCTCTTACGGCGGAACTTACACTGACCGCGCTATCGAGTACGCATACGCGAACGGTGAAACGTATGATCGCGTCATCATTTTGACTGACGAACAGACCTCAATGAACTCTTGGGGCCGCTCAGTCGATGACGTTCTCGATAGTTTCGCTGAGAACACTCCCGTGTTCACGTGGAACCTCGATGGATACGCCGTAGCACAGGGAGCCTCACGGCCCTTGCGATGGACGTTCGGTGGCCTCACCGATAACGCTTTCAACATGATTCCTCTCCTTGAACGTGGCATCACCCAAAAGTGGCCGTGGGAATAAGCACGACAAGCGCATAGCTTTAAGCGTTCAAGCGTGGAGGAAAGAACATGACCGGCCTCTCTACCAGCCAACCCCGGTTGGTAGAGAGGCTTTCTTCAGAAAGGGACTGTTTTGTTCAAGCTCATCTTCAAGACTATTAGCCTAGTCAAGACTCTCATTTACCTCGCCGTCCTCGTGGCCCTCATTTACCTTTTCGTCCAATACAACCCGTGGGCTAAAGAATACGTGCCGGGCAGCGTCCTAGAGATCGGCGGCTACAGTGCCAGCGTCTCACAGTGCATGGTCGAGAAAAGCCAAGGGGAAATCAGCGACCATGTTCTCCGACAAATCCAAGACACGAACAGTATTCAAGGCGTATCAGTACAAGACATGAACACCCTGTACTCTCACGCGAAAGAATGCTCTAGAAAGTGACCATGATGTTTTCTAACCGTGAGGTCGTGGATACGCGGGCCGGGACCGCTGTGATGGAGTGGCTAAGACCGCGCGGCGCTATCAACACGGGCGGCGTGCTTTCCCTGCCCGACCCAACAAAGCCCAGCGCTTCTCCGATTAACTACCGGGTGAGCATTTTTCAGACGAGACCTCAGCCAACAGACATCTTCCGTTGGGTGCGAGTGACGTTTGAGATTTTTGACGACTGTAAGGGGCGTTCTTTTGATGGTGGTACGGCTAGGACTGTCAGATGTTTTTTGCATGAGCCGTTGACCATTAGCCATGTGCTTGATTGCCTTATGGTTGACTCGTCTGGATGGCGACTATTTGGGCTGGAATCAGGCCCGACAAGAACCGTCAAGACCCGGTGAAGGGCTAGAACCAGAAATACACAGTGCGGGTGCCTGTGTCGCGTTTATGTGCGGCACGGGCACTCCCCTGTTTTAACCGGAGTTTGTTGCCCGTCTAGGTGGTTCTCTAAATAAGAACGCAACCTGTTTCGCTTACCGGAAAGGAAAGAAGCAGCATGTCGGAAGGTATTTACGCGACCATTAACCAACGCAAAGACGGGAAAACACTTGTCCGTCTCGTTGAAGTGGGAAACACGAGCATCAGCCATGACTCAATCCACCACATGATGTCTCTCCCCCAACAGGGGTGGGACCCATATAAAGTCCTCGATGTCTTACTGAAAGTCATCAAGGACTGTGAAAGCATCCACGCAATCACAGAGTGCTCGGCAGAAGAAGCTGAAGCTCACGACGATTGGGCTGCTTTATTCACGGAAGATAAGACGCAAAAACTTTTAGTCGCAAACATGCGGCTCTCTAGCGACGTACCCGCGTTTGAGCGTGACTTTGATGAGCGAGTGTTTGATTCTCGACAGGAAGCTCTCGACGCTATCTACAACCACTACTCTCCCGTTTTAATGAGCAAGAACCTCCTATGGGACTTAGACGCGAACACGTTCACGTGGTTCACCGCTCCGGGGAAACGCTACAGTTTCGTCGCGTTCAATTTCGGCCTAGAGAAGGTTGAGAGTTGTTCTGCCGTGACTTACTCGTTCGAGCAGATGTGTGACCGTCGGGCCGTGGTCAACGCTATCAACGGCGAATCACGTCACCGACTTCCTGAAATCCCGCTTTATCGCACGCCCTTAGAGCAGCGTCCCCCAGAGGAGTATGAGAGCAAGCTCCTGCCGGTGGTTATCGAGTACCGGAAAGGCAAAGAAAACACGGAAACCAGTCTCACCGGGACTGTTGAGAAAATCCTTGTTCACGGTAAGGAACATGAACAGTGGGAACCCACCTCGTTCAAGGTCGTTCTCGATAAGCGGTTCGGGTACGACACTTTGGTTGTCACGTTCTACCGCATGAAAAAGCCCGTGTTTAGGACAAGCGTTAATCCCTCTGCCTATAAGAACATGAGGGAAGCCGTGTTCGAGACGCTGTGCGCCACCGCGAGGTTCATTGCCGACAACCATGATGAGCTGATGATCGGCGTGAAAGACGGCCTACGTTACAACGATGACTGGACCTTGTTCCAAGACAAAGCTAAGCATCTTCTCCTCGGCGCATACGACACCTACAAGCAGGTGCGAGACGTGAGTGCTCCACGCAATGAAGGACTGTCCGCCGGTGAGCAGAACCTAGCTGAACGCCTAGTTCTCAGCGCCGCAGCGACATTCAAGGCCATTGAAAAAGCGGAAACCCGGCAGGAAAAAACACGCCTTAGAACCACGTACTTCATTATTGACCGGCAAAACGGCGTGTTCGCGCAGGCTATCGGCGCAGCAGCAGCAAAGAAGAAACTCAAGCAAGTCGCTAGTGCCCACGCGCACGTCATCGCTTACAAAGACCTCGTAGGCTCTCCGCTGGTTCACCCGCAAGCCCAAGACCGGCCATTCCGAGAAAGCGTCTTGGCCTACACGAAAGAAGGCTATACGCAAGAACGTATCGCGTTGATTCTGGCTATGAGCGTTAAGGACGTGTCAGCGTCCCAGCGTGGCTTGTAACGGGATTCCTACGGCTTAAGGTCGGTCCCGCGCGCCTGTTGAGTGCAGGCCCAACCGTTCGGAAAATCCGAATACTTCACATCCGGCCCCGCGCGCCTGTTGAGCACAGTGCGTGGGGGCTGGACTTTTTTAACCACACTCACCTACCGGAAGGAAACGTTTCCTATCGGTAAGACAATCACTCCACCAAAAGAAAACGGAGGCCCGTCATGGGACAACGCGGCGTTTACGCAACAATCCAGAAGAACCCTGAGACCGGAGAATACGTCCTAGAACACGTCACCGTGCAATGGGCGCTGCATCTTCACCACGTATTGAACTATCTGCTCCAAGACCCTGAACGGACGCAGGCAGACAAGTGTCTGAATGTCCTTAAAAACGTTATCCGCGACTGTGAACATGTCAGCGCGGTTGAATATCTCCAAGACGACTATAAGTACTTTGAGCAATCGGTTGATGATACTCATAGTGAGTACTTGGTCTATTCGCGCGACAAGAAAGAATGCTTCTGTGTAGGTGGTGCAGAACGCTCGAAGGACCTCCCGAAGGAATACCGTCACTCTGTCTCCAAAGTTTTTAAGACCCGTAAAGCAGCAGAAAAGTTCATATTCACCCACAATCATGTTCAGGACGCTGTTTCGCTCCTGTGGGACTTGGATGCGAACACGTTCACGTGGTTCACCGAGAGTGAGTATTACAGTATTCGGGCATATAACTTTGCGACCGGACAGTATGAGTTCTGCTGCCGCGTGACATACAGCTTTGAGCAAATGAAGGCCCCGGAGATCGAGGACGTTGAGTTTTTCGGCAGGTCTAGCAGTAAGGACATTATTCCCCTCTTTGGTGAGAGTTCTTCTCCTAGTGAGGAAGGCCCCGAGAAGGGCGAAACCTATACGCCCGCGCACCTCCCGGGCGAAACAATCAACTACACCATGCAGCGCCACGATGACGGCCCCGCTACTACAGTGACCGGAAGCATCTATTCTGTTTCAACGCCCCGCGTCACGCGCAATTTCCAAGGACTGACCTACACGGCAACGCTTGACACTCGTTTCGGGTTCGACACGTGGGTGTACAAGCTCATCAAGGACGGTAAGCAAGTATGGCGGTGGAGCCACACCCCGAAGATCGACGGGCAAGACGGCGACGTATTCCTCGAAGGACTCCACACGGCGGTCGCCACCTACGACCCCGACGACATGACCGAGAAGATGACGAAGGGCCTGCTCTACAACGACCCGCACGCAGTCTTTGACGAGAAGATCGACTTCCCCTACGGATACCGTCAGGTAATGGACTTCATTGACATGCTGAACCGGCGAAACCCCGACGCGGTAGATATGCCCCCCGTGGCTAAGTTTGTGAACCTGCTGGCCGCAACCTATCGGGATATTGAGTCGGCTGAGACCCAAGAGGACCGAGATCGTCACGCAGACCGTTGTTTTGCAGTCATGCGAGACGGGAAGATCGACATGATTCTCAGTGGCGCTCGTAACGCTGAGGCGCGTATGCAAAGCGCGGTCGCTGTCTGCTCGTATCGTGATGTGCTCGCTGTCTCCGTGCGCGCTCACGGGCAAGAACCGAAGATGGAAGCCCTGCTTTATACGAAGGAAGGCTACAGTCAGCCCACCATCGCGCTACTTTTGGGTGTCCCTGTTAAGCAGGTTGCCGCACTACAGCGCTCAATGGCCGATAAGTAAGAAGGCAGGTTCGTCATGGCGCAAGCAGGTATTTACGCGACGATCAGGCGGGAAGGTAAGAAGTGGCGTGTTGAGCACACTCACGTCCAGTGGGCACTCAACCTAGAAGCTAATCTTCACCGTATTCTCAATGACACTGAGGCCGGTTGGGATATCAGCGAGGTCTTAAAGACCTTAGAGACCATCATTCGCGAAGCCGCACATATTAGCGAGATCGCGATTGACGGCCCCGGCGACGACATCGTTCCAGAAGGCGTTCCCGCACGGTTCGTTTGCCAGTCCGGTGAGGACTACTACTTGTGGGCTGAGCGCCCGCAGTTCACTCCCACCGGGGAAGAAGAATGGTCACCTAGCCGACTGTTCGACTCTCGGAAGGCGGCGGAAAAGTTCGTCAAGACTCACCCGTATGTGGAGGATGGCATTTCACTCCTATGGGACTTGGACACGAACCTATTCACGTGGTTCGTGCCAACTGTCCCTAAGAAATACGCTGAGCACGCTTCATGCTTACGGGCTTACGACTTTAAGAACGATTGCTTCACAACGTGTTTTGAGGTGACCTACAGTCTCGATGAGATGGAGGCGGGCGGCGAAGAACGCGAGCTGGAAATCGTGTCTGGAATGCCTGACCGCAAGATCGTGTCAGCCCACACGGACGCGGAAGAAAAACCCGCTAAGGATAGCGAGCCTGATGATGCTTTCACTTTCGCTTCCACAGACAGCCCCGGTAAGCTCACATACTCAATGAGAGAAGAAACCCCCCTCCTAGTTTCCGGTTCCATTTACTCCCTACGAGCAATGGGGCCAAGCGTGAACATTGACAGGCAGTTCACTGGCCTGACATACACGGCGACGTTTGACGCTAGGTTCGGGTTCGAGACGTGGGTGTACCGTCTCATGCAAGACGGGAAGCAAGTGTGGCGCACTTCCATCCCCGCTGACTCTTACGACGGCATTAAATCGTCCCTGTTGGAGGGACTGTGTGCGACGGTCATTTCGCTCGTCAAGTACCCGCCGTCAAAGGAAATGTATAAGGGCCTGTACTACAACGACCTCGACCACGTTTTCGAGAGCAAGATTCTACGCACCGTCGAAACCAGCCTCTATAGGCACCTGATGGAGAAAACCGCCCCATACGGGCAGAAGCGCATCAGTGGCCTCACGAAGCTCCTTAAAGACACGCTGCACAGAGTTGATTCCGCTAAGAACACTGAGGAACGCAAGCGCCTCATGGCGAGGCTAGTCGCTTACGACCCGCAAGCCGACGAGTTCACTCTGATTCCCGGTGGGAAGGAAGAAGTCTTTCGTGAGGGAGGCCCGAAGAAAGGCTGGTTCTATTTCACGTACTCGGTGATCGTAGCCGCCCCCGTGTTCGTCCCCGAGTTCGATGAAGGCGATCTAGTTAGTAGCGTCCAGGTGTACACGAAGGAAAGCTACGCGCAAGAAACAATCGCCCTACTCCTCGGTATGACTGTCAAGCAGGTTGCTGACATCCAGAAGGCGGGACGCTAACCATCTCCCCCCGCTGTCCCCGTCTCGGCACCGTCCGGGGCGGGGACACTTTTACACTCACGCTCTCCCACCGCCCGCGTGTTCTAGAGACATGGACATGAACCACGCCATCGCGAAAGCCATCTCCGCTGAAAGAGCCATTGCAGGCATGACCGTGCGCGAACTATCCGAAGCCTCCGGCATACCAGTAAGCACACTTATGCGCATACTCTCCGCAGAGCGCGACATTAAGATCAACCAGATCGCGCAGCTTGCACGAGCGTTCCACACCACGCCCGCCGACTTAGTGTGGCGAGCGCAAGAGATCATCCGGCGAAGATAGAAGCCCCCAAAGACACATTCCAAACATAGCCATACTCGCACAATTGCGGCACAAACCAGCGTTTATAACGCCTTGGTCATGAACATCTTTCTTGGTCATATAGTTACGGTTCTTGGTCATGGAAACCGCGTTCCTTGGTTATGGGAATTGTTTTCTTGGTCATATAGTTTCCATTTTCCGCGCGGTACTGTTTTTGGGGCGCGTTTTACGGCTTGGTCATGATGTTTCACTCTTTGGTCATGAAAATCAGTTTCTTGGTTATATAGTTTCCGGTTTGTAGCACGATGCTTCGGTTGGTCATGTTTTGAGCGTCTAGTCCACGTTTTGAGACGCTATAGCACGCTCCTCGGCTTGGTCACGGTCTCCCTTTTACAGCACGCTACCCCAAGAGACCTGTTTCGTTGGGAACACTAGCATCCCGGCGTGTTGATGACGTTTTTTGATGACTGATGTAAACTGATGTAAGAAAACTGATGAAAAACACCATCAGAAAACCCCCGCAACGACTTCCCAAACCCGGCAGGTCTCCAAAAACACGGGGGTTAGACCAAACCCACACCCACGGTTGATGTGTTTTGACGACAAAAACCATCAACAAAACAGGGTGAAAGAGAGGAAGAAATGGGTATCAGGCAGGATATCGACGCAATGCGATTCAAGATCGCTGAGGTCGATACGGACGGCAAACCGCTCGTGGGCGCACGCGGACAGAAGATCGCGAAGCGCGCACTCGCGTTCATTCGTGGCGGCTCCTACTATGACAAGCCCCTCTACCGTCAAGTCATCTCGCTTTATCTCGACGGCTACACGGACGTTGACTCTCTCGCTCAAGCTGTTGGCCGTAAGCCGAACACGGTTCGCCAGCTCCGGGACGCTGGCTTGCGTGAAGCATCCCGCAAGCTCGGCGCTGGGTTCTTCCGTGACTTCCTGAATGGGGGTAGCGCGTGGGATGCGTGTGAGCGCGCGTTAGATGCGTGTGAGAACACGGGGCGCGAGGACTTGTCGGATTTGTTTGACCCGTACATGCTGCAAGCGATTCGTTTCCGTGCGGGTAATACTCCGGTGAGTGAGTCGATGAGTCACGTTGAGGCCATTGCCGGTATGCAGCTCCTTGCTGATGCTCGTAAGAGCGTGTTCCTCGCCGCACTCGATAAGGTTCCGCCCGTTCAGTTGGCGTTCGCGTTGAAGCTCCTTGAAGGTGAGATCGGTTCGTCCAGTCAGATTGAGGACTACCGGGCGTTCATTAAGTCCGCCCCGAAGCAGGCGTAACTGATGAGCACGTGGGAGGACGCGCGTAAGCGAGCAGACGAACTCACTGCCGCAGGTGATGTGGTGGCGCTCGACGTGGGCGACAACTATGCGCTCACGGTTCCGTCTGACACGTCCTCGGAAGCAGTGTTCCGATACCTGACGGGGATCGCCCAGTGGGAAGCAATGGGGAAAGACAAGCCGCTCATTGTCGAGTTGGACGATGAACAAAAGCGCTTACCGTCGTTCGTGTATCCCATTGAAGCGGCGTGCGTTGAAACCGGTGGCGTGTTCATCGTTGAGGACGATACGAAGCGTTCAACGGACATGGACTACCGGCTCCATATCGAGCGGGCACGCTTACACGGCTTGTTTCGCGTGGCGAGCGTGAAAGAAAAACGCGAGGCCGCGTGGTTTGGGCCGGGTAGCGTCGTCGTCGTTCATTCTCGTAAGCAGATACGCGCCGGGGAGAACGCTATCGGGCAAATCTTCTCCTCTGTTGTCGTGGTCGTATCGTCGGTGACTGACAGTGGGTTCACTGGCTTGGCTTACCCGGTGATGTACACGCTCGAAGAGGACATGGCGGCATATCGCGAACTTCTTGCCCGCAGTCCTGAGACCGCGAGTTCGTTTGTCGATATCGTGGCGGCTCCCGTTGAGGGCAGTGAGAAAACATTCGACTTCAGGGACACGGCTATTAACTTCTTGGGCTGCCAAGAACCATTCCTCGTCACTCCCCTAGATGAGACGGTGAGCGTGGAAATGATCGTGACCAGCGGCGGCGAGCCGGTGAGTCGAACATTCACTGAACCGGACGGCATGTATTGGATTCTCAAACAGCGAGGTATCCCATTTGACGATGAACGCTTTAAGCGCGAGTACAACCTTGCGTCCCCCTCGTGGGACATGTGCGGGGAGAGTATCGACGAAACCCAGAGGCGTGCGCTCGTCCTTGAAGGAACGCGCTTCAATGCGTAAGGCCATGACGGTGAGCGCGATCATGGAACAAATGTGCTTGTCCTACTATCAGGTAGACCCGCAGCGTCGGGAAATCATCTACGCGCGCAGTGAGGACAACGTGTTTCGCCGGTATCGGATTGGCTCACGTAAAGACGACCAGCACAGGTGGTTGGAAGCGTTAAACCAACTGTGCATCATTCCACTGCCGCGTATAGATTCTCGCGGGACGCGCAGTGCCGTGTACTTCCAGCACGCCTTGTGTTGTATCCAGAACCGTCGCACCGGATTGTCGGCAACATACGGTGTTCCCGTAGACAATGAGCATTACCGGGCGCGCCCCTCAACGTCGGGCGGCATATTGTTTGACTCCATTTTGCTTGACCTGACCCGCGTGGAAGCATTCGTCACTCAAGGCGGCTTCCGGTTCCAATACGCGGGGCCGCTCGGCGTGGGCCACGTGGTGCCAGCGTCCTACTATCGGCTCCCGATCATGGCGGCGAACGCCTCCTATCAGGCGACCCTCGACCAAATGGGTTTAGCGTCCCTCATGGTCATGCCCTCCGGTAAACCCGCCGCCAGCACCGGGTGGCTGCAAGCCCTCGGGCATCCTCCCTCTGATAAGTCCCTGCGTAGGCTCGCTAAAGTCTCACGTTCTGTCCCTATGCTCCCCAAAATCATCTCCACCCAGAAAGGCATCACCCTTGGAATACTGTGGCCGTGAAATCACGCTAGAAAACCTCGACGCAATTTTCGCCGGGTATAGTCTCGACACTCGCGAAGAAATCAGAAGCGCCCTGTTTCGTGGGACACCCATCCTGCCCTACATTGAGCGCACGCCAGAGGACTTGCACCAGATCAGGCTCGCAATGATCGAGACCGTCCCAGACGTGTTTTTTGTCCTCCCCGCCCCCGTGTTGAAGCAAGTACGCGAGTACATGCAAGAAGGACTCAACCTCAACGTCCTCAAACCGTTCGTCACACAGGGCTTATCTGAGGAAGCATTGAGCGCGATCATCACGTGGGCGCGGCGCGGCTACCCCATTCAAGACTGTGACTTCAGGGGAATGAAACGCAGCCAAATCCCCCTCTACGAGTCAGCTCTCGCTCAAGGCATCGACATTCGCCCCTACCTCAAGAGCGGTGCAGCCAACAACGCTGCCCTACAGTCCCTCCTCCGCTTAGCGCGCCCCTCGCTCCTGAGTAAGAACCTCACTGAGGAACAGTTGTCCGCTATCAGCCGCGCGCCAGCCCTGTCATACCTGACTCTCACGCGCGCAACCCAAGCAGACGCACTCGAAGCGCTCGCGGACATCTACCAAAGCGACATGTACGTCAAACACCGCAATGTCGTTGAAGCCCTGAGCGCGCAAGACGAAACAGGCGCGTTCATTTACAGCGCGTTCCACATGCAAAGAGTGCAAGAAGCGTGCGAGGAAGGGTTAGATGTCGGGCCGCTGCTTGAACCAACCTTGTCCGCGTCGTTGATTAACGACATCATCTTGAACCAGCGGTTATCAAAACCTGCCATTAACCGATAATTTCGGTACACCACAAGTATTATTAGAATGCAACAGACCGTTGTTAAGCCCAGAAAGGCAAAAGGAATATGAGTGAGGAAAAAACCAGCGCTGGAATCATCATTGATTTCGGTAACTCCGAGACCCGCGTATGCAGCTTGCACCGCGCGTCCCTCCAAGACATCGCGCGATTGTCGAACGCTTTCGCGCAGCTCCCCGATGATTACGTTATCCCTGACCAGTACACGTCCGGCCCGTTAGAGTCTGTCGTTTTTGATGCTCCCGCGTCACTAGCGGACGATGCTCCTATTGTTCGTTTCGCTGCCGGGCCGATTGTTGAGCGTGAGTTCGCTGTCGAGGCTATCCGACCGACCGCGACTAGCCGCAAGTACGCGGCTCATGCGACGCTCCTGTCGTTCCGCTACGCCCTGTATGTCGCACAAAAGCAGATCGCCGCTGTCGTGAAGCGCGCTGTCGGGAACCTTCACGTCACGTGGGACGTGACGATTCTCGCCCCCGCGACAGAAACCACTGGCGACCACGCTGACATGTTCCGCGCGCTGTTCACTAAGACCGACTCGTTCACCGTGTCGTGCCCCTCGAACCTGACTATCCCCGTTGATATTGATGGTCTTACTGTCCGTCCCGAGGGCATGATGGCGTTCGCGGCGTTAGCTTTCACTAACGGGACTCCCGCAAGTGAGCGCTCAAAGTATGCTGACGCGCAGATTCTCGTCATCGACGTGGGCGCAGGCACCACTGATTTGACGTTTATTGACCAGATGCAGCCCGTCGCAGGTAGCTACGACTCCTACCCGCTTGGTGGGAACAATATCGCCAGTCGCGTCGCGAACCTAATTGACTTGAAGCTCGGGCGGCGCGTATCCCGTCATGCGCTTGAAGAAGCTCTCTCTACCGGATATCTCACGTCGGGCGCGTCTAAGCGTGATGACATTACTCCGCTCATTGAGTCGGCTACTCGTGAGACTGTCGCGAAGGCCGCTGCTCAGATCAAGCAGACGTTCACTCGTATCAGCATTGACCCGCAGGAACTCAACTACGTGCTGATTGTTGGCGGCGGTAGCCTTCCGCGCGGTAAGGCGGAAACCTCGTTCGCACAAGCCATCGTTGAGGAACTACGTTCTATCGCTCCCTACATTGAGCTTTTCCCCTACTCGTCTACCGACGTGCGCCTGCTCAACATTCGTGGAGCCGCAAACGACGCGCGTATCCGACTCGTTAAGAAACTGAAGGCGAAGAAGTAAGCCTTCCCCCTAAGCCGCTCACGCGCGCCTACCGCGTCCCTCACTCAGTAGTAGGCGCGCGTGAGCTTCCCCCAGAAAGGTGGTGAAAACCGTGGGAACATTTAAGGCCCTCCACGCTGGGCTTCCGAAAACTGCTGTTGATTTGCTGAGTCAAGCGTGCGATCAGATTTACGGCGCTGGGAACGTGAGCGTCATGGAAGTGAGCGTTTCTGCTCTCCAAGCTGCCGCGAACATGAACCGTGCGAACGTCGTGTTCCTTGTCGCCCCCGAACAGTACGTGTCCTCTGACAGTGGGGTGACTATCCCCTACGTGGGGGACGCGAAGCTCGTTGAGTCATTGAATGCGCGGGGCGCTTCCCTTGAACCTCCCGCGTCTACGGGCGGCGTGAAGGCCGATACCGAAGCCCTCCTTGCGCTGCTCGCAAAGGGACTTGGTGCGGGCGCAACAACCGCTGATTTTGATGAACTTGAGCGCGTCAAAGCTGAACTCGCAACCGCTCTGGAAACCAGTAAGACACAGGTCGATGAGATCAGGTCGCTACAGGTACAAAACGCTCGCCTGACGAAAGAAAACCTTGATCTTAAGCGCCAACAGCCCACGGGCGACACGGGGCCGCGTAGCGTGAGTTTCATGCTGCCCCGCTACGCGAACGCAGTCCAATCCCCTACGCAGTTCCCGTCGGTGGCGCTCGCAGTCTCCCAAATTGACCGGGCGAAAGTTACTTTCCTGTTCGCCGGGAACGATGGGACTTTGGGAGACATGCTCTACCGGTCTCTCACGGCTCACGTGCTGCCAAAGATCAACGCTGAGCGCGTGTGCGTACTCGACGTGAACCCAGAGAGTATCGCTACTTATAAGCTCGGTTCGCGCGCCTCGTCGTGCGCTGACTGGCTCGTAAACGGCGTAGGGAACCCCCCGTATGCTCTCACGAAAGAAAAGAACCTCATGTTGCTCGTTGCAGCGGAGGGAATCGCTTTCACTGAAGGCACACTGTTAAACGTTGACTGGAACGCGCGGCTCTCTCAGATCGTCGCTGACGGGTATCACGTTGTCGTTGTTGGTGGGCCGCTCACGCACGACATTCCGCGAGCGCTCTACAACGCTCTGGGCGGGGTGTCCCGCCCTTACGTTGCGGCGACGACCATGCGGTTCACGCAGTTCTTCCGTCTCGCGTTCCTCACTATCCCAGCGTTGCAGTACCGTCCCGAGACAGTGGTCTTGGACGTTGTACACCCCCAAGCGTTGAAGAATGCTGAGGGTAGGCCGAGTGCGTATCAAGAGTTCGTGAAAACCGTTCAAGTACAGACTTTAGGAAGGCCCGGAAAATGAGCCAAAACAGTTGGACTATCACCATTAGGAACGTCCCCTCACGTCTCGCAAGCGACGTGCTTATCCCATTCGCGTCAAGCAAGCGTCTCACTCGTCTTGTGATCGCTCTCCTTGAGGGCTACCAGAACGATGAGGGTGTGCGCGCTTACGTGGAGAAAGCCCTCGGGGCGAACACTGAACCGACCGTTGAGCAGGTTGCGGCAAGCGCCCCTGCTGTGTCGAACATTGAGCAGTTGGAAGCTGAACTCGCGGATATTCGCGCGTGGATGACTACTCTCGTCGCGCAAGGCGGTCTTGTCCCCACCACGGTAGACGCGGGCAGTGTTGAACCAGTGGAGGAAGAACCCGCTGTAGAGCCTCGGGAAGAAGCCCCCGTTGAGACTGTGGGGCCGACGCTCCCGCCCGTGGAAGAAACCGTCGATACGGACGGTTACAACATTGACATTGACCTAGAAGATGCAGACGCGATGGACAGTTTCTTCGCTGGCCTCGATAGCTTCGAGTAGGCCGAAATAAAACGCTGAAAGTAAAAGAGTGAGGACCAAACCATGAGTAACGATTACGGGTGGGGCATGGAACCCGCTGGCGGCTCGCAGCCTCAAAGCTGGGGCGGCGGCTGGGGTGAAGAACCAGCCCCCGAAAACCAAGCCACTGCCCCCGCGTGGGGTAACGGCGACAGTGGCGGGTGGGGTGAACCCGCCCCCAGCCAGCAGTCCCAGTCGTGGGGTGAAGCTATGGGGCAGGTCGGTCCCGGCGGTGCGGCGTGGGGCCAGCAGGCGAAACCCAAGAAGAAGCGTCGGTGGGTGCGTCCCGTCATTGCGGGGACCGCGACGCTGAGCGTGTTCGCGTTCTATTTCGGTTTCCTCGTTCCCCCGGTGAAAGACATTCCCGCCGAGAACCGTGGTAACACCTCGTACAGTGCGTACATGACGGCTCTCGCTGGGTTTAACGCTGACGGGTTGAACGCGGTTATCCATGACTCGTATGTCGCACAGGAATCCGCATACTTGAACGGTAATCAGGCGCGTATTAAAGCCGTGCAAGCCATTACCGGCACGGTGTCTTACTCTGTGCCTGACAGTCCGCAGCTCACGTGGCGAAACACTGAGCACCGTAACCCGTTCACGTGGAAGATCACGCAAGCCCCGTCCACGTTGAACAACGGGGAAAGCGTGAGCTTGCAGGTCGTGGATTACAGCAAGATCAAGCTCGACGTGTCCCAAGTGAAAACCGCTCTAGCAGCCGCCGGTTTGCAGGACGCGAAAGACGTGGAGTATCAGAAGAAGCTCACGGACGCTTTCGCTTCCTACATTGCCGCGCAGAGCGATTTGCCGACGAAAACCGTGAATCGTGCGCCCGCGTTCACGTGCAATGGTGTGGGCGTGAAGTCCTCGTGCGCCTTGTCCACTGATGAGGACGTGTACATGGACGACACGTTGTTTGCCGCGCCTGAACTGTCCTCGTTGCAAGACCAGTTCGCTGAACAAGCCGCGTCTATCCTCGACGCTAAGCATGAGACGATTCAGATCGTTCCCAACAACGGTGAACGTAAGTTCGACGCGAACAGGTATCTCGAACCGTGGATTGGCGCTCACAAGATGGAAACCAGTACGGACGGCGCTGTAATGCCGCACGTAGGAGACGGCTCATTCAACCAGCCAGCAGGCTTAGGCACGCCGATTGTCACCAGCTACATTGACGGCGACCAGAAACAGCCCATCGAAGTGACGCTCTCAAAGTTCGTGACCGGAACAGACGCTCATCAAATCATGGAACAAAAGAGCGAACAGAACCGTGGATTCAGCCCGACCAGCGACGTGAAATACGCTTACTACGCTTTCACGGTGCGTAACCTCTCCGACAAGGAGATGACTATTACCAGTAGGGACGCTCTCGTAGACGCTAACAGGACAGTAAGCGTCCGCACGGGCACCGTGTACGGGCTGAAAACGTCTCTCACGCTCAAACCCGGCGAGAGTGGGCAGCTAGAGTCGTGGACATCTTCAACGCGCCTAGACAGCCTCTACTTGATTTGGGGCAGTGACTTCCCGCGAGACATGAACCCCGTGTGGTTCAAGGTACTCGCAGCGAAATAACCACTAGACTCACAACCGAGAGCCAACCGCTCTCGGATGGACACTGAAGCGCCCCCACAAGACATTCCGTGAGGGCGCTTCAGTTTTTTAGTTACGAACGGCTTACTTGCGGGTTTACTGCCCACACGTTCTGGGAGTCTGACCAGATCACAACGTCTCCGCGCCCACCTTCACGATGCTTAATAATGCGCGCACTGTAGCTCGCGTAGCTAAAGAAGTAGTAGTCGTGGATGTAGGTCCACTTGGGGCCAATTTTGTTCCCGTGGAAGCCGCAAACTTCAGAGAGAAGGAAGTCGGTGGCGGGCACTCGGACTCCGTTGATGGTGGCCGTATTACCCTTCAGCGCGTAGTCGGTGACGAAAGTCTTAATGGTGCCCTCGGAAGCGCGCACTCGGTCTGTGAAGGCGCGTAGTTTCGCGGCGTAGGCTTCCGTCCCGTTGGAGAGATCACGCAGGACGAAAGATACGCCGTCCTCCATGTCAGCGAACCAGAACAGGGTTTTTTGATTAAAGCCACTCCAATCGAGCGCGTAGTAAGGACCATACTGCCCGCCGTATGGGACAGCGGTTAGCTTGTGGAAAAGCTGAGCTTCGGGGCCGGTAATGCGTAGAGGTGAGTCGAAGCCTCGCGTTTGCTGGATAGTGTAGGCAACAGCGTTGAGAAGGCTTTCGCGGTCAGAAATACCGGGGATAGGCGGGGGTGTTTTCCCGCCCGCGACCGCGTTGATAATGTCACGGGGCGCGACCGTGGTGGGCGGCGCTGGGGACGTTTCGATGGTGGCGGTGAGCGTGAACCCGGTGCCGTAGTAGCCATTACCGTCGTCACCCCTGACGGTTGCGAGGGGCAGGTGGTGGGGGTTTCCGTCCACCATCACGAAGATCGTGTACACGGTTGAGGGGTTTCCGTCATCTTCGTCGCAGTCCACGTAGGCGCTCATGATGCGCGCTTTGCTGCTGCCCTGCTTGAAAACCTGTTCGAGCCAATAGCTGCCGTTCCCGCAAGACATGCATCCGTCGTTGCCCCAAATGCGGAGTTCCGTCCCGTTATCGAGGGTAATAACGTCGTTGTCAATGCTGGTGACGTAGCGGCCTCGAAGAAGCCGCGTATAGAAGCCGTCGCCACTGTCCTGCTTCAGCGTGATTTCTCTGGTGGTCATGTTGGTCGGTCCTTAATCAGGTTTTAAGCGAGAACTTGTAGTGCGTCCTCAGAGAGGTACTGGAAACTTTGGGGCGGCGTTGCCACGCCGATGTCACTTAAAGAACGCGACTGTTCACACCGGAATACTCGCTTAACTAGGATTCCCGTGCCTGTCTCACGGCCCGCGTAGTAGGCGAAGAAACGGTCTTTCTCGATGAGTCCTCGGTCGCCGTACTGTTCCCACAAGGCTTCGGGAGAAAGCTCAACCTGCTTGTCGATCTCAAAGTATCCGAGAACTTTCCGGTCGGGCGCAGTGGAGTAGACGACGACGTGCGACACGTCGGGCGCGAGGGGACGCTTGCGGAACTCAACGGTTTTGCGCCCGTCGAGGATTGCGTGCGCGTAGCGCGGGTGAATGGACATGAGGGCCACGCGCCGCCCTGTTTTCGTAGCCATAAGGCACTTCCTCTTGGGTGCTTTGAGAGGCTGAGATCAAAGCAAGTTGTGAATGACGATAAAGATGACGTATGCGGGAAGGAGTAGGCATAGGAGCAGGTCAGCGATTATTGCCACCGGGCCTTCCTCTTGTTCTCGCGGTTTCCTGTCTACTACCAAAGGCGCGAGGGCTGTCGCCGCGATAATCAGGGCTATCGCAATAGCGACACCCGTGTTTTCGTATCTAGCGGCCTGAAGGTAGACGGTCAGCGACAAACTAGAAGCGATAGTGCTAACACACGTAGTCTCATAGTCTTTCCTGTTGCCCTTGGTGAGTACCGCGTGGGCTAGTCCAATAAAAACCGCAGTCACTAAGACGGTGAAAATAATGTCGGCATTAGTGTGGGTTTCAGGCGCTTGGCCTTCTTTGGTGAAGAAGTAAAACGCTACCGCAAAAATTATGCAGGCGAGTGTCGCGTAGACGCGGGCGACAACCAGAAGCATGGGGCTTATTTTCACCCCCGTTTTGCGCATAACCCTGCTGTAGTCGAGCACCGACAGCAAGGCGTATGCAACGAGCGGCTGCACACCAACTACCGGATTAGCCACAAGGAAGTCGTACATTTTCGCTATCCCTCCCGCGTTTCATCTCGGCCACTGGCGTGCATCATCTTCCCTAAGTACTTACATGCTGCATTTACTCCGACAGGGAAGAACCAAGCATCTTCTTCGGGGTTTCCGAGAGCCGCAATGTCGCCCACAAGGTCCTCCCATTCGTTGAAGGCTTCAACGATGATGAGCTTGTCTATAAAGAGTTCTGCCCCGTCGTATTTGTAGTCGTCGCCACGATCACAAATAGCGTCGTCGAACTCCCATGAAATCGCCCCGTTTTCGTTTGGCATACTGTGCGCCTTGTATGTGGTTTTCTCACAAGTAAGGCACTCTCCTTCGCCCCACACGGCGACAGTTAGCGAAATATGGTCGCCGTCGTCCACTACATGCATGATCGTTGGCCGGTAGTCTAGCGACGGGGCGGAAGCGTGGCCGTAATATACGCCTTTCTCCATGAGCTTCGCATACAGGAAGCCAAAGGGGTCTCGGCGGGCGGTTTCGATAATGTTGCGTTTGAGCGTCTGGTAGTCCATTGGTCCGGTTCTCTTTCCGTGCTTTGCCTGTTACTTCCGGTTGGTGGCGTACATCATCAGTCCCTCGTGCTTTGAGGCCGGTCCCAACCCGAGGGGGAAGAACCATGCGTGTTCTTCGGGGCCTTTACGAGCGTCGAGCCTGCATACGAGGTTTTCCCAATCACTGAGGGCGTTGGCGATCATAATTTCCTCCGAGAATCGTTCTGCACTGTCTGGCATGTAGTCGCTGCGTTCCCAAGCATCGCCGTCAAATTCCCACAGAAGTTCTCCGCTTTCAACTGGGGTACTGTGCGCCGTGCTTGTGTGCTTATCAAAAACGCTTATTTCGTCGTACCACTCGGTGATGGACAAGGAAATGTGGTCATCGTTTGTTAGACACATGAGTACCGGAACGTTTTTTAGGTTAGGAGAGAAAACGTGACCGTCGAACGCGCCTTCATCCCCGAGGTGTGCGTATAAGAAAATAAGCGGGTCAAAGCGCGCTGATTTAACGGTTTCGCGCCTGAGTGCCGTGTAGTAGTCCATGATCTTCTCTTTCCTGTTGTTGTTTTATGTTTTGGTTTGTGGCGGTGCTCCCACGGGGACTCGAACCCCGGACCCACGGATTAAAAGTCCGTTGCTCTGCCAGTTGAGCTATAGGAGCATTCGCGGTAACTACTTGCCGCGTTTACTTTTTAGTCCTCGACGATTTCAATCCACTCGATAGCGTGAGCCGGAATAAAAATGTCCCCCAGGTCGCACGCTGGGCCGTGGAGCATGGACAGGTTAAGAATGCTCCTCATCATAGAATCGAACATCTTGTCGGCGTATTCACCTAGTGCTTGAGTGCGGAGGACGCGGCCTGAGTTAATGAGTTTTACCTCGATGTGACGCTCGGGCTTGGGGGTGTCGCTCATGGTCTTATTGCCTTTACGTGGTTTGCGTGGATTGAGTTTATCGGCTTTCTTTACACTAGCCGCGTACCTAAATTGTAGCAGTATGGCAGCGTGTAAGCAAACATCTTTTAGTGACAAAACCAAGAGGACCGCCGCGATCTCTCACGACGGTCCCCCTGTCTACTCTCGTCCGTAACAGAAACTATGGATGTCTAGTCGCTCGAACATGCGGGCGATTTCGAGCTTGCTACTCGCTTCAACGACCTGAATGTCGAGGCAGTAGTTTACAAAGCGTGTTGAGAGCATCGGATAGGTTTCTTTGAGGTCTTTGCGTGTCATTCCTCCTGCTTGGACGAACTCGCTCTCAAAGAACCGGAAGTCGTCTGGTAGTGGGAGGTTTCCGTTCTTGAATGCTGCGATAGCGGTGAGCCGTTCGTAGCCGTCAAGAATCTTGTACTCGTAAGCCCAGCCGCCAGGGCCGATGATTTGACGCGGGTGGCGCATAAGGAAGATCGTGCCGATGGGGATATTGTTCAAGATCGAGTCGATCAAAAGCATGTTCTTTTGTTCGTCCCACAGTGGCTCAGTGTCCGGCGGTTCAATGAGCGGCAGCGTCCTAATGAACTCAAGGATGCACATATCGTTGCGCTTAACGGTGAGAGCCATGATTGGTTGTCCTTTCTAGGGTTTTTGTTTGGTTCTAGATTTCTTGCAGGTATGCGAACCAGAGAGTTACATACGCTGCTGTTGTGATGATGATGGAGGGCGTGTAAGCCAGCCAGTTCAGCCATTTCGGGAACTCGAAACACTGCTTCACGTGTTTACTGTGTTTTGCGGTGAGGTCGATCAGTAGTCGGGTTAATGTTGGCGGGATTGCGAAGCATGTGAGCGCGGCGATCATGGAAATGTGGGACAGGTTTTCTCCCGGCACGTTCGCGTTAGTCCGGTACGTTAGCACTAGATACACTGCGTTTAGGGCGATTCCCAACCAGATCAATACCGCCGTGATCTTGCTCGTTAGGCTAAATGGCATGTGGAAGTTGTTGAGCGTCCACGCCACGTCTTTCTGATCGTACAAGTGGTAGACGTTAGCCAATGACAGTGTGCCTGCTAGACCGAGGAGCATGATGCTCACGGTGAGGAAAATGCGCGTTTCTGTCGCGAGCATAGGGAATGGCATGTTCTGGTTGCTTTCGGTTTGGTTTAGCGTTTCAGCCACTTGCGTGTACTATCCGACGTGTTGGAGTGTTCCCCCATGTGGTACCAGCGGTCCACGTAAGCGTCTTGGGAGACGTAGGCGGTGATCGTGAAGCCACGCGGGTAGTAGGGCGCGTCCTCTCGGACGATTTTGAGGACGGGACGTTCCATGTCATTGACCATGACAAACAATGTGTAAGTCTGCCTCTCTATGAGAGAAATCGGGTCCTCCCCATAGTCATCGACGAGGTGTGCGGACATGATTCGCGCGTCGTTTCTCCCGCAGACATTAAGGTATTGGATAAACGTCCCGCCCTTAAAGCCTTCATCTTCCGTCTCAACGTGGAGCCACATGCCGTTGTCGAGGACGAGGATTTCGTCGTCAACAATGTCGGTGATGTACCGGCCTTTCAGTAGTTCGGTGAACTCGCTGTCAGCACTCCAATCGTGGAGTTCACAGGCTACGCCGCGCCGAGTATCCATGCTGGTAGTCCCTTCTTCCCTCGCTTGACGTTGAAAGCGGCTTCAACGTTGCGTTCCAGTTCGTCGAACAAGCCGATGAGTGGCCCCGTGTAGCCGCTGCGCTTGTAGGACGCGCGGATTGCGTACAGTTTTTCCCGGCTAAGCAACAGTCCTTCTGCTGGCTCGATTTCTTCCGGGTCACGCCACTGTTTGAGGAAGCGTTCTGTCTCAGCGACAAGCTCAGGTGCGGGCCGTGAGACGCGGGAAGAGATCAACTGTCGGATAGAGGTAACAATCATCAGGTTCGTGTATTTACGGCGACTCATTTTTTAGTGTCCTTTAGTGGTTAAAATACGACGAGCATGACAAGGAAAAGCGGGATGAGAGCAAAAGTTACGCCCAAGCAAACCGATACGGGTGGAAGAGCGTTGTCTATGGCCTTTAGAGCTTTGTATTCGCGATTGTTTTCCAAGTCCTCAAGCTCTGCATCCACATCAATATTGCGCAACCCCACACCCACGGAGGCCGCTACAACTGATAGAACTAGTGCTGCTGCAAAAAGCAGCACGACTACGACTCTGCCGATTTGACCAAGTGTGCGACAAAAATCGGCACTAGCGTTCGTCAATAGCCAGAACCCACCAGTGTAGAGAACGTACACCGTGAGCGGTGCTACCAGCAGCTTACTGACAGCGGAAAAGCCATACAAGATCACTTCTGCGGCGGACGGTGTTTCTTGCTTCCCATTGAGATTTGCGGCGATCTTCCGCGAGAAGAATGAGGCCAGCAAGAGAACTGGGAGCGCGATAGTGAGACCGAGTAGTACCGGCTGCGACGGGTTGAAGATAGTTGTCAGGGACATGGTTTTACTCCTGTTCGGTGTTGGTATTGGTTTGGTGTTTTAGAGGTTGAAGAAGAGCTTGGCGATTGCGAAGAAGGCAAGTGCTACAAGAGCGGGAAAGAAAGGCAGGTAGGGGTCGCGGAGAAACCACAGCTTGTTATCTAGAGTTTTTAGCGCCTTATACTCGCGATTGTTTTCCAGATCGCTGCCTTCTTCTGCCGCATTCTTTTCGATGGTTTGCATTCTCAAAGAGACGGGGATAAATACTGCTGCCAGTGGCACTATTACAACAGCGCCCAGTATGACAATGACCGTTAACGCTTGGTCGAAAATGGCCGTGAACGCTTGGTTGAAAATGCGCGAAGCGTTATCGTTCATAGCTATCCAGACTAAGCCAACGATGAAAAGATACGGCAGTAGTGCAATTGCTCCCCATTTGCTGACCATGTGAAGCCAGTAAAAGCCAGCCTCGATATCAGAGGGTTCCCCCTGTTCTTTGGCGAGACGTTCAGTCGCTTTCTTAGAAAGGAGCGCGGTCAGCGCAAAGACTGGAAGTGCCATAACAGCGGCGAGCAGTACTGGCAGTGAGGGAAAGAAGAAAGCGGTTAGGAACATTGGTTTACTCCTCTTCTTCAGTGTTGGTTATTGGTGTTGGTTTGGTCTTGGCACGGATTATGTCGCGCAGCTCCTCGCTGGTGAGGCTGTAACTTGGGGCAGTGCCAGTGAGGATTGTGACTAAGGCCCGCAGGTCGTTCTTTCTCTGGCCGCTTACCGGCTTCTCGGTCAAAGTGTCAATGTGTGTAAAAGCGTCCTCTAAGCTACGGAACCCGGCGTATATGGCAAGGGCTTTAGCGAACCTTTGTTCCGCCCCGTTAGCGAGGTCGTTTTTAGCTTCCTTGATCGCAATGACTGCGCGATCAATAGAGCATCGGAGTGCGACGCGCGTTTCGCGTTGGGTGGGCCAGCATCCGTAGGCCTTGTAGTAGGCAAGTACCCACGCTTTAATTTGCTGGTTAGTGTGGTTTAGTTTTCGGCTCATACGCTCATGATACTGCCAGTTATAGGAACGTGCAACACTATTCGTTGACTCGTTTCAACACAAGCCTCTCGCAATAAGCAGTTAGCGTTTAGAAACCTCACTGACACGCCACGTAACATTCAATAAAGACACCGCTTTCGCAAGAAAAGGAACCGCAATGTCAGTGCGCCCCTCACGTAAAAACCGCGCCCGCCGCCCACAGTCACCGCTCTCGCCGGTCGAAGAAAGAGTCATCTACTACCTAGCCGGAGACTCAACTGGCTCGTTCACTCGTATCCTTGACCACCCGGAAGATATCGCGCGAGTAATTGGCAGTACTGAACATGATGTGATCGAAGCGCTCCTCAGCCTCGAAAAGCGCGGAAGGATTGAACTGCCCGATTCCTTCCATGAGAGTATCCGCTGCGAAGAAATGGTGCAGATTACCCCGAAAGGTGCGCGGCTCCTCCTCGACTACGCCGCAGGTAACACGGAGGAGTTTAAGGCAATCGCAAAAGAAGCCGAGGTCTCTGAAGAAGAAATGCTGCGGATGCTAGAGGCCCTAGCCGGTAAAAAGATGTAGGCGAACAGCGGTCTTTGCTTGTAATCGTTGCAAAGGCTTTGAGACTTTCATCAGAGCGGATGGCGGGACTCGAACCCGCGACCTCCCGGTCCATATCCGGGTGCTCTACCAACTGAACTACAGCCGCTATATAGAAGCGAAGCACATTAACGCGCTATTTTCAAGATATTTTGGCCCGTGGGAACCGCAAGCCCCGGACATCATTCTTCTTGCTCCTGCCGCACAAAAGTAGGCCGCTTTTCTGCCGAGTAGCCCCTTACGGTGTTACAAAAGCACTGTTTCGCGTTGGCTCATTTGTCCGGTATAGGAAGCAGAGGAAACACCCATTGTCCGGGATAGGTTGTCCGATATAGGAAAAGGCACATTTTGTCCGGTATATATACCTATGAGAATAAGTAATGAATATAGATGAATACCCCCCTACCCCCCACGTGGACGCAGCGCGGCTGACATGCCTCCCGCCTAACGGCGGGGGAAAACAATTTTCTCAATTGCTCTAACGAGCTAGTGGACAGGCAGTAATGCGTATCAAGGTCGTGTCATGGCAGATTGCAGGAAACTCTTAGCCGTAAATCGCGCGGTAACAGTTGTAAACACGGCTGAGGTGTGACATTATTTTCTTACCTCACTTGAGGTGGTTTTTTTTCGTAAGGCCCGGTTGGTTCATTCCAGCCGGGCCTTAAAAGTTCTCCCCCATGTTTGACAGATCGGGAGAGCGGCTATAGCCTGTGAAGCACGAAAGAAAACTAACTCAAATAATGCGAGGTATTTTTATTATGTGCTTGCAGCAGCTCATCAACGCACGTGAACTAGCTCAGCATCTCGGGCTAAGCCCGCACCGCACTGCCTTCCTAGAGTTCATCGCTAAGCACGCTGGGGAAGAAACACAACAGCTTTGGTACAAGCAAGAGACCATTGCCGCACACCTGTCATGCTCAGTTAAGACGATTTCTCGCGATATTCACTTTTTTACGTCTCTAGGTCTCATGCACCAGCAGCCCCGGTACCTAGTGGACCGCAACAATGTTAAGCACCGCACGTCCGACGTTCTCACGAGCCACATTCCTACCGTTGCCGAGTGGGAGGCTGGCGTGCGCTATGACGGTTCCACTAGGCCAGCAATCAAAAACGCGAACAACTGGAAGCCCGGCGCTCCTGACATCGTTGAACTTATTGCGCTTCCCGAGGAAGAGATCGAGTCCCCCATTGAGCAGGTTGCTTCCACTGTTCGTGACGCAGTTGCCTACGTTCGTTCTACTAGCGAAGAGCGTGCGGCGATTAAGGAAGCCCGTGCCCGTAAGCGCGAAAAGCGTATGAATGCTCGTAAGCGTGAACGTGTTCTCAAAGCGGAAGCAGCGATGCAGGCCCGTGCCCGTAATGGGCGTTCTAAGCGTGAGATCGTCGCCTCGTGTATGCCTCAAGGCGTGGGCGTAGAAGCGTGGACTGACACGCAGATCGAGGAAATGTACCAGCTTGTCCAAGCTCGCCTCAACATCGGGTGGATGCACGTAGAAATCGCGTCAATCCTCAGCGAGGGTATGCCGTCCAACGTGCATAACATGTTCGCTTTCCTCCGTTTCCGCATGGAAAACAAGATCAACCCCGACGTGTCGCCCGCCCAGAAGCAGGAAGCGGCCCGCAAGCAGGCAGAAGAAGCTCGCAGCAGGCAAGACGCTGCCGTAGAAGCCATGCTCGATGCCGAAGAGGACGCAGAATCGCGTGAACGCAGCCGACTGTTCGACATGTTCTATGAGCAAGTACGCTCCGCTAACCCCTCTATGTCGCCCCGCCGTGTGGGCGCAGCGGCGAACATTCTCGTTGCCGAACACCTCGCGAAAACACCCGTCGCCGCCTAAAACTGCAAAAACCGCAAAACACTACCATCTGTTGCTAACATTGTGGGCATGGCACAACTTTTTGAGGGCCTGCTCACCGTCGCGGAAGCAGCCGAAAAACTAGGAATCAGTCGAGAGACACTTAAAAACTGGACTCGACAAGGAAAACTCACCGCATACCAGTCCCCCGGAGGGCATTGGTACTACAGGGAAGCTGACATCGACCCAGAAAAGCTCCTAACCGTCGTCCAAACGGAAAAGGACTAACACCGATGAACGCTCCCATCAACACCGCAGTACTCGCCAAAGACGCGCGAAACATTGGCCTCACCCCCATCAACGGATGCCCCACACCCGACGCACTGAACAGTGTCGTCGCAGCATGGAACGCTTTCCGTAAGGAAGGCGGGAACTGGCGTGACGCAGTAGGTTTCGCAGCCAACAGTGAAGGCCACGTGTGGGTTGTCGTCAACCCCGGCGCGAACACAGGATTCGACCTGTGGGACTTCATTTCCAAAGACATCGCAGCCCAGTGGGACAGCATCACGAAGTATCTTGCGCGCAATAAGCGCAAGCCCCTCCTCGATGCGCCCTCTCCCGCGTCCATCAGTGACCTCGTTGTCGATATGCCCATCCAAACGTTCCCCGCGTGCGCTCCGGCGAACCTCATCGCAGCTTACGGTGGCCCCGCCCCGCAAGAACCCATGCAGCCCGCTCCTATGCCCGTGATGGAACCCGAGCCGGAACCTGTTATGCCCCCACAGCCCGAGCCTATGCCTGTGGTAGAGCCGGAGCCTGTCATGCCCCCGCAACCCATGATGCCCGTGGTTGAAGAAGTCCCCGTCGTGGTACCTGAACCCGTCATCGAACAGGCACCTCCCATGCCTCAGCCGGTGGTGGAACCGGCAACAGCACCCACCCCGCAGGTTCCCGTGATGCCCGCACCCACCGACATGCCCATCCACATGCCACCCCCGCAGCCCGCGCCCGTCACCTACAGCGACGCAGACGAACTCACCGGGTTCCTCGACGAAGAAGCAGACACTTCACAGTGGGTGCTCCGCAACCTCGTCACCGGGGAAACCTACCCGGTTCCCACGCACCCGGCGATCATTGGACGTTCCCCCACGTCCAGTGAAATCCCCGTCGGACACGGTGACGCGAAGCGAGTCATCAGCCGCCACCACGCGCGCCTCGACATCAACCCCCAGCGCGGAACCATCACGATCACCGACCTTGGCTCCACGAACAAAACGAAACTCGGCTCACACGTGCTCTCCCCCAACGTGCCCGTGGAAACCAGTCTCCCCGTACACTCTCTTCTTCTTGGAGACATCCCATTCGAGATCATGGAGGAACTGTGAGCATCACCGACATTGTCTCCACCTACACGAACGTTAACGGCAGGCGAGAAAACCAAGACAGTTACGCGGCAGCACTGTTTGAGGCCGCAGGGCATACCGGCATAGTCGCGCTCGTCGCAGACGGTGTTGGTGGTGAAGGTCCCAACGGTCGCCTCGCGTCCATCGGCGCGGGGCAAACATTCCTCGACCTCGTAGCAGTCGGGAACGTCTCAGACGGGCAACTCGTCCAAGCTGTCGCCCGCGCACACCAGAAAGCGCGCGAAGCAGCCGGGAACACGACACTGACCGTGCTACGTGCTTACATGGGCCGTTACACCATCGTTCACGTCGGAGACTCGCGCGCCTACATGCTTAAAGCAGGTGCGCAAGCCCTCCAACTCACCCGAGACCACAGTAAGCTCGCTGAGCTACGTGAACGCGGCGTTGAAATCACCCCCCAGATTCACGCGAAATACCGCAGTAGCATCACTCGCGGCCTCGGCCACCGTAACAGTGAGAAAGCCCGACCCGACACCTACGTCGGGGAATACTCCGCTACCGACAGTTTCCTCCTATGCTCAGACGGCTTCTGGCACGAGTTCGAGCGAGAAAACAACTACCTCCCCGGTAACGCGCAAACCGGCCTTGAAACCCTCGCAGGAAGGGCCATCGCGAACGGGGAAAGCGACAACATCACAGCAATCCTCATCCAAGCCGGAGCACTCCTATGACCACGCCACGACAAGTAGGAACAACGTTCCTCCACGGGCGATACCAAATCGACGCGCTCATGCACGACGGCACGTTCAGCCGCGTCTACCGCGCCTACGACACGAAACTCCAAAAACCCGTCGCACTCAAAGAAGTCGCAGCCCCCGACGGCTCCTACCGTGGGCGACAACTCCTCCAAGCCCAGAAAGTCCTCGACAGTCTGAAAGCTGAAACCCAGCTCATGCAAGGACTCTCCCACGCAGGAATCCCCCACATCATCGACGTGCAAGACGACACCGAAACCCCCGGTGGGCTGTACAGCGTCCTCATGGACTTTGTTGCGGGAACATCCCTCGATAAGGTCGCGAAAAACGCTCCCGGTGGGCAACTCCCCGAAGATTTCGTCGTCTCCAAAATGACGCAGCTCGCTCTCATCTTGATCTACCTGCACTCACTGCCCGAGCCGATCATCTACCGCGATCTCAAGCCCGGTAACGTCATGCTCGACAACGGTGCGATCAAGCTCTTGGACTTTGGTATCAGCGAGCAGATCACCCCAAACAACTACACGAACCCCCAAGCTGTTGGAACTCGCGGGTACGCTCCCCCCGAACAGCGGACAACCGGCGCACCACTAGACCCGCGTAGTGACATTTATGCGTTCGGCATGACGATGTTCGTGCTCCTCACGGGCAGGCTCCCCCAAATGGATGGGCAGGGCCTCCCCCTCGGCCCAGTGAATGCGAGCGTCATCAACCCCAACGTGTCCCCCGCGCTCTCGCGCGTCATCGCACGGTGCGTTGCCACGCAGCCCGAACGACGCTACCAGTCCATGACGGAAGTCGTCGCCGCGCTATCGACCTACAAGCAGACCGACGAAAAGCACGTGAAAGCAGCGAAAAGCCGCGTGCGCGCGATCATCGCGTTCGCCGTGGCTGGCTTACTGTGCTTTGGTGGCGCTGGCGCGTCCCTCGCCTATGGGTACAGCGTGGAATCCAGTTCCTACACGGCCCTCGTTGCTTCCGCCGAGAAAGCTGGAACCGTAGACGGATGGGCGAAAGCCATTGAAGCTAAGCCCAGCGACATTGATAACTACTTCAATGCTCTCGACGCGGCAATCCAAGGGGACGGCGTTTTCACGTCACAAGAAGAAAGCACCCTCATCCCCCTCGTTCGTGACAACGTGAACGAAATCCAGAAGAACAAGCGCTACCCCGAACTCGCATACCGTATCGGAGAGGCATATTGGTTCTTCTACCAAGGGGACGGCGGGGCATCTGGCCTCACCTTGTCGGCACCGTGGTTTAAGGACGCTATCGACGGCGGATACAACACACAGCAGGCAACCGCCCTGTACAACCTCGCCTCATTCAACCGTGATATCGCATCAGCCGTGCAAACCGGCGGCGATACCGGCATGTACCGCACGTATTGGAACAACCTCACGGGCCTTGACACGTCCTCAAGTAGTGAAGTCATCCAACTCACGGTCTTGAACTATATTCTCGACTCGATCACGTCTAACCCGTATGGTCTTAAAAGCGACGGCGTGACGAAGGACGATATGGACAAGCAAGTGCAGCGCGCACAAACCTATCTCTCGCAACGTCAAGGCTTTAAGGCCGGTCGCCCGCAAGAACTCGCTAAAGAACTCGCAGGGAAGATCGACAAGACGAAAGCAACCATTGCGACGCTCTTCCAAGAGAACGGGGAACAGAAATGACGACCTACACGATCACCGCGCTCGTCCTCGTATTCCTCGCTCTCGCGTTCTTGTTCACGGCAGCGTTCCTCAGTATCCGCTGGGATCTTAAAGCCATGCGTAAACGCATTTCTGGTGCAACCTACCGTGATGCAGTCAGCGACATTACGCGCATGGTGCAAACCCAAAGCGCAACCGACACGTACACGCGGCTCGCGGCACGTAGCGCGGGTGAGCAAATGCCTCACCTGACAACAGGCAACCTTGCCACCACGACCGGGGACATCACGCCTCCGCCCGTCATCACTGTTCCGCAGCAAGAACCCCCACGGGTAGAACCCACGCTCCCGCCCGTCGCACCCCAGCCCGTGCAGGTACAGGCCATGCCCGAACCGCAGGTGCAACCCGAACCCAAGCCAACACCCATCCCAGTGCAAGAGGAGACCCCAAGCGACTACGAAGAACTCCCCACCTCATTCCTCGAAGCCCCACAAGGCGCAGGGAATGAAGAAGAACACACGAACTTCCTTGACGAAAGCGCTCACATAACCCCCGAAAACCCCCTTGAGCGCGTATTACTACTAGAAGAACTGTCCAGTTGGACCACAACAAACTAAAGGACAAACCAGACATGATGAAGTACTCGACGCGCACAACAGCGGCGCTCGCACTTTTCGCCACAGTCGCAACCACGCTGCCCGCGACCGCGCTACCCGCAACCACCGCGTTCGGCCTAGCGCCCGCAAGCGCCCCATCCACGCCGGAAACAGCGCGCACAGCAACAGACAACGGCGTGGTCGGCACCATTACCGACGTGACCCCCGACGCGCCAGCGGCCCCGCTCACCGCATACGCGCAGGCCCCCACGCTGAAGGTCAAGCTCACGCTCCCCGCAGGGCAAACCTTGTCCAAGGTCACGTTCAACGGTGATGAAAACCCGCTGCCCGTAGACGGTGATACGGTGACCGTAAACCTCGCTGACGCGCCCACTCAGCACTTCGATGAAGCGGCCATCGCCGTACACACCACCACGACCGCTGGCGGTCTGCCCAAGCGAGCGAACCTCAAGTGGACGCTGAGCACTGCTATCGGTCACATGTACGACACGATTGCCCCCACCATCAGCAGCGTCTCGGCCAGTGGGTGCGGAACCAACAACAGTGACGATTGTGAACTCTCCACTTCCGCTGTCACGTGGACTGTGCGCGTCAATGACGCGGCAACCCCCGGCTCATCCGGCCTCGCCCGAGCCGAACTGTTGAAAGATGGGAACAACGTTGTCCAGACCGTAGACATGTCCGGCAATACGGATAAGGTCGCAAGCCTGTCGATCACCGCTCCCGGCTCCTACAAGGTCCGCGCTTTCGACAACGCGGGTAAGGAATCCACTATTGACTTCCCTCAAGGTCAGGTCATTCCCCCGGACGCGGTGAACCCGGTTCTTGACCTCCCCGCGCAGGTTGCTGGCGCACGCGAAATTGACGGCGTGAAGTACATTACCGACCAGCTCACCGGCGACCTTGAGTTCAAGTTCCACGACGACGGTGCTCTCAAGCCCGCGTACATGACGTTCACTCTCGACGGCGTTGCTCTCACTCCCGAGCGAGCATCCGCAACCGAGTACAAGTTCAAGATTCCCCAGTCCACGATGGAAGATAAGCACGCTCACGTGCTCTCGTTCTCCGGGCATGATCGTGCGGGAAACACGGTCTCGTGGAGCGCGAACCTCGCGTATTCGCCCGCCCAGTCGGACTACAAGCTCACGACAAGCTCTAGTGACGTGTTCACCCCTACCCCGTGGGGCGTGTACACGAACAAGCACGGCATTAGCGTGACGTTCACTCCCACTGACGGTTCACCCATGCCGTACACGCTGAAAGACGCGAGCGGCGTGAACAATCAGGGCGCAGACCTCACTATCAACGGGGATACGCTCACTATCCGTAATGGTGACGTGGACAACGTTGAAGTCACTGTCCGTGACGCTGTAGGACGCGAAAAGCGCCTCAACGTTGGTGACATTCTCGGATGGCCCCATAAGCACATCTACTCGTCGAACGCCCCCACGTTCAGTCTCGACAGTGACAGTTACCTCCCGTATGCGAAGTCCCTCACGGATTTTGCCCCCAAGACGGCGACCATGCGTGACGCGAAGGGCATCAAGAAGTTCAAGGTGTCCGTTAACGGTATTACCCTCGCTGAGGGCAACCCGAGTGCGGAAGAAAACAAGCCTGTCCCCGTCAAGCAGGTGACCTTGGATTACGCGCGTGCAGCCGGACTACCTGACGGTACGTACCAGATCACGTTTGATGTCACTAACCTTGCTGGCGCGACCTCGACAAGCACTGCAACCGTCACAATTGACAGTACTGCCCCCGTGATTTCTGGGTTTACGATCACTGATCCGACGTATGCGCCCGGTAATACCATCGGCGGCTCTGACTCCCGTTATGGGTTCTTTGTCACCGGGAAAATGAAGGTCGCAGCGCACGTCACTGAAACCGGTTCCGGCGTAGATAAGATCACCTACACGCTCCGCTCCTCGGACGGCACCACTCACACTGTGGAAGCCGCCGAAGGTGCAACTATTGACATTCCTGACGGGTTCAAGGGATTCGTTTCAGCAGTGGCCTCCGACAAGGCTCGCAACCTGTCTCTCGTCGCCCAGCCTGACGGTCTCGTGTCTGAAAACGGGAACACGACCATCACCGCTAACGATGTGAACATTGCCCTCCCTGAGCCGGTTACTCACACCCGCAGTGGGCTTGGCTTGTACCGTGACAGCGTGAAGGTAAGCCTCGAAGCGAGCGCAGGCCACTCCGGTTTGCGTCACATCGCGTGGGGTATTGGCGCTGACACTCTCGGGGACGCGACCGTAGACATTGACGGCCACGTGTCCAACCCGCAAGTACACGTCACTCGCACAGACAAGAACCTCGTCACCGGCATCACTATCCCCCTCGAAGTGAACGGCGACCACGAGAACACTGAAGCGTGGGTGCGCGTAGAAGATAACGCTGGCGGCTCCGCCGAGAAGCGAGTCCAGTTCTCTATCGACGCTACCGCCCCCGAAATGAGCGTCACGTTCGACGTGAACAACGCGAACAACATGTACAACACCGACCGCCACGCGACGATCAAGGTGCTGGACGCGAACTTCAGCCCCGACCTGTTCAAGATCAGCGGGCAAGCCGGTGAGCTTGGCGCATGGACCCAGACCGGGGACATGTGGACCAACACTATGACGTTCGCTGACAACCGTGACTACGAGTTCTCGCTGGACGCTTCCGATACCGTGGGCCACGCGGCTCAGGGCTTCCATTCTGAGCAGTTCACGGTCGATAAGGTTCCCCCGGTTATCGCAGTGTCGTGGAACACGTATGACGCGCGTTCTGGCCGCTACTACAACCAGCCGCGTAGTGCGACAGTGACCATCACTGAGGACCACTTCGACCCCTCGCTCGCGCGCTTTACGGGAACGGGCCTTGTCTCCGGCTGGTCGCACGCGGGCAATATTCACACGGCCACCGTTTCATTCCCTGAAGGCGTGAACACGTTCGGCGTGACAAGCTCCGATCAGGCTGGGAACGAGTCGAACGCGGTGAACGAACCAGAGTTCGTTGTCGATACGACGAAGCCCGAGCTGTCTATTGAAGGCGTGACTCAGGGAGCCGCTTACTACCAGACCCCTGAGATTCGCTTGTCCTACTCGGATACGAACCTTGATCTCGGTAGCCTCTCGGTCACTCTCACGGGACGTAAAGGCACCACATTCAAGGTTCCTGTCGTTAACGGTCACCTCGACTTGTCTGCCATTCCCAATGAAGCCAAGTCCGACGACCTTTACACGATGGACGCAGCCGTATCCGACCTCGCGGGCAACAGCAACACAGCTAAAGTCCAGTTCATCTTGAACCGTTTCGGCTCCACCGTTGACGTTGAAGGAACGTCCTACCAAGGCAAGTACGTGAAGGCCCCTATCGACGTGGACCTGAGCGAAATCACCGTTGAAAAGCTCCGCGATGACAAGCTCGAAATCCGCGTCACCTTGAACGGTAAGACCATCGAGGTACCCAAGAACGCCGTGAGCGTCACCGTTACCGGCGGCGAAAACGGAGATTACGTGTACCACTACCACGTGGACAAGAGCGTATTCAAGGAGGACGGCGCGTACACGGTTCAGGTGTTCTCCCAAACCGAGGGCGGCAAAGACCAGCTCTCGCGCCTGTCCTACTCGTTCGTTGTCGATAGCGTCAAGCCCGAGATTCAAGTCAGCGGCATCACTGACGGCGGCTCGTACCGTAAGACTCAGGTCACTGCCACGGTAACGTTGCGTGACATGACCGCAACGGAACTCGTCGCAACCCTCGACGGTAAGGACATGAAGGCAACCAAGAGCGGGGATGACACGTACACGCTCATCATTCCCCAAGCCGCGTCCGCGCATAATGTCCACTTCAAGGCAACCGATCAGGCTGGCAACGTCAGTGAGGTCACCGTGAAGGACGTGTACGTGAACGCCTCGTGGTTCCGTCAGGTTCTTAACTGGACGGGCCGTCACATCGGTATCGTTGCGGGCGGATTGTTCGGCGTGATGGCCCTCGTTGCGGGTTGGATTCTGTTCGCGGCCCGCAAGAAGCGCGGTGATGATGAAGAGCAAGCGTGATATACATGCGTGCGCATCGCGTAACATCATGTTTTAGACGATAAAAACATGATGTAACCGCATACACCATGCTCATGCCTATGGTAGGCTACGAAGTGAGGCAGGTACCGGCAACCAGCAAGTCCAGCCGGTACCTGCCTCAACTCATACCAAACCAAACCAATAACGCAGACCATAGGAAACGATGCTTACCCCGCAGGTGCGCGAAAAGCGCACAATCAGCACCCTGACGTATATCGGGCGTTACAAGCTCGCGTTGACGCGCTTGTACTCCCATTACGTTCAGGCTCTCCCCTATGCGTGGGATGAAGCGGCCCTATACCAAACACTCAATGACCTAGCGCCCGTCTGCGCATGGAAGCTCGACGGCACCGCAACACTTAACCCCCGCCACCTCCGACTCACCGCGCGAGCAGCACTCGACGAAATGTTCCCCATAGACGGGGAAAACAAAGACATTCTCACCTACATTTGCGAAGCGGCTTTTTGGCGTGAACTCCTCGTTGAAACCCTCGAAGATGAAGCCGGGGAAAAGAGCAGGCTCAAACGCTATACGGAAAACGACGCGAACCTGATCTGGGTTACTGAAAACCGCACGTTCGGGGAAGGAATGCCCGTGTTCCACTCCATGTGGGACATTCCAGACATCCAAGCCTTGTTCTTTGACACTATCGGTAAAGACAATCAGTCTCTCCAAGACTGGGTGAACGCCCACCCCAAGTGGGACATGTGGAACAGTCTCGACGGAGAGTACAACATGGGCCTCGACCACCCGGTGACGCGGGCCTCTGTCGAATGGATGAACCTCACCGGTAAGTCGTGGACCAAATGGGTGGAAGCCTACTACCAAAATCGTGACCTCCAACTCGGTAACCTCACCCCAGAGGGCTGCTGGTACACGACGGGCGGCTACTGGCAGATTGACCCCACGCGGGGACGCGAACTCGTAGCGTTCCCCGCCCGCGCGTCCACACTCCCCTCGGCTGACCTGTTTGGAGAACCCCCGTTCGTCAACATGGGCCTCGTGGGAAACCTGAGTTTAGGCCCTATTTCACTAGAACTTGGCAATTTAGAAGTATCCGTTAAAGACCTCGATTTAACGGGGGAAAGCGGTGACGCGGAACCGGTAGACGATCTACCTATCGAGTTCCGACAGGTCACTGTTCCCCCTCAGTCTGAGGATGACAGAATCATCGTTTACACGATGCCCGTTGAAGCAACAGAGAGGCAGTATGCGTCCCTTAACTACTGACACCCAGCTCCCGGCCCTCAAGGTGAGCGACACGGCCTCTAAGCGCCTCCTAACGCCCGCAGCGGCCCACAACGATAAGAAGGACACTCAGGCGCTCCTCAAGGCCCAAGAAGCCGTCCTCGACGTTCAAGCACGCCCCTACGGTGAAGCCACAGCGCTCCTACGCGGCGAGTTCTACTTCCTTGAACGCAACAGTGGAAGCCTCGTCGGACTCCCAACCGGGTTTGTCCCCCGAGCCACCGCGCCCGTCGGCTCCTACTACTACGAAGCCATGAGCGCGCTCCTCGGCCAAGTATTGGAAGGAACCTACGCCGGGTTGTTCACGTGGGCGGACATGGCTGAACCCGTCCTCGCTTTAGAACGCGACTTGTTGAAGTGGGCGTTCATGTCCTCAAAGCGCCGTGAAATTGTCGCCCAGTCTCTCCAAGGCCAACTCAACGCACTCATCGAGAGTGGAGTCAGGTGCGCGACCCTCGAAAACGCTACAGACAGTGAAGCTCTCAGCTTGGCGTACTACCGCAGGGAAGAGTACACGTTCAGCGCGTGGGTGGAAGGAATGTCCACCGGGGAACGACCTATTCCCCTGCCCATCCTCGCCGCTATCGCACTGTCCCACCACGACTACACGACAAGCGAGCAAGTCATCCGATTCTTGCAAACCCAAATGGCGATCACCGAATACAGGAAGGACTAACCCCATGACACCAGAGGAATTGAAGAAACAAACCGCGTCACTATACGTGGCGCGCCTCGTCGAACACGACCTGCCGGGAATCGCAGCCGAAGAACAAGGCAGCGTCCCCGAACTCGTAGAAGCCCTCGAAGTTCTCTCCCCTGAAGCGCGCATCGACCCGCGAGCGCAGCTACGCGACAAAGCGTGGGAAGAATACCTCGAAGAAAGCCGCAAACAACGTAGATACGGGCGACTCACCCCCAAGCCCACCCAAGCCACGCGAGTGAAAGTGAGCCACTGATGGACGACGATTTTTGGAACAAGGTTTCGGGAATCTCTGACGACGGTGACGACGAAGAAACATTCTCTGAACCGGGTTTTTCAGACGATACCGACGACGCTGGCGGGGACGAACCCTACTTTCCCCGCGAAAGCCCTATGCGTCGCAGGCGTTACGCGGAGCGCGCCGGATACGGTGAGGAAGATGAACCCTACCGGCCTCGCTATTACTCGGAAGAAGCCCCGCAGGCCAGTGCGGCACCCCAACCGCAGCAGGCCCCACAGCCCGCAGCAGACCCCGCCCCGGTTGCAGACCAGTCCCAGCCGAACGAGCCGGGCAAGGTTATCGCTTTGAGCTTGGGAGTGATCGCAGCGTGCGCGCTCCTCGCAACATGCTTTGTCGCAGTGAAGAACCATCAGGTGACGCAAGACGCGGCTCCGAGTGTTGTTGTCACCGAGTGCGCGTCCCCTACGACACAAGCCCCCGCAACGACTCCTACGCCTACTCCTAAGCCAGTAGAAACCACTCCCACGCCCACAGTCACCCAGAGCACTACCCCGAGTGTGAGCGCGTCACCGCAGCCCGCGTCCCCGACCGACCGGGCCAGCATCGACCCCGACTCGCTACAGTTCTCTGAACCTAAGACCGTGACGGGCCTCGTGGTATCGAAGTCGATCATGGAAACCGGCGGGAACCTCATGTTCACCGTCCACCTGTCAGTCCCAGACAGTAATCGGCCAACGATTAACTACGTTGTGCCCAAGGGCCAGTACGACGGCTATAAGTCCGGGGACATCATCGAAGTCACCTACCGAGTAGACCAGCACGGTAACATTGCCATTATCCGATAATTCAGGCACACCACGTTCCTGTAAGAAAGAAAGCATCAGTTAAAACATGGAAAAGTTCGCACTCTCTGACAGCGTGTACTTGAAGGCCCTCCTCGTGGACCCCTCGCGCGCGCGACGCGGCGCAGAACCCAACATCGTTGGATACCGCTTCCACGCCACCCGAGACCTGCCCCGAGTCCCCGACTTTTGGACCACTGGCGCGTTCAGCCTCAACAACCTGTACGACTACGCAAATCAGGACCAGTGGCGCACTGTCAACGCGGGTGAAGATTTTGACCTCACCTTGTATGAACTCATCATCTTTGCGTCCCTGCCTGAAATCAGTTGCTCTATCGACGGCCAGAACCCCGACATCGGCGTAGAACAGCACGTGTCTGTTGTCTTGCGTGAACGCGGCGGCATTCCCGCCGTGAAGCTCGCTCCCGCACGCGGCAGCGGATTCAGGTCTGTGCGCTCTGTCTACCCGAAGGTCAATGTCCTCACGTGTGAGCGCATTCCCCTTGACGACGCGGTTGGTGCAGTCAACATTCGTGTGGAGCGGACTTTAGCTCCCGAGTTTGAGGGGACGAAGTTCGCTCCCCTCGCCGCTCGACGTGGCCCCTACTCGGCTGGCTCTGCGCGAACCCCTGAAGAACGCAGGCGCGCGCTCGCGGAAGAAGCAGCCGATAAGCTCGCGGACTATGCGCGCAATACGCTGGGTATTACCCTCCCAGACGTTGACTGACCAAACGTTTCACTAGCAGTAACCCAGTTCTTCCACGAAAGGCACCAGCCGTGAAAACCATCATGCACAAGGTGGCAGCGCCCATGCTGTCGGCGGGCATTGCCCTAACAGCGTTCGTCGGTCTCGCTCAAACGTCCTACGCGGCACAAACCCCCGTTGACACGGGGATTGTCCGAGTGGACTACACGAGCGACGCAGACACGACACCCGCCCCGCAAGCACCCACCCAGCAGGCGACACCTCAGACGGGCCGCAGCCCTATGAGCGTTGACCTGCGCTCAAACCCCTCACGTACCCCGCTCGTTAAGACCGACGACAAGTACAAGAAGGACTTAGAGTTCCTGAAGGGCGGGGCGATTGACAAGCAGAAGTTCCACGAAGGTTATGCGGGCGGAAACGCTACCTTGTGGTGGATTAGCTACGTCGTTGGCTGGCTCGTCGCGCTCGTCTTTGGCTCGTTCGCGCTCATTACGATGATCGACCTCGTGTACATCAACTTTGGCTTTACGCGCTCGTTCCTTGGTGGCGGGCACAACGCCTCCGGCGGTTCACCCATGCCCGTTGGCGGTATTGGCGGTATGGGTGGCCCCGCGCCAATGTCCTCATCATCTGGCGGCAAGCAGGGCATTACGTGGGTGACCTCAGACGCAATCAGTGCAGTGGACCTCGCAGAAACCGGCGGGCAAGTGCAAATGCCGGGTGCTCGCGCTAACGGCTCCGCTAAGAGCGCGGCAATGATCTACGCGCGGAAGCGTTTTAAGACGATTATTGCCACGGTTGTTGTCATCGTCCTGTTCGTGATCGGCAGCTACGTGCAAGACCTCGGTCTTAACCTTGGCGCGGTCCTCGCGAACCTCGTTGACTACCTCGTCGAAGTCACGATTGGACACTAAGCCGTGTGGATTGTTGATTACATTAAAGACAGGTTCTTCCGAGTCTCCACGGTCAGTGCTGACGCACAGAAAGCTGCTGCTATCGTCGCTGACCTTCTGAAAACCTTCCAAGAAGCCAACATTAAGCCCGGCGACACGTTGCATATTCGTATCGACCGAGACGTTCTCGCTTATGCGATTGAAGCGTTCTATGACCCTGTAATCACGCAGAACTACATCATCGAGCAAAGCGAAAACGACCCTACTGAGTTTCTTGTACAAACAAGGGAACTACTTTGAGTTTCATTAACGTAAACATGCGGGAAACAGCCCAGAAAACGGGTGTTCCCATCGTCCAGGTTGAGGACATGTTGACCACCTACAGGCAGTGGACGCTCGATAGGGTGCCCAAGGGTGGGGAAACCGTTTCTTATCTTGGGCTGGTTGAAATGTCTTGTGGGCCAGCGAACTATGGTCTGGCGCATCGTCAGCCTCTCGCGGCCCAGTACAAGCAGTTCGCCCGCGAAAACGGCTACAACGTCCACAAGGCGGAAACGGTGCTCTCCTACTATGCGCAGACCTGCCTAGAGGCCCTAGAAGCTGAGAAGAAGCTCGTCTTGCGTGGTGTTGGTGTCTTTAGGATTACCGACGACGGGGCGCTCCGGTTCCTCCGCAGTGCTGTTCATGGGCAGGAAGGCTACGACTACCGTTGCGAAGTCAACAAGGGTATTCGGCAGCGCTACAACATGGCCCGCAACGAAGAAGAGGACGGTGAATAGCATATGCAGGGCGTAACACACCGCGCGGGCGGCGTAACAGCGTGCCTCGCAGGCTACTCACTCCTCGTCTACAGTGGCTCCCCGCTCGTCGCAGCAGCCCCCGTAGCCTCCCTCGCGTGCCTCTATCCGTTTGCAGTATGGGGAGCAACAGCCTCCGACCTCGACCATGCTCCCGGTGGGCTGTGGGACGAACTCAAGCCCATCGGGCAGCGCTCAGGCCAGTCCCTCCCCTCGCAAGACGTAGTGTCACGCGCAATCAGTCACGTCCTACACGCCACTAAGCCCCTACGCGGCGTATTCCCCAAAGGAAGCCGCGCAGCTCAGCTTGTGAGCGTCCTCGACTGTAAGCACCGCTCGTGGCAGACACACAGTGAACTCCCACTAGCGGTAATCCTCTATTTCCTGTCAAAACTCGACCCGACAACGGGGAACCTCAGCTCGGCTTTGACGCAGCTCATACTCATGGGTATTGGCTTTGGTCTCGTCGCGCACCTTATTCTGGATTTACTCACACCAGAAGGACTACCGTTCGCAACCGGCTTGTTCATCAACAAGTTCATCTTGCGTAAGCATGTGCTCCCCGAACGCATCAAGATCATTCCCCACGTCCCCCCAACACAAAAGGGAAAGCCCGGATTCTTCTCAACGGGCGGCACATGGGAAACAAAGATCGTTTTTAATGCGTTACATGCAATCAACATAGTTCTTTTAATTGTGACTGTTGCTAAGCTCGCGGGCTTTGCTCTCCCATCTCTAGTGGTCTGAACCGGAAAGGAAACCAAACGAAAATGACTACGACTCTTGCGGTGAGCAGGCGAGACCAGTCTCGTCAAGCGCTCTACCGTTCCATGATTCTGACGACAATCCTCGCGATTGTCCTCACTCTCCTGACCAGTGTCGGCGCGTTCGCAGCCAACAAGGACGCTTCCGATCAGGCAGACCAAGCGTTGCGCACGACTGTCAGCAAGGAAGTCCAGGGCAACAAGTACGCGCTCGAAGGTGGCGGCACCGTTAACGGTAGCGACCTGATCGACACTGAAGGCAACGTCAACGAAGCCATGTTCGGCAGGCTCACTGGCGACGCTCGCACCAAGTTCGCAGGTGACCTCCGCGCTCGCACTGAGGTTTACACGAACCCGCAGGCACGCGGCTACGATGACTCGCTTTCTAAGAGCGACGGCGTGACCAAGGAAACCGCGTCCAACTGGATTAGCCAGTTGAAGAACACCAGCGGTATGGCAACCGCGTGGACGAACGCGATCAACAGCTCCTACAACCCCGTTGACTTGGAGAACGGTCGTAACGCGATCTTCCCGCTCCTCGGTGGTATCTCGACCGGTTCGGGTGCCCTCGTGTATTTCGTGATGGCGCTCGTTTCGTTCCTGTGGGTATGGAACCTCGCTATCCTCCTTGTCCTCTCGGGCTTCATTGGTAGCGGCGGCAAGGTCGGCACCGCAGTGTCGAAGGTCGGCTACTTCGCTACCCGCGCATTCGAGAAGGGTAACCAGAACAGCAAGAACCCCCTCCTGATTCTCGTGAAGGAAATGGGTATCACCACGTTCGTTGTGATCTTCATTGTCACTGGCGTGACCAGTGGAATGTTCTCCAAGTTCTTCGCTTGGGCAATCGACGTGATTACTTCAATCGGTCAGGGTATCGGCTGATTTTCCTCGCATGGCTTCCCCGGTTTGGCACAGGAAACTGGGGAAGCCATGCGGCTACCCGATGTAGGTGAAAGCTCCACTCCCATGAACACACAAACCAGAACGCAACGACTCCCCCGCATCATTCTCGCCCTCCTCCTCATGGTGGGCGGCTTCCTCATGTCCAGCGTCCCCGCACACGCTGATGACACCGTGAAATCCGTGGTCGCTATCGCCCAAAACGACGCAAACATTCAAGGCATCGTCTCTATCAGTAACGACTCGCTGAAAAAGCGCAGCATCAACATCCTCGAATACGACGCTAAAGCCGGTACGGTCAGTTTCGACTACGCGACCTACAACCAGCTCACGAACACTGACAAAACAAAGTTCATGCAGACCGCGCTCAACGCCACAGCACAGAGCGGCCTCGCAACCCCCCGCAAAGCAAAGCTCTACAACTTCATCAAGCAGCAAGACACGAAGATCACGAAGAGCATCGACACCGTTAAGGCAGAAGCCTCCGGCAACCAAGACCAAGCACTCACATTGGCTCGCCCGTGGCTCGCTCCCGTCGGAGTCCTCCTCGGCGCTATCGCGCTAGTCGTTGAAGCCCTCATCTACCTGTCAGCCCTCCTCGACATGGCATACCTAACTTTCCCCGGCGTACAGTCCTACCGGGAAAACGGCGGGAAAATCAGGTCGAAACTGTTCAGTAGCGCCGCGATCAACGCGGCCAGTGAAGGCGCAGCAAACGGGCGCAACCCAATGACCTACTGGGCGATGAAACGCCTCCCGGTCCTCATGGCGGCGTTCTTTGTTACCGCGCTCCTCGTATCCGGTGGCCTCCTGACCGTCATGGGATGGGTATTAAAGATGTTCGACGCTTTCATGGGAATGTTCTAAACGTAGAAGTTTCCGCGCGACAAACCTCTAAACCAGCAAAGGCATAAACCTAATGAATATCACCGCAAAAAATGCTCTACGCATGGCCCGTAAGGGTGCTGTGCGCATCGTGACGGCTACAACCGCTACCGTTATCGCACTGGGGATGGTGATCGTCCCCGGTGCGCTCGCGGACGACGCGCCCACGGGCGGTAGCGCGTCGAGTCGTACCGCAGCGGTCATTAACCTTGCGAAGAATAAGAGCCTCGCTGATTCCGGTGTCGCGAACCTCAAGCCAGAAGAACTACGTATTCTCGGCACTTACGTGTCGAACTTCTATGTCCCGTTCCAGAGCCAGTTCAACTACAACGGCAGTATCCAAAAGAAGGACAAGGAACAGCAGGACAAGACGAAAGAAAACATGACCACGGCCCTACAGAACACTGTGGGCATGAGTAAGGATGCTGCGGAAAGCGTCGCGAACTATGTGATTGGGAACGTCTGGAAGGGTGGCTCAGACCTCCAATTCGCTTACACGGACGGCGACTATGCGTCCGACGCTAACTGGACGACCGAGAACTATCCGACGGACTGGCGCACGTTCCTCGCTATGGTGTCTGGCGGTGCTGGCGGTGAGGATGTCACGGGCGATACGGTGCTTCCTAAGAACTCCCCCGCTTACAAGGCAAAGTGGAACGCTCTCGTCTACAACGCGGGCGGTAAGACTATCCCCGCGTTCGTGTGGGGCCCCTCGGGTAAGAACCTCACCCCTAGCGTGATTGCCCTCTATCAAGCGCTCTCAATGGCAAACCTCAAGCAGGGATACGGCTCGTCCCTCATCGACCTGTACCAGAGCGACCTTGACTTCACGAAGGGTGCTGACCAGCAGGGCGATAATGTTGACATTGAAGCCGTCAAGAGCGCCTTAAAGGACGCAAGCAAAGCTATCTCAGTTACCGCATACAGCGGGAAAATGGCAATCAGCCCGTTCGGTGACCTCGTGTATCGTGGCCCCAACCACACGTGGGTTGCCATCCCCGCGTCTATGAACCCCTCCACGTGGATGAAGGTTGACGGCTCGAACATCTCCAAGCCGGGCGGCGCATACAACACCGTCAGCTTCCAAAACCTCGTGCTCTCAAACCAAGCCGTCCAGTTGGGAAGCGCATCGAGCGGACAGAGCACGTTCAACCTTGAGTACGCACAAAAGCACATCGTTGAAAGCCTCGTTGACGCGCCGGAATACAAGCCGCGTGGAGCATTCCATGCGCCCGTTCAGGTCGGAACAAGCAATTGGAACTTCCCGAACGACAAGTGGGGCGAGGACTCGTGGGATGCATTCTTGGACGGCGTTAAAACCGGTTGGGGGGAACAGCTTAAAAAGGCTGGCCTCAACGATATTTCAGCCGGACTCTTTGCCGATAAACGTAACACTATGAACATGTTGCGTATCGGTGGAGATGTAACCACTGGCGACGTGGGTTCTAACGCGGTTGCAGACCTCATGTGGGTTGGCGCTCACCCGAGGAATAACTCAGACCCCGTGAAAACTGTGAACAAGATGGTCGTCCTCGACGACATTCAAGCATTCAAGGGTGATGTCCCCGCTGACGGCATGTATCAAGACGCTATCGGCAGTGACGGTAAGCCGTTCGCTAAGGCCCGAGACATTGACTCTAAGACCATTTCGAGCGCGTGGGAGAAGGTTCTCGACCCCTCGTCGAACCTCACGCAGATCGCATCCTCTATGCCTAAGCCGACCGCTGTAAGCCTCTACTCCTCCTACGTGCTCGCAGCGTTCGGTGACACCAGCGCACTGCAAAAGCTCGGCTGGAAGTACAACAGTGACCTGCCGCCCGTTCAGTCGAACTTGAAGCTCACTGTCGATGAGCAGACCGCAGCGAACGAGAAACTAGCGAACTTGACTGACTACTCGCTTGCACTGTTGTCTCCGAATTGGAGCCACACGGCCTACAAGTCGCAGCTCCTCACGATGATCGCCGGTAGCTTCATGCTCCGCTGGCACTCAGACATGACGGGCACGCAGACTATCGGCGTGAATCAGGGAACCACGAAATACGTCGGTTTCGCTGGCTACGTGTCCACGCCGAACCTGCATGACTTGTCGTGGACTGACTCGATTGTGACCTTGTACAACCGGTACTTGTCGTACATGCTCGTGTTCGTCGCAGCGATGCTCGGCGTGTTCGCTCTCGTGCAGATGGTTTCCATCCGGCGAGCGGTCATGAGCTTCATCATTTTCTTCATCGTCGCAGCGGGCGCTATCCCCACGTTGAACTACGTGATCGACCAGACGAACGCTTACAGCGGTAAGGTTCTCAGCGAGAAGTTCACCTACTGGGCGCTCGTCACCCATCAAGCGTATTCGTCTGAAATCGACAAGGCCGCTACCGGTGACGATTACGGGAACTACCTGCAAACCGTGTTCAATAACGCAGCCGACATGTCCGGCTGGGTGAGCGACGGTAGTGACGGGAAAGAAAACGAGATTTCTAACCGTGGTGGGGAGAACATTCTCCTCAAGTGGCAGTCCCCGAAGAAGCGCACCGCTGTCGAGTTCGGTTCTGACCTGAGCCGCGCTGTCGCTTCCTCTGACTCCCTGTCTCGCCTGTTGAAGTCCTCCACGCAGAGCGCATACGGCGGTGAAACGTTCCTGAGTGACCCGAACTCGACGTACCTGTACCGCTCCTACGTGGATATCGCTAACCAGTCCCGCTACACGTACCTCGGACTCTCTAAGACCCGTGGTGACGGTAAGGCCGCGTACAACAAGACTCCTGACATGAGTACGTGGACTGAAAGCATGAAGGACGCTTACGACAAGTACCCGGACACGTTGACCGCATACGCGGGCACTGGATACGCGAACAAGCCCTCCGGTAACAGTGACCCCACAACCCTGTCGTACATCACGCCCGTCATGGCTTCCAAGATCGTTAACGACCATATTGGTGACGCATCGAAGCTCGACAACCTCACGTATGGTCAGAACGTGGGTATCCCAACCGGCGCATACCAGTTCAGCCTCGGCGTGTACACGCAAGGCAAGAGCGCGCGCGACCAAATCAAGGAACAAAACCCCGCTGGCTACAACCCGGACAACGAGCCGTACACGGACGCTGACTACAACAGTCTCGGCGCGTTCGGATTGTTCACGGAGTCCCCGTACTACCACTTCTCGTGGTACAACTTCGACCACGGACTGTCAGCCGCGCCGAACGCCTCTAACGGCTGGAAAGACATGCTGCTGTCCGCCCCAGATCAGGGGTACTTCTACAACAACAAGTCCGGCGATAAGGACGCGGACGCGACCATTGACAATAACGGGGAGTTGAAAGACTACCTCGGCATGAAGGAACTGTTCACCTACACGATTCCTTACCTGAAGGCCGCTAACAATGTCGTTGTCGAATACGACAAGAAGTACAGTCTGCGCACCTACAGTAACCTCCCGTTCGAGCCGGGCCATGATGATGAGTACAAGGACAACCCCGAGAATCGCCAAAAGTACTGGCAGAACGTGAACGTTTCGCAGCTCGCGGCGATGTACAGCCCGTGGGTAGACCAAATGTACGAGGCCGGTTACGCGGCTCCGACGAAGGTCTATGCGAACGGCGTGACCTACACGGTGAAAGACCCCTTGAATCCGGCTTCCTACCCGGCTGAGCGTCCGATGGTGTTCTCCCCCTCCGAGATGACTGCTTACGGTCTCACCGAGTCTGACCTGACTCCCGTTGAGTCTCGCATCATGCGCGTCTTGCGGAACACTAAGACCCCGTTCTTGGACTTGTTGAACTACTACACGTTCCAAGACAACGTGCTCAACTCGTCTGCCGCGATGATGACGACTTTCGAGTTCAACCAAGTGTTCTCAGACGCTACTGTTTTGGGCGTTCAGACCGGCAGCCAGCTCTACCCGCAGGCATATGAGTTGAAGAACTTCAGCTTTGACGCTTACATGCGCCTGATGCTGGCGAACTCGCTGCAAAAGCCCGCATTACTGTCGTCGAATGATACGAACTTCTACCAACAGGTCATGCAAGAGTCGTCGATCACGACCGCTATCATGCTCCTCGCGGTGGACGTGACAAGTATCTACGTGGTCCCGCTCCTCAAGTACGGTGCGATCATCGCGATTGTTTTGGTAGCGATCTTGCGGTCTATGGCCTCCGCGTGCCGCGTGAGTGACGAGAAGGCAACAAGTGGACTGTGGAAGCATATTCTGCGGCCTATCCTCGCTATCGGCGTGATCGGGTTTATCCACGTCGGCATTATTTCCCTCCTGATCGGTAGTCCCGCGAGTGGCGTGACCGGCCAGTTGGGTAGCAGTATGGCTGTCGGTGACCCGGTGTTGCTCCTGCTCATTGTCGCTGCGGTGAACGTGGCTATCTCCATCGTCTATTTCATCCTCTTGCGCGCGTCTACGAAGGAAATTGTCGCGTCCGCTAAGGTCATTGGTTCCAGTCTTGCGGCTGCGGGTTCAAGCCTCGCTGGCATGGCACGTAGCGGCATGAGCCGTATGCGTTCGTTCGGTGGTGGCATGGCGGCTGGCGCTGGCGTTGCTGTCGCGGCGGGCCGTGGTGCTGGTAGCGCGGCGGTTCGTGGCGCTCAGGGTGTTTCTAGTCGCGTGAAGGCCGCTACCGCTGTCCACGCTGAGTCGGACGAGCCTCGCGATAAGACGAAGGCCGCTGACTTCAATAAGCAGACCCTTAAGGGCGATAGTGCGAATGACCCGGCGAAGAAGAAGGAAAAGAAGCAGGTCATCGAATCGAGTATTTCTAAGGGCCGTAGGACCATTCAGTCGAACGCTGATTCTAAGAAGGCGTAACCGTGCTGATCGCGTTCTTATTGTTCATCCTGTCGCTGGGACTTAAATGCGCGTCCTTAGCTTCCAGAGCAGCGTTTAACGTCGCTTTGGCGGCTGGGGGCGAGCAATCCCCTAGTGGCGTGCTGCGAAGTGCTCGTGCGGGCGTGTGGAAGCTCCTACGGTTCTTTTCGCGCCTCGTGGATGCTCTGAACGCTCTGATTGTCGCCTCGTGGTTGACGTTCGTTGCCGCTGTCATGGCAGCGCTCCTCGCAGTGAACACAAGCGTGTTCCTCCTGACTCAAGACCCTGAAGTACTCAAGCAGCTTGGTTCCACGTCGGCTGGCGTGAAGAGCGGCCAGAAGGGCGGGAACCAAGGCGGAGAGTATTCCAGTGGGCAAGGCGTACCCGCTGTTGCAGCGTCCCCTAATCAGATTGGCTTAGCGATTGTTGCTAACGCGAAATGGGCAAGTAGCCAGAAAAACTACACCTACGACTGGGGCGCTCGCGGGCCAAACGGTTACGACTGTTCCGGCTGGGTGTCCGCTCTCCTCCTCATGAGTGGGTGGACGATGGACGGCTCCGGTAAAGCCGTGCAGCTTCCCGCTGACCAAGACCGCGTTGTCGTCGGCAAGTCGAGTGCCGATCAGGTGACAAGCAAGCTCTCAGCGTCGTCTGGCACATTCCGCGCGGTGTCCCGCCCGTTCAACGGTGACGTGAACTCCCTGAAGCCGGGAGACATTATCAGCGGCCCCGGCCACGTGGGTGTCTACATTGGTGACGGGTGGATTAGCCACGCTTCCACGCAAGGCGCTCACGTGAAGAAAGGCCCCTCGGCTGACTCTGAGGATATTTCCGATGTTGGCTTCCAGCAGGGGTATTTGACGCAGTGGGTGACGCATTATCTCCGGTTTGAGTGACCACTAGAAGCGTATAGCTATACGCGAATGGAGGCGCAGATGCATAAAAGGCTCAAAATGCACGGGGCCGAGACCTCGGATAGCGCATATATGGCGCATAGTTACGCGCAGAGTTCATCCCGCCCCGTATTGAAGCCTCTCCCAAAGGAAAACCCCTTGTTACGCACCCGGCCATACTCCTATAAAATAGGTACACTATAGGCTAGTATGTTTAATAGACTCAACGAACCATCACATCAACCGAAAGCATAAGAATGAGCGACAACCTCACAGACCAGTACGACTACCATCCCCGCACCGGGGATGAAACCCTGCGCATCCCCCTTGGCCTAGAGTTTCAGCCCGCAACGACAATGGCTGACTCAAAACACCAACGCCGCATCGCAGCGATGATCGCCTTACCCGTGACCGCCGTTGTCTGCCTCGCCTGCCTCGCGTGGGTTCCGATGGCCGCGCTCATCAAAGTCCCCCTGTTCCTCGCAGTCATTCCCCTCGCTGTCCTCTACGCTTGCCGTTTCCTCCTCCTCGACGAACGCACCGTGCGCCGCGCATGGAAAGGCATGAACGAACGAGACCTCATCATGCCCGAAGGCAAACTCTGGGGCATTTACCGCATCGACGACGACGCTCCCTACATCTGCTATTTCGTCGGCGGACAAATCGGCATCTACCTCCTCGCCCACAAAGGCATGACCGTGGGCCGCACACTAAGCCGAGACGTAAACGCAAACTGGGACGGATTGGCAGACGCATACCAAGAAGCCGGGAAACGCAACATCACCGTCCGACACATCGACTTCATGGGCACCCTCGACGACCGGCCACGCTTTGAGCGCATGTACACCGACCTCGCACAAGCCCCCAACGAGGACTTCCGTAACATCGGGACCGCGATCATCTCGAACCTCGAAGAAGAACAACGCGGCTCCCGCACCCCCAGTGACGTGTTCTGCCTATCAATGGATGCTTCCCGCGCGTCCGCAGAAGCCCTCATCGAAGGCTACCGGGCATTCTCTTCCATCCTCATTAGCCGGGGTAACTGGATGAGCGTCCAACCCCTTGATCGCACGCTCCTCGGTCAGCTCACCGAAACGATCTACGGGATTGACAACTTCTCTGTCGCAGACGCACTCAACAGCTCCGTTTCTGCTTCCTACTCTGGCAGTATTCACCCGATTTACGTGGAAACAGCAGGCGGACAAAAGCGTTATATCAGTGACGAAACTTCGCGAGGAAAGGTTACTACGAAGTGAAGATTTGCATTATTGCGGACATGTCGCCCGAAAAGGTACTCAATTTTGCGCGCGGCAACGCTGACGCAGCAGAGTTTTCCGCATACCACACCATCAAAGAGTTCTATGAAACCATTGCGATCAAGAACGAGTCTTTCGACCGTATTCTTGTCCTCGCAAACGAGGAAATCGCAGCAAGCGAACTACGCCTCCTCGACACGTACCTCGCAGACGCGCAGCGTGAAAACGTGGTCCAGCAGATCGACGTGATCTGTTTCGCGCAGAACGAGCAGGTCGCACTAGGGTTCGTTCGCGGCATCACCTACCCGCTGGCGTGCGCATTGGAGTCCACCGCATTGTCGTGGCCCCAGTTCTTTAAGGACGCTGGCTCACTGTCGTTCGTTGAGTTTCAAGACGCTCACAAGACGTACAGTAACGAGCTGCCCACCATCACGTCGCAGGCCCCTGAAGAAACCCGCCAGTACGCTGCCCCCACTGTGGTTGCTGAGCAGGATTTCGCGTCAATGGGCGTTGCCCACTCGGACACGATGTACTTTGACTCCGACGTCGAGGACAGTGCGGAACTGAGCGAATACCCGCAACTAAAGCTCAACGATTTCCCCGCGTTGTCTGAAGCGTTCCCCACCTACGTTGAAGCCCAAGGCGGGGCGTTCCCCGTGCTCAACACCGGGGCGCGCGTCAACATCATCATCGGCTCCACGCCGAACCGGCTCTTCACCTACACGCGCGCTCTCGCTGACTACTACTCGCAGCGCGGTTACAGCACGCTCGTCGCCAGTACTGTCAACAATGAAGCATTCTTGTCCCACGTGACGAGCAACCCGGACTTTTACACCGAGTTCCATCGCTCACTTCCCATCAGCACCCCATACCAGCAGACACAAACCCTGTATGTGACCAGCCCCAACGCGGGAGAAACACTCACCCCCGGTGGTCTTGATGAAATCACCGGCCTCATCCCACGTTTCGACTACACGATCATTCCCGTGTTCCTCAGTGGAGACAACGATTACGCGGCGCAGATCAAAGCGATCTCTCAAGCGTTCCCCGCGTCTATCCACTGGGTGAGCGGAACCGCGTTCCTTGACGCTTCCCCGCGAGTTAAAGCAATCGCCACGATGCTGAACAATTTCGTGTCACGTGAGCGCTTTGACGACGACCTCCAAGAAATCGTCGCGTCTAACGGCTGGCTGTATGCGGGCGAACCGAGTGAAGAACTCGCAATGAACGCTACGCGGCTTGGGCAAAAGTTCGTGTGGAACCGTGACCCAATGTTCCGTCAGCTCCGCTTCCTCGCACAAGCTACTGAGGTATCAGCATGAAAATTCTCATCTCAAACACGGCTCCCGCGAGAGGGTTCCCCTCGTGGGTGACGTATGCGAACGTTGAGGACGCGCGGCGCGCCTTGGGTTCCCTGTCATTGGACGCGCTTGTTATCCACCATAGTGACGACGCTCCCGTGACTGTTGCCCAGTTCGTGCGTGACGCGCGTAAAGAAGCCCCCGATGCGACGATCATCTACCCGTCGGATGCTCCGTCGCCGTTGGTGCGTATCGCCGTGTCCACGTGTGGGGGAATCGTCACTAACGGCTCCTACATGGACTCTGAGGACGCTCTTAACGGGTTCCTTGAGGCAGTTACCCTGTTCGGTAATGAAAGCCCCGCAGACGGCGCTATCAGCGTCCTCAACGCTGCTACAGACATCGCCCCCCACCTGTCGCGCGCAGCCCAAACCCTTATCAGCGAATACAAGAAGCTCGACGATACGCAAACCGTGGACGGGAGCGCCGCGTTAGACGCTGTTCTTGAACTCGCAGCCGGATACGCTCGATTCTCAAAAGAAAACGCTGTTCTGAGGCAGAGCGCGAAGCGCACGAAAACCGGGCGCGCAGCGGACTCTTCCGTGTCCGTAAAGGTATTCCCCCGCGTTGAGTACTCGGGCGCGAAAACCGTGTACCGCGTGAAAGTTCTCGGCTCCATGAAGTACCTCAAGTCATTCATGATGGGCTTCCAGAACTACCTAGAGTCCGTGGAACACGTGCGATGCAGGCTCGTCTTTGTCATGCCTCCCGGAATCACGTACAAGGCCCTGTACAAAAACTATGCGTGGGTTACGCCGGAAACCGAAGTCGCAGCCCCCGAACTCGCGGCTCGCGTCGTATTCACCCAGCACCCGACGAGCAACGTCATTAACGACATGCTCCTCGCATCCACCGCGTTCGACGCGGCTATCATCGTGGACTACACGACCCACGCGAACTGGCATGTCGTTGAACACGTCGGCCCACACCGCCGCAAGGTCCTGTACGCGGTAGAAAGCGAAGGAACCGCGAACCGGCTCGCGAAACTCGACAAATCCCGCACGTTCACGTCCGTGGGCGCGGCACCCAGTCTCCTCCTGTCAGTCCCCGCCCTCGTTGAATACCCGGCGAACGAGCAATTGCGCCGCGTTGCTTATGCAAAATGGACCGACATGTACAGACGCATTGATGCTGCTTCACTCCACCACCAGAAAGACTAACCATGCCAACCAAGACCCCTAAGCGCCGTAAGAAAGTCCAAGAAATCCCGTTTTGGAAGCTCTGGCAGTGGATGATTCAACGCTCGACGAACCGTAATATTTCCGGGCGTTTCCCCGCACGCAACCACTCCTTGTACACGGACGATCTTGCTCTCATGTCCGGCCCCCAAAACGTCACCGTTTTCTACACGATTGACGCATACGACCATGAGGTGCCCCTGTTCATGCGCAGCAGGCTCCGTGCGCGTCTCGGTTCCTCGCAGTACACGCTCGCGTTCTTCACGACCGCCACGCCGTTTGACGCGGACTGGACTAAAGGCAAATTGAAGAACCTCCTCACGCAGAGCGACAACCTCCTCAGCGGGAAAGTAGACATGCCAACGTCTACGAACAATCTTCCCGAGAAGGAAGCGCAAGACGTTGCCCGAAAGCTCCGCCGCGCACACAGCACGCGATTCTTCAAGGAAGAAACCGAAGCCGGGCGCAGCGTGTTCACGTTCCAGTCCTACATGGTTCTTTCTGGGCCGCGCGGGGAAGGCTTTGATCGCGCTCTTGAAGCAATCGTGAAGGAAGCCGCAGAGTGCGGGCTTCACATTAGCCGCGTGGAAGATGACATCGCCTCGTTCCTGTCGGCTTCAAGCGCATTGCGTCCCGCGTCGCGTGGCATTGGTCGTAGGACCGGGAAGATGACGCTCCCCGATGAGATCATTTCCCGTTTCTCCGGCTACGACCAAGGTATTATCGGTAGCCGTGGCATGTACATTGCGACGGATATTTCCACGCTCTACCCGATTCTGAAGCTCTTCCACGCCTCGGGCATGAGCGCTGAGAACGTTCTCGTGATCGCACAGACCGGTGGCGGTAAGTCCTACATCGTGAAAACGTGGCTGATCGGGTTCCTCAACGACCCGCGTATCCGCATCACCGTCAACGACGTTGAAGGCAGCGAATACGAGCCAATCGCCGCCCTATACGCGGCACAAAACCCGGAAGATGTCGTGATCGTCGATATGGGCGGGCATGACGGGAAGTACTTTGACCCCCTCGAAATCGCTGTTTCTGAGGACCGTATCGCAGACGACATGTCCATGTACGACGTGTCCGCACAGTACACGCTCGCATACCTGTCAGCCCTCGTCGGGCGCGGCTCAGACAGTGAATGGGCGCGTCAGATTCTCCAAAGCGCAGTGTCCACGACTTACTCTCGCGCGGGAGTATCTTCCCTTGAACCGCACACGTGGCATCGCAGTGAAGGGTTGAGCCTGTTCGACGTGTATGCGGTTATCAAGCAGCAGCACGAGATGATCGTGGGCGGTCACAGTGACGACTACCGTCTCACTGACCCGGCGTTCGCTCAAACACTCACGTTTATTCGCGCGCAGCTCGCAGAGTTCTTTGAGCCGGACGGGGCGAGCCGACACATTTTCTCCCACCGAGTGTCAATTAAAAGCGTGAAGGACGCGCGGTTCGTGTCCGTCGCTTTGGGCATGGCATCACGAACCTCAAACACGATGGACGACATCAGTGTCCAGATCGCGCACCTGTCCACGGCTGTCGTCCACCACGCTCGCTCTGTGGCGTGTAAGGCCGCTGGGAAGTTCAACGCAACCGTGTGGGAAGAATTGCAGCGATGGGCGCGTATTCCCGGCGCGAAGGAAATTATCGGCACGGCCCTCACGGGTGGCCGAAAGATGGGCGACATTAACCTCATTGTTTCTAACGAGCCGGGACAGTTCCTCGACAAGGCAAACGGCCTCGATATTCTCGGCAACATCCAGTCGTGGGCTATCGGCTACTTGGGTAGCAGTGAGGACCGTAAGGGCCTTGCTCACGCCCTGTCCAGTGGTGAGAACGGGTTCAGTCAAGACGTGATCGAACGCGAACTTGAACGTATCGCAGCAAGCTCGAACACCGCCGAAGCCTACAACGGTCTCAGCAGTGAACTTTCCAGCGCGTATAACCGCGCGTTCCTCATCTGCCTGAATCAAGCTGTCCTCACGGTCGGTAAAGTCATGCTCCCCGATTACATTGCCGAAAGTAGTCTGTTTAAGACCGGTACGAGCCGAGACCCTGAAGAAACAGTCCTCGACGGCGTACTCTCGCAAAGCGTGGACGACGGCCCGCACCTTGAGACAACGATTCTGGAAAGCGAAGTCGATAAGATTCTCGCAAGTGAACCGACACTGCCCTCCGCTTTGGGGCGCGGTAAGCACGCGGCAATGCCAAATAAGGCCGATAGTGAGCCGAGTGCTGATGATTTCTTTAATGGCATCGAGTAAAAATCTCAGACGGTCCTAGAAAGGTTAAGGGAGTGGACGAGAAACTAAAGCCAAACAATGTAGGTCAGTGGGTGAAAACCCACCGGAGCACCACGGCGGGCATTGCCGTCGCATTAGTGATCGCACTGTTGATCGGCACATACGGTCTCGTGCGGTCACGCAGCGCACAAGCGAACGTCGATAAAGTACGCGCAGAAGTCGCAGCGTCCGCATCAGCGAAAAGCAATGCTTCCGCGTCGAGCGGTCCTGAAGGCGTAGACCAAGTTCTCATGCGCCAGCAAGACAAGCTACGCGAAAAGTACGGTACCCCCAAGGATGGGTTCATTTGGGACACCGACGGCACGCCCCTGTCGTTGGGGAACAAGGACACGGCTCCTGATGAGGTCGTGTACACGTACATGCGCGCCTTGAATACACTGGATTTTTCGACCGCGCAGTTCTACTCGCGTCGCAGTAGCGTCGTGACAACTTACGCGGACTATTTTGATTCTTCTACCGCGTCAACGTCGGACTTTAAGGACCAGTACAAGCGGGAACGCTACCGTCTTGGTTTGCTGTCCTTGCAGGTGCAGAGCGTGTCTCGTAGCGCGAACTTTACGGGCGATAAAGAGTCATACACGGTGCGCGCAAAGATGATCGACATGAGCAATAAGAGTTTCTGGCTCAAGGACAAAGACAAGCTCTTTGCGCAGCTCAAGGACGCGATGAAGGGTGAGGCTGACTCCGCTAAAGGCCAGCAGATCGCTTACCAGTACGTGACGAACGCTTACCAGCAGTCCATTGACCATCTTCAGACCGGTACGACGAGTGATAGTGACGTTCCCATGCGTGAGGTGTCATTCGATATCACCGTGCAGCGCTATCCCGCGCAAGACACCGGGTGGCTGGTCTCTATCGACAAGGACCTCGACAACCTCCTGAAAGACTCTGATGGTGTTGACCCCGCGTCCTACATCATTGACCAGTACAAGGATTGGGCGCGCTGATGTTAGTCACGCTTATCACGATGTTTTTAATCCTGTCGATCTCGTGGGTGAAGTCTCTTGATATGAACGAGTCCACGAAGAATAGCTTTTACGTGGTCGCCGTGCTCATCGCTGTTGTGACCGTTCTTGCGTCTCTATTTTTGGTGAGGTGAACCGTGGCTTTTAACTCTGATGATGATGAAGCGTTGCGGCGCTACCAGCAGCGCACGCACCAGCCGACGTTTGCTCCGGGAATGGGTGACAGTAACTTGGATTGGGGTATGCCTGAGCGGACTATCAGTGGCCCTCAGCTTGCCCCCTATGCGTCTAGCAGCTTAGGGCAACCCGGCGGCATGTCTTTTGCTCATATTGGGCAAGACCAGACCGCGAGCGCACAGTCCACGGCAGAGCGCGCGGCAATGGCGGCTGGGCAAGCCTCATGGCAGTTCACGAAAGAAGCCGTGAAGGCTTCCAAGGACCATACGGCTGACACTGTTGCCGAGACCGGGCTGAGTGCGCTCAAGCTCTCGGCGGGCACGTGCGTTGCGGGCACTCTCCTCACGCTGCTCAGTATCTTTGTTCCCGTCTTGTCTTTTGGCGCGCATGTCCTCTTGGGCGGCATGTTTTCTGCCATGTGTGGCGCGCTCTTGTTCACTGGCGGGTTCTCGCTAAGCACATTGCGCGCGCGCAAAAACCGCCCCGCCCCCGAGCCGGTTGCCGAGACACCCGCTCCCTTGCCGCAGCCCGCCCCGGTTGAGCCTGCTTTCAGCAGTGAGCCGGTAGCAGAAGCCGCCCCCACGGTGGAAGCAGAGGAAGAGGACTTGGGGTGGGGTGACCTCCTGCCCGCTCAGCCCGTCTCAACGGGAATCCCCCGCGAAGCCGACGTGCCCGAGGGCATGAAAGGCATGTACACGCGCGGGTTCCTCTTCGAGAAGTTCTCGGCCATCCTCCCCCGCATTAACCCGTCGATTAGTGCGTGGACGACCTACCAGAAGGACACGTCACAGTGGGCTGTGTTCGCTGAAATGATTTACGGCGCAGCGAAGCAGATCAACACTCCTGAAGATTCAATGCCCGAACTACTGAGCGCGCAAGAAAACCAGTTCATGTATGCGTTTACCGTGTCGCGCGGTTCCCGTTTGTCTCATGACAAGCTCGCAGAAGAACTCGCGGATATCTACCGCTATGGCGAGCGAGGCGTGGAAGAACATCCGAACGCGCGCGCCGTTGGTTTCAAGTCCGGCTCGAAGGCGTTCATTCACCTGTATAAGGGTGATGGTGGAATCATGCTCTCGACCGGTGACCTGTATCAGGACAAGGGGGTGCGGGACTTTATTCTCAACCCGCAGAACAAGCTCCCTGTCGTGATCGGCGTAGACAGTATGGGCAAGCCACAGTATGGCTCCTTGTATGGGTTGAACTCGATTCTTGTTGCTGGCCCGACTCGTTCAGGTAAATCAGTGTTCGCGAAGAATCTTGTGTGCCAGATGGCAGCGTATGCGCCTCCGACGGAGATTCAGTTCGCTATTTGTGACGCGAAGGGCGAAGCATCTGACTATGCGTCGTTGAACCTGCCTCACATTCGCCGCAAGGCGTTTACGTCGAGCGATATTTTGGAGACTCTACGGTTCATTGCCAATGTTGAGGTTCCCCGCAGGTCCAAGATGTTCGCTGAGTCTGGTCAGGTGAACATTCTGGACTTTAAGAAGCTCAACCCGGATGTGGAATTACCGTTCATTTACATGCTTTTCGATGAGCTTTCCACGATCAGTGACGGCATGGGCAGCGACCTGTCTGAGTATGAAGCATTGTTCAAGAAGGTGACGAACACGTTCGCGTCGCTAGGTATCTACATCATTGTGACCCCGCAGCGCGCAGTGAACTCTCACCTCCCCGCTGATGCTATTAAGCAGATACGCGCAGCAGCAGTATTGCGAACGAACGTTGCTGAGGACGTTGTACGCGCACTGGGTATTCGCACGGCAAGCGAGTTCCCCTATGCCTTGTCGCATCCCGGCGACATGGGAGCGAAGTTCCCATTCGTTCAAGACGGTGCGCCCACGTTCATTAAAGCCGCGATGCTCGCAGCCGACCAGAGCGAGACCACGGCGATCTCTGACTACATTTCCTCCTACTGGGAAAAGCTCGGCTTTGAGCCTGCTTCCAACCAGCCGATGACCGTGCCAACGTTCTACGACATGGCAGACGACGATGAGGAAGAAGAAGATGACCTGTTGGTCGAAGAAACCACTGAGACCACGGAAGAGGCAGCGATCAGCGCCTCGGACGCAGAAAAACTGGACTCGTCTAGCATTTGGGGACTCCTGCAATGAATCTTGAACTCGACCCTACGGTGGGTAAACGCTTGAACGATCTTCAAGGCCCGTATCATCTGGGCCGCGTGATCGGCACATGGAACTATGACGAGGTGAAAGCAGCGTTTTTCGCTGAGTTCGAGGCGAAGGAACGCGCCCAAGGGTTCAGTTTCCTCTCCCACCCGCGTCGCATTACCCCCGCTGATCGCAGTAAGTACCTTAAGCCGTTGCGTCTGGCTCAAGAAGAACAGTTGTTGACTCCTGACATGCTGACAATGCTCCTTGGGGAACTGTCGGAAGATGAGCTTGTGGCGGAAGCGTCGAAGCCGCGTCCAGCTATCCAACCGCGCGCGGTAGAGCAAGTGGCACGTAAAGCCTCTACAGAGCCTCACATGCCCGCTAGGAAGCCCGTAGAACGCCCGGAGGCCCGGAAGGTCACCGAGAGCGTGTACACGGCCCCTACGACGCTCAGAGCGTTCCTAGAAGAACACCCCGGAGCAACCATCCAAGAAGCCGAACAGTTCTTCCCCCGCAGGGCCATTGAGAAAGAAATCAAACTCGGTCGCGTCCGATGGAGCAAGGGGCGACTCAACCTATGAGCGCAGCCATTGAACGAGTCAAAATCGCCCACGTCAGCCCCGACCCCAGTGACTACCTATGCGAAGCGTGCGTGTACGTCAGTGGAATCATGCTCCTCACCGGCGTGCGCCTGGTACTCACCGCAGGCGGATACTCCCTGAGAATGCCCACGGGCCGCAGTGCGGACGGGAAACAATACGAACTGTTCCACCCCACCGATAAGAAGTTCTACAACGATCTTTTACAGGCCGTGATTGAGGAATACTACGAGGCCGTGAAAGCCTAGAACTAGCGGAAAATGGGCATAAAGAAACGGGGCCATGACGACAACAGGAAAGCGTCACGGCCCCGTTTCTAGTTCAATCACATCACAATGTTCCACTAGACATAAAGACCAGTGTGAGTGGACGGGGGATGTCCACTAAACGCAAGAATAGCACACCTGGCCAAAAATGTACCTTTTAGGCACACCGTGTCATGTCTTGCATGGCTTCTTCCCATGTTTGTGTCATGCGTGGCGCGCACTCTCCCCACGGGGTGAACGTTATTCCCCCGCGAGTGAGAAGGTGGTCCCACTCAGCGGGCCAAAAAGGATTTGGGAGTCCCTTGTCTACGGCTTCCACCATTTTGCGGATAGCAGCAGCCGCACGACGTGGGACGCTTTCTCCCCTAGTGGTGTCGCACGTGAAGTACACGGACCCCCCATGAATACGGACACGGTAGAAGCCAAGCGGATTACCTGTGGGAGCATCGCAGAGCTGTTGTATGAGCATGGGCGCGAAGTCCGTCCGCCCAACCGGGGAGGGCGAGGCGTTGATGAGGCGTAGCCACAGCCATTCTGGGCTGGATTCGTCATCAGAGTGGATGAGCGTGTCACTATCGCCGGACAGTGCAGCGCACGTGTGGGAGAGGAAGTCGAGGGGAGACTTTTCCAGTTCAAGTGGTGGGACCATGCGTTCAGATTATGGACCATCCTTGTGAACATGCTGTAAGTCACATGCATGAAATATAAGACACCAAAAACCGTCCCAAACTGGACGCAACTGCCAGACAGGGTTGTTAGGCTAAAGTCACCAAACCAACCAACAACCACATAGGAGCGTACCAATGCGCAAAAAGAAAAGCCCTGCCGCGTCCAATGTGAAAGCAATGCTTGTTTTCACTCTCGTAGCAGTCATCGTGCTTGCAATCTTTTGGGCTATCGGAGTGGAGCACCACTCGCCTACCCCCACGGCAAACCCGACCAATGCGGTCAGTATCCAAGCGACCCCCGCACAGGGCGGGACACTCTCAACCCTCGACTCCCTCAAAGTCGTAGACAACCCCAAAACAAACGGGAAATACGACCGCGTAGCCGACTTTGGCCCCGCATGGAAAGACGTAGACCACAACGGGTGTGACACTCGCAATGACATTCTCGCCCGCGACCTAACCAACATCTCCTACCGGACAGACGAAGCGAAGAAAGCAAACAAGTGCGTCATCGTCTCCGGTAGCCTCGCAGACCCCTACTCGGGCACCCAAATCGTTTTCTCCAAAAAGAATGCCTCCAAGGTCCAAATCGACCACGTTGTTGCCCTAGAGAACGCATGGCGTAGTGGCGCTGACAAGCTCACCCAAGACCAGCGCGAAGCCCTCGCAAACGACCCCGAGAACCTGCTCGCAGTAAACGGCAGCGACAACCAAGCTAAAGGCTCCAAGGACGCAAGCCAATGGATGCCCCACAACGAGGCGTTCGCTTGCACGTATGCGTCTAAGCAGGTTGCCGTGAAAGCCAAGTATGGGCTGAGCGTGACGAGCGCAGAGAAGAAGGCACTGGCCGACACTCTCCAAAAATGCGGCCTAACCGACTAGCCATAGTCGCATAATTTAGGTACACTATAAGGGTGGTTGCAACGCCACCAATAAAAACCGAAAGACCAAACCAATGACCACCACGCAAACCAAAGCACAAGAACGCTACGAGCGCGAAAAAGCCCGACACATGATCGCAATTGCCCGCAAGAAAGCTCAGGCTTACAAGACCGAAGCCCACGCGGTGAGACGCGGCGGCAAGAACTAGCTCCCAACCTCCCCCACACCCATACGTTTACCTGTATCGGTTCAATCGAAAGGAAACATCATCATGGCCGATGTGAAGAAGCTCCGTCCCTCTAAGAAGTGGGACATCCTCGCACCCAAGGTTCTCATCATCGTTAGCGTCCTCGAAAAGGCGTTGAAGAACGCGCGCGCTATGGCCTCCGGCTATATCCTCGACAATCTTGACGAGCGTTTCGCTGGAACCAAGCAGAAGGGCGGCTTTAAGTTCGGCGGCGACGGAATGGGAACCTCCGGCACGATCACGTGGGTTCGCCCCGGAAGCGCATACAAGATCGACGACGCAGCAGCATTCGCCACGTGGTGCGAAGAACATGAGATTTACGATCATGGCGCAGTCATGACCGTAACGTTCCCCGCAGCATCTAAGGCATACCGTGAACTTGACTCGATCATCGAACGCGAAGGCGGGGAACTCCCCGCAGGCGTGTCTGTCAAGTCCGAAGAAGCTATGCGCGGCACGCTCCGCGTCTCTCTCACTGAGGAACAGCGCGCTCACGCACTCGACACCGCTGTCACCGTCAAGTCCCTCCTGACCACTCTCAAGATGGGCGACGACGAACTCCCCACCAAGTAAACCCACTGTGGCGGGCGTGCTCTCCCAAACCAAGGCGCGCCCGCCGCCCCAAAACTTTCACACACACCAAACCACAACAACCACTAGGACCAGAAACAATGGACTTCTCGCAGCTCACTTTCGACCAGCGTCTCGCCTACGCCCTCGCTCTCGCAGACACCAACACCGTCCTCCCCACCGCTTACCGACACAACGCGGGCGCAATCCTCTTTGCAATGGAAATGGGCGAAGCCGCCGGACTCGCTAACATCTCCGCAGTCCTTAACGGCATCCACCTCATCCCTGATTCTTCCGGCGACGTGAAGCCCACTATCAGCGTGAACATGATGACCGCAGCAGTCCTCAAACACGGGTTCACGCTCGAAGAAACCTACGACGAAGCCACACACACGGCGACCGTTACTCTCACTCGCCCCGCAGCGACAGGCACCAAGAAGCAGACCTACACGAGCGTGTGGGACGAACAGCGCGCCCGCCGCGCTCACCTGTGGGGTTCCAGCACGTTCTGGATTCAGCACACACAGGAAATGCTCACCAACCGCGCTGTCGCTGAAGTGTGCCGCCGTCACGCAGCCGACGTGCTGAACGGCCTCATCTACACTCCCGAAGAAATCTCCTCCGACCACGAGAAGAAGTTCGCGCACGCATTTGCTCCCGTGAAAGCTGAAATCGACTACCTCAAGTTGGACGACGAAACCCTCAAAAACCTCACCGGGTTCACGCTCGACGACCTGCAATCTCGCACCGCAGAAGAACTCGCAACCGAAATCCTCCCCACCCTTGTCTCTTACGAGCACGAGCGCAACGCGGCGGAAACCGTTGACATTAAGGCCGAGATTGAAGCGCTCTCCGCAGCGTTGACCGGCATGTCCCCCGGCGCTAAGCGCGCACTCATTAAGAAGTGCGTCGCGCCTTCTCGCACGTATGAGACGATGCGCCCCAGTGAAGCAACAGCATTGCTCAGGGAAATGGAAAAGCAGCGCGCTCACGCGCAAAGCGTCCCCGTAAAGCAAGACAATGCTCCCGCGCCCGTTCAGGGGTATGCGCCTCAGCCTCCGCGCAACATGCCCACTCCTGCTCCTGTCATGCAGCAGCCCGCACCCCAGCCCGCCCCAGCTCCCGAGCAGCAGCGTCCCCCGCTTTTGAGCGCATCACAGCGTGAACTCGCCCAGCTCCTCGATCAGCGCCTCGACTACGTAGAAACCGAAAACCTCTACGCCGACTTTGGGTTCGCGCACCCCGTACCCGTCCACACTCTCGACGACGACACAGTGCGCCGGATGCTCCTCAACATTCACGAGCGCTTGGGCTTTGGTGGCGTAGACATGCCCGAGGACGCTCTCGACGAGAACGAGCTTGACGGCGAAGAAGGTTTGATCTGACATGGCCTCACGTAAGTCTCACAGGTCTACCGGCCCCAGCCCTGAAACCCGCATGTTGGTGTACAACCGTGACGGGTGGCGGTGCGCACGGTGCGGGAAAGACATCACGTACATTCAGTCCTCTATCCAGCACCGTAAAGCGCGTGGCATGGGCGGCACGAAAGACGAAGAAATCAACAGTCCCGTGAACCTCATCGTCCTATGCGGAAGCGGCACCACCGGGTGTCACGGGTACGTGGAAACCCACCGGGAAGAAGCCCGAGAGCACGGGTGGGCCGTCTCCCAATGGTCTGACCCCGCTGATATTCCCGTCTCCTACCCAGACGGGCCACGCTTCCTGTTCCCGGACGGCTCCTACACGTACATCGCTCTCGCCTAAACCAAACCAAACCCAAACCAGAAAGCCCATCATCATGCGACCAATGCGCAAGTTCGTTAACGACATCATTCTCACCAACAACAAGGAATCGTGGCGGCAGCAAGGAATCTGTTCCCAAACTGACCCGGACATTTGGTTCCCCGGCGCGGGACAGACTGCACAAGCCAGACTGGCAATCGAACTGTGCTCACAGTGCCCCGTGCGTATCGAGTGCCTAGAAGCCGCACTCACCTCAGAGGACGAGGAACGCGGTATTTGGGGTGGAACCACCATGAAGGAGCGCAAGGAAATGCGTGAAACTCTTGCTCGTAGGCAAGAACTCGTCGCAAGCTAGACCGTGCAGACACAAAAAACGAGCGGGCCGAGACCAGTCGCCACAGACTGTCTCGGCCCGCTCTCTTTTACTCGCCGCCTCTTGCTTTACGACAAGGCGCTGTAGTGGCCTTATTAGCTGTTCAACGACCGGAGAATGTAGGCGAGCATTTCTTCCTCGGTTGCGGGGGCCTTGAAGTCCACGGCATCCCGTAGCAGACACCATGCGCTCTGTTTGAGAACGAATATCCCTTCACCGTTCTGGCCGGTGCGCTGCACTAGGTGCTTCCCCTCCCCAATATCGAAGTAACTCCATTCCCAGCCACGCTCACCGTAGCGAATGATCGCGATGTCATCTGCCGTGTAGACGTGCTTCGTAGCGCCCTTTTCGGGTTCGCCGTCGATAGTAAGCTCCCGCTTCAGCGCTTCCGCTGTGATCGCCACACACACCGGGTTTTCTGACTCACCGTAGCGAATCAAGATTTTCTCCTGACCGGCTTGCATCTTCTTTTGAGCAACCCTATCTCGCTCGAAAGCGTAGATGGCGCGCGCCAGTTGCTTATGCCACAAGTAACGTTGCGCCTCTCCCCCGCGCACGTCCTTACAGTTAGGGACAAGCAGGTGAACAACGCCGGTCTCAAGCGCAATATCCAACAGGCGCAGGCCCTTAATGTCTTTACGCAGGCCGGTAAGTTCCTCATCGGGAACCTCGCGGACCTTCTTGACCTTCAACACGTAAGGCCAGTGGCGCTTCACTGATCGTTCTGTGCGAATACGAGCCTTCTCGCCAGTGAACGCGGTCAGGTCTGAGACCTCGACGCGCTTCAACAGCTCAGCGAGGGGCGTGTCCGATGCGTCGTCCGCGTTACCCGCGTCGTCCGTGAATAGCGGCATGGTCTCCCACTCGCCGCCCTTGCCCCACAGGAGCGTAGAAGAACAGTAGTCAACGACGATGCACTCCTTGTAGTCGGTGCGCTCCTTCAAGTGGCTCTCGGCAATGCCCTTAACAGCTTGAGGTGTGAACAGTACTCCGGCACCAAGCACTTCGCTTTCCGCGCCCTCAATGTCAGCAGCAACGTCAATCACTTTCTTCGCGTCACCAGAAGCCTCATCCTTGTGCTTAAGCGCAGCAGCCTTCACAACATCAGGCGTGATCTCTTTTGAGGCGTTAACGCCCGACAGTCGCCACACAGCCAAGTAATCCTTAGTGGCAGTCGGGTGAACAACCATCATCAGCAGTTCCATGTTTCTCTTTTCCTTCCTCGGCTTGGAACAACACTCACGCTTAGAACGCCACCTCACGACCACACTGCCGCATAAACAGCTGTGGCGCTATCCCCTTGAGAGGACAGCGCCACATGCTCCAAACCAAAAGCACAACAACCAGAAAGGAGGGCATTACCCATGTGCCTGTTAATTAGTATAAAAACCCGCCAGCCGCGTATGCCACCACTAGCGGGTTTTCTCAGGAAACTAGAAGCCGCCTTGCATTAAGCGTCCAACTGTTTCGCGTGAGACACCGACAAGCATTCTTGCGTGGAGAGCGTGTATTGCGCTCGCGGGGGGATAATCCCGTGCGCTTCCCAACCTCGTAGAACTTCCTCAGCGTAAGCGCTAATCGTGTTCGGATCGTAGCTTCCGGCGATAGCGATAGGAGCTTTACTCGCATACCGAGTCGTGTACGGGGACTGGCGGACGATAGACAAGTACACCATCTCGCTATAGCCGTCGATATACACCTTGTACGAGTCAATAGTGTCCGACAGGGGGCGACGAGACAAAAACAAAGCGTACTGAGGCACCGGCTTCACGAAAACTTTCGGAACGCAGTACACCCACCCGCCGCCGGGGTACTCAGCGTTCGGGCCGACCGCGCGAACGTACATGTATCCCTCGGGTGGGTTCCTGAACTGTTCAGGCGAAAGCCCAATATCAACACTCAGTACGGCGACGCTACCAGCGGGGCAACGGACTTCCTCATCCCCCAAGTACTCTCGGTAGTCATTGAACTTAGGACGCAACAGCGGCCCGTCATACAGTACGGCAGGAGCACCGAGTAGTTTCTTATAGTCCGGGTGAATGGACTCATCCCACGTCTCTTTAATCTCCACACGCGGGTGACGCATATCAGGAGGCAACACCTCCGGTGTCACTTGAGGGACAATCATCGACAAGCTCTGCAAGAACCGCGCAGGACGAGTCTCCTTCCACACGCGAAACGCGCGCTTAATAACCTTGTCTTGCTCATCAAGGTCCCACTCTTGCATCTGCATATACGGTGGCATGACATTCGCGCTCGACACAGTAAAAGTCCTTCCATGATCTAACGACAATTCGCGTTACTAGATAAGAAACGTTTACTACACGCGCGCACGACAGTTAAACCACCACCACGCCACGAGCCGAACGAGGCCGGTCACAAAAGCAGCGCACGCAAAAGCAGGGGGACCACGCTACGCGCCCCGTCAACACCCGTCGCGGTCTTATCCCACGCCTTCCAGCACTCCGGCCCAGCGGGGGATGCTTCCATGAGGACACTGGTTAACGTCTCCACGCTATCGACCTCATCGGCTAAACACTCACGCAAAACATCCACGCCACTAGCAAGCAGGTGGAGACGCAATGTGCTCGAACCAGTCAATGCTTCTTCCCCGTTCTTAACGACCGTGCGACAGTAGGCAGCTAGTTCTCGACGCGGGTTTTTAGACATGGACGCACCCAAGGCAACGATGAACCGCCAGCGTAGCTCTTGCCGCGCGTCCCCCGAGCCGACGATGTAACCGTACTCAGGTGTTTCTTCTAGCTCTTCACTCATGGGTTTTGCGTCTTTCGTAGCCTATTTTGTTGATGGTTTTTGTCGTCAAAACACATCAACCGGGGGCGGGTGTTTGGTCTAACCCCCGTGTTTTCGGAGACCTACCGGGTTTGGGAAGTCGTTGCGGGGGTTTTCTGATGGTGTTTTTCATCAGTTTTCTTACATCAGTTTACATCAGTCATCAAAAAACGTC